CATCCAGCAACCAATATATCATTCTTATAGCTATTGATCTTCCGTTTGTGACCGGTTGTATCCAATACCATATCGTGTTGGAATTTACTGCCATTATGGAAGAGCTTTATCAATTTCCAAAGTCTCTCAGCTTCAGCTCGTTCTATCTTGATATTCTTGCTAGTCTCAATTATGCCATTCTTAATGCGAAGCCATACGTTAGGCTGATCATCCTCCAAATAATAATGTAGATATAATTCCAGAATCTTGCCAGACTTCCACATCTCGATCTGTTCTTCAAATTCTTTCTTGCGATCTTCTTTTTCTTTTCTTCTTTTTTCAAAAATTAAAGCCTCTTTTTTCGCCTGACTGTCTTTCCATCTATGACATCTGGCCACATACTCAGCCCACGTTCCTTCACCACAAATCTCATCTACTATCACATTGGTCGTTCCTAAAATTTCTAACGCTTGATGATTTAGCAATACCTCAAACACACGCTTTAACTCATGGACATATTCACTTTTAATCTTATCCGATTCATAAGATAACTCATGTTTAGTTCCGATCCAGGTGTTTGCACTCTTTTTAAGAAGACTCTTGGGAGTACCCATATTAAAGAACTCAATATAATCCATTAGACTTCTAAATACTCCCCAAACATCCCTATAAGACAGGCTTGTTCTAACCTTCTTGTATTTCTCGATAACCTCTTTGATAAGCTCCAATCGACTAGTGATAAAAGCCATGCTGCCATCATCAGACATATTATATCCAACAGAAAATACCTTTGAACCAGTTGGTATTGCACTACGAACACAACGTTGATGTTTACAGGTAGAAGAAGAATAATACTTATCGTTAAGCAAATACGCCTTTTCACCACACTTATTTCTTACGATTCTTCCAACCTCAAAATGATAACCATAAGAATAAATACTTCTACCTTCAAAGAAAAGATTACTACCTCTTGCGGATTCTTCCTTTTCGTTTGCCCACAAATGAGCGACCATAGAGTTGTTCATATCTATTAAGTTTTGAATGTTAACTATTGATTATACTTGCTAAAAATAACATCGACACAAGTTCCGCCAATAGCGTTTGCGTCATTATACGAATAAAAACCTTCTGTTCCCCAATCCACACCAACTGGACAACCATCTGCATGTTTTACAAAGTCATCAACTTCTTGCGCTTCCTCGTCAGATAACCCCGTCCAATCATCATTTATCAAGGCTCCAACCCAATAAACCGGGAGCCTGTATCTTATTACCTCTATATTCATAATCTCATCAATTTACAAATTATCAATACTAAAAAAACTCCAACAATCTATTACAATAAACTCTCCTACTCCATATTCCACAAGTGACTTAAGTGATTCTATCCCATTACAGTAATAGAAAACATTATCATTATCATCATCATTGATGCTTAATGATAATTTTATTGTCGTTCTTTGATCATCCCCTGTGTCTTTCCATACGATCTGACATTCTACGTATTCAGGTTCTTTCCCATTCTTTTTAACGAACTTGAAAAACATAGAATCAATATCTTTCTTGACTCTATCTACATCCGTTATCACTACCTCTTCCTTGCAATCCCCACAATTAGCATGCATAAAAGATTCATCAAGATAATCTATTATTTTCCCGGTGTTTGGATTTACGATCGCTTCACAAGCAATATTTGTTCCGCCACACCTTGTACATATCACTTTCATGCTATTTCATTTAATGGTTCAACATACACATCCCCATTCTCATAATAGAGTCGATCTTCATACTGATTATGATGAAGCTCCTCACGTATCGCATCTTCATTATCAGCCCAATACTCGTACTCCTCATGCCATGACTTGAAGAAGTTATCATAACATTGTCTCATCAGATCCTCTAAAGAAAAATCCTCCGGGTAAGTACACCAAGTATCGTAATAATCAATTATCGGTTTAAGAAGATAATAATCATAACACGACCCTGTTAATGGACAATTGTCTTCGTATCCCAATATTACCCGACTGCGTCTGCACTTGTAATTATATTTCCCATCTATATATTTGCCTATAGAATAATATTTACCTTTCGTGATATGTGGCATAATGTTGTTATTGATATACCTGAACAATAATTTACCGCATAGATTCTTAGGGAATATATCACGATTATAATCTGTAGGATGTTCATAAATAGGATCATTATATTTAAACTCATAACTAAAATCATATCTCTCGTATCCAACTTCCCAATTATAAACCCTAGTATCTGTCATATCCTCAAAGGCTTTCATCGACTTTTTATAGTCTATGCCATAAGCATCCATACATTGCTCCATTACATTCCAGCGCTCACGCTCTATGATCCTTTCTTGTGAGTCTTTTGACAGCTCATCAAACTCATACAGTTTTAATACAATCTTTTTCATAATCCCTCCTCTTTTAATATAATTAGATCCCTAACGTCAATCGAATGACATACGTACCTCCTTATGTTCACGCTTAGGGATGATCGTGGCTATTCTCACGAACCACCACAATCCAGATTCAGATATCATTCATCCTTTATCTTTACGAATGGGTTTTCTACATAAAACTCCACTACATCCTTAGATTTTATAGATGTCACTATACCGGTGGTATCCACAAATCCATCTGTTTCATCCATTGTCAAATCTTCTATTTTATCTCCCGGCAGAAAACAAAGATTATAGTCTTGATCAATATACATAATCATCTTTAACCTAACCATGTCATCAATGATGCCTTTCATTCTCTCCACAACATCTAATTGATCATTAGTAAGCATTAATTTACTTTTTGAAGATTTTACTAATCTCATGTCTCCATTCCTGTCAACTACAGTTAAGTCATTGAATTTATACACATCTTCACATGTTCTGTAATATGTTTCCTTACAATAAATTTTTCCTTTATCATCTATTTCAACATCAAAATATTCCAACTTATCCTTGACAGCTCTTCCGTTTTTGTATTTCCACACATCACCTATTGGAATGAACCCATATAATGACTCAAAAACATCATATATTGATAGTCTTGTCTTAGGAATGCTCTCGCCCTTTTTAAAACATTCTTCGGACGAATAAAATAATTTCCCATCTAATGTCTTCTCAGTCCTACATCCTCCCCATGTTCCTACATATCTAACTACTCCATATGTAAAACTGATCAAGATCTTATCAATCTCAAACCACTTTAATCTTCCTGACATATCGTCAAAAAGATATCCACTCTCTAGATAAACCGATAAACATTCTCTAATTTCCATAACAATTTATTTTTTTTTAATTAAACAACATCATTTGCCTTGATCACTATCCGTATCAATATTATGAACAAGCTCATATAGATCATAATCACTACACTCTGCTAAACATAAAGAGAAGACGTTCCTGTCGTTAATCAGGAAATAGCTATCTTCTAATATGAAGATAGATCTTCCTACCTCTAAAAACAGTCCCATAACTCATTGCCTCTTTTATTGCCAAACACTTTCTGAAAAGTATGACGATCTGCCTTATTCTCGAATTTACGCATCCGTCTAATCCACTCATATCCGTGCCTCACTAAATCCAAGCCGCCGGCTTCATCGAAGCTCCCGTTTTTATCAATCCATTTATTTACATCTATCAACATACTCCCTTATAATATTACATTAAACAACTCGTTTAACCTATCTATCTCACTTAGGTATTCATCTTCTTTATCAAATCTAATTTGCGTCCCTCCCTCCAATCCAAAGGACAGGGTAAAGGATATGACCCAGCCCGATCCGTCCACGGCCTGCCCCTTGGGAACCCAAGACATCACCGCTTTCTTGGATATCCACCATCCCCCTATCTGAACGAAATCAGGATAGTTGTCCATTAAATACACCATCTGACTAACCATCTTATTAACATCATCAAAAGGCACTATATGATACTTGTTTCTTATCCTGACCTTCAAGAAGGGGTTATCCATATTATATGCCGCAAATGCTGATATCACGGAACTAGGATATCTAACTCCTTTTATTATCACCCATTTCATATATCACCCCCTCTTTATATAACATAAATTCATTGGATAAAATTTATCCGCGCTCTCTTTCCCGTCTCCTCGAAAGTTAGCCAGCCCGCATGTCAGGATGCTCACAAGGTTATCCACCACCTCCAACTCGCTCGATTTGAACCACGCCAACTGGCTGTAAGTTTCACCTATCCATATTATACTCATTCTCCCGTCCCGACTGACCTCCTTCACCAGCCCTATATGGTTTTTAGTGTCCTTAATCACATTTAATTCGTCAATATTTGTAAGCCGAACAAAATCCATCGGCCGTATCACTTTATTCTCGTCCATGTCTTTATCCTCCTATATTCTTTTTATTCTCTCAATTTACGCTTAACCTCTTTAACATATTTAGTAGAATGTAGTCCCCTATGCAATCTTATAGCCCGATCTATATCCTTGTTCGGATTATGATGAGATTGATATATCTCGAACATTTCCCTAGCCTTGATAGGATTTGTTCTATCATCGTATCTATACCGCTTTTTCTCCCGTTTAAGACACAATATCCTATTAACCTCATCTACATACACCTTTTTCATCTGCCACCTCCCTAAAGCCCCGGAAGTGGCGTTATACGCTCGATCGTCATTCCTTGACTCCACGAAAGATAGGGCGGCCGCCAGCTTATCCCATACCCGTGCCTCGACCACTGCCGGCTTCGGGGCGAGGGGCATGCCTCCGTTCCCTTTTGGCGGTGTTAATATTATCATCGCCATCACAAGTAAGTATCTTATCATGTTTACTTGTTTTTATAAAACTCCTCCCCCAAATTTCACGTTATCCACATAATCCTCCATGCACTCATGAACAACTATATGAATATCCCCCTCCACATATGTTACCTCGGACATCAGCCTCTCATTAGTCACCCACCAAGAATAACTATCAATATGCCGTGTCTCGAATCCATGATCATGTAACAGACACATAACATTATGTTCTAAATTCTTAACCATCATCACACAATCATACACGATATATCCGTTGATACTTTCATGAAACCATCCGAATGCGCAAATGTATCTACTCATTAGCTTATACAACTTCCTCGCTACTGGATTAGGTATTACCTCATCCATATCAAAATCCATACTCTCCTCGATAAGCTTATCCACATCCCGCTCCTCAATACAAGCCCTAGGCATGCCTTTCGCCCTCACATGAAGGCGTGATCGACTATCCCGGCTTAATACCGTCCCGACATACTTCTTCCCTTTGGTATATCCCATATTATGATTACCAGTAATATGGAACATAATTTTATCACCTATGTTAATCTCTTCCATATCCAAGATATTTATGTTATTTGTTATCCTTTTTTATACAAAAAGAGGATATAATGGCATAATATTATGATATCAAGACACGAATGCGTTATCTATCATATTATCATACATATCCTCTATACAACGTCATTTATGGCATTATATCGTATATGATGCCGCAGGTCATAAATACATCTAATTAACCCTTTTTTAAGGGCTTATTGCCATTTAGGTAACTAGCTATGCCTAATATTTTCGAAATAAGGGCTTTTTTAGCCTTATACTCATCGTTTATCCCTATTATCGCATATCTGTATACCATCCCATCCTTCGACACCTCCACGCCCACGTATTTAGGCGCAACGGCATCCCTATGTAATACGATAAACGGGCTTTTGCCGTCTAGCTCATTTATCAACTGATTAAACTGTCGCCTCGTCATCTGATAGTGATATTATTTTCATGTTATAAATACGATCTCTCTTTACCCTTATCTTCTCGCATAGTTCATCGAAGCACCCATCTTCTTCTAACTTATCAACATAATATAATACACTTGATTTAGAGCTTCCTTGAAGATATATATTCCCTCTTATATTCTTTGAGAAAAAATTAGGCAAGACCATCTTTTGTATCTTATCCTTGTTATCCATGTAAGATATAACAACAACCCATAATTCTGGTTCCCGTTCTTTTATCGATAACATAAGATCGAGACCCGATTGACCATTGATACTCCTCCTGCCAGTTTCGTTATAACGAAGAATAATATAATCATCCGCTTTATCATCCTCAATCATCACGACCATAGGACTATTACCCTTCCCATTATCACATAATACTCTTGGCTCTTTCCCGTTGCGGAGATATACCTTATCGTAATCTCCGTTTTTGTATATCTCAAAATCAAATTCTATCACCATATTATTTTCTCCTATTGATGTATTGCTGCGTACGTCCTTCCTCTATTTTTTCGAAATAAAACTTATTCCCATATAACCGAGTGAAGCAGATATTATACCCGAAATGTTCTGCGCGTCTGATCTGCGCGTAACCTCTACTGATGTCATTATTATCAATCAGCGTAACAAAACAATGTGATCCTACTTCTGTATTCAAAACCAGATTTTCCCAATCTTTTACCTCCATATCAAATCTCCTTAAATAATTTTTTGTTATGATTATCGCTATTATACCATTTATCAATATTATCGTACTGCTTTGGATAAACCCCATAAGACCTACACCACCTAGGTAACGGCCCGTTCAGCACGTCTAACGCCGTCTCAAGGTCAAACGTAGCTTCCTCCTTGACACAGCATCCCGATCCACTTCCACAGCTCGGTATATAAGCTCTACTATACGCTACGCTCATCCCATATTCCCCATGACTCAGATACCCGATGTTAGGCGAATCAGGGAAGGCGTAATACAACATTATATAATCACCCTTACTCCAACTTCTATTATAAGTATCATCCTGCCACGCAAAAACCCTGCAACCGGCTTCTTTCAGTTCCGCTGCCGCTCTTTTTAAAACATTGTCCATATTATCTATATTTAATTAAGTTGTGTCAAGGCGCCGGGAACCGACCCCGGACCATATCCGCACACGTACGGGCATGGTATTCCTTCCGCCCCGCCAAGGCTTTGGTTCAACATCAACAAACTCAAAATCTTATTTTCATATCCTCGCACATCTTGAAAAAGACCTCTCTTATGATCCTCTTGTACAAGATGTATATCTCATCATCATCCTCATCGAACTCCACGCCCCATGAACGTAATAAATATCTAATGTCACAATCCGCTATATGAATCCTAAATATGGATGGAACGCTCATTATATAATCCTCAAAAGCTTTTTTAATCCCATCCCTTTTGATATGTTCTTTATACTCATCCTTGAACACGTTAAGCATAAAAGATAGATATTCCCTATCATATTTAAACTGCTTCCCATAATTATCTGTATCTATATGATCCAGTATATATATTTCTATTGCGTCTCTATCGTATCTTGACATACCTCTTCCTCCTCCTTTTGATATTTTATAACCTTTTTCTCCCCATACGCCTTCGCTAACTGGATAAGTTGACCGGTAAATACCTTGGTACGGTGTCTTACGATCTTATCCACCAGCTCCGGGCATCTGGTTCTCCATCTATAATTAACCTCGCCCTTAGCTTTCTTCTTGTAATACCTGTAGAATGTTACGGCTACTACCACTTCTCCATTCTGCTCGAAAGCAACCAAATCGTAATTGTTGTAAACTATTTCATTCATGTTGTTGTTACCCATTTTATGTATCTAATCACTTCTTTAGGCAAAGACATTATATCCTTCACCCTTCTCCCTAAGTTGTACATACCTCCCTTATGAGGATAATAGTCCCCTACATACATCCCTATTCCTTGCGGATGCGACGGGTTTTCGTTACAAGTGAACATCGGATAAAATAAGATTCCTCTTGAATCTTTATTCCTGTCACTTACGCATACAATAGTATATCTATCAGCGACCTTCTCGCCGAAATCATATACCCTTACCTTTCTTTTTACCCCATCATTGTTCTCTATGATATTATTCATGATGTTATTTATATTAATTAATTTTCTTTCCATCAGCGGTATATGTGCCATACCATTCCCTATCCATATTTACCACCTCAATATGATGTATATGATAACAACCATTAGCTATTCTATTGCAATCGGCTATCACCATAGCTATATTCCTATACCCAGAATCAATGAAAACACGAGCCAACCTACACCCGTTAAATATAGACACCTTGATATCGTCTTTCTCTTTTATAATCCTTCTCATATCATATCCTCCTATCGAGCTAATCTATCATTTTACCATAATTAGTATATGATCCACACCATCCACGGGCCTCATTCGATACCCTAATATGATCAATGGGCTTATCACCGGCCATATTATTGGCGTACGATATTACATCCGACATACTTCTGAATCCGGAATCCTTAATGGATTTTATAAGCGTCCTATCATACCCGAATACCAATATCTTCACAATATCTCTTTCCTTCACAGTCCTCCTCGCTCTCATAATATTCTAGCCATAAAATAAACAAACATAAAATCTATTCTCTCTTTGTTATCATTCATCCTATGCCCGGTGATTTCAAAAATAACCCTACGTTTTTCTATAGTTCGTATATTATCTAACTGAATAGCTATGTAAGGATATTCCATAACTTTCTCTCTGTTGATGTTATTCAAAATAGCGTTGACATCTTGCCTTCGAAAATACATATTTACCCCTATGTAGCTGGCAACCAAAAGACATTCGTCTATTATCCCATCTGTATCGAATAACAATAACATATCATCCTTCTCGATAGTATATTCCATATCAAGAATCTTGATACGTTTGCTTCCGTCCTTCTTATCAGCTATAAGAATCTCTATCATATCCTTGTCAGTCGTAAGGACATAATACGCCTCATCCTTTGTAATATTATCACGAAGGTAAGATAGCGCTTCATCTTGTAATCTTAGTAGTTCTATTTCGTCCATATTTATTTCTATTGTTGCCAAGGGAAAAAGGACGGCGCTGGCGACAAGGCCTGTCCAGCCTCCCCGCAGCCGCCCGCATTCCCCTTGGTATCATTAACCACCTCAAATAATCTCATAATCGAATTTCACATTAACACTCTCATCAATGCTCAATTCTTTCTTCATCCCAAATACAGTCTCCCTTACCGTATCAAAACCCAATAATTGATCTTCGGGATTATTCACAAGTTCTCTCCGGTTATTCTTCCTAGGTTTTCGAGATGTAAGAATGTATTCCGAACAACAGCTTCCCTCAAATGCCCTTACTCTAGAATACCATATATCGCCAGTTCCGTACTCAACACATATATTCATGTTTATGATAGTATTATTCCACGCTTTTTCCTGGAAATACTTGAATATCCTGCCAACCCATTCAGTGTCAATACTTATATGCGGGGAATCCAGATCCGACGTACCCATACCATCCGTATATAGGATAATCTCTTTCTTGCCCTTAAATATTAAGACTTTTACATTAGTTCCCCTTTCCATTGATAGCCTCTAATTCTATATTATACATGTCAATCAGTTATTAAATGATTACATACTAACTCAGCCTCTATTCTATTGGTATATAACTTATACCCCGCTAAAGTGTTACGATCGCCTTTCAACCAGACACTAACCACATGATAATCTCCGTAGTAGTTATTCCCAGCTATATACCAGTATCTCGTATAGCCACAACACGACATATATCTATCGTATATGTCGTCAAAACGATTCGCCTCCTGTTTCAATTTGTCATAATCAGGATTCAATACATCCATCGACATAAGAGCCTGATGCAATGACATCTTTTTATTTAAAAGTTCTTTTTGCAATTTTCTCATATCTTTATTTTTTAAGATCGTCCCACGAGACAGGACGGCGCATGACCAGCGAAGGTATCGCCACGCAGATCAGCCGTTCCCGTTTCCCCCTGGGCTTACCAGCATCCTACCGCATCTACTTCCATACGATCCTCCCAATTACATAAATCAGGGTTCTCTCCTTCATAAAAGTAATAGTAAGCCCATACTTCAATATCGCCCACTTTTATGCATCCATCACTGCACCATTCCACGATATCGTCATTCCTGCATACGTTTGTCGGTTCAGCACCAAGCGACAATAGTTTGTTTATTATATTGTCACCGAACCTTTCTCTCGCTTCCTCTTTCGTCATATCACTGTCAGATTTTTAATATTACACTACCGCCAAAGGGGAACAGGGACGGACGACCAGCGGGACCTACTCCACGCCATCGCCGCCTCCCGTTCTCCCTTGGCTTCCTACATTCCCACCATCACCCAAAGAAACACACACACCCATACATAAACATACCTTCATACACATAAGATTCCCTTACCATAAAGATACCCTTGTTTCCCCGGGATTCCTTATCTCACCTTGGATTCCCCTGTTTCCCTTGATTTACCTTGATTTACCTTGATTTCCCTTGTTTGGAGGTGTCCCCTCCCGCAAAACAAATCAACCCCACCAACTCCCAGCATAAAACCCGAGACCTTCCTCCCGATTGTTCCACGTGGAACGACCGTTCAGTCTAGGATATCGAGGTCTTTGCTCTTGATTGCCTTATATATCTGCTTTATGCAATGTATTGATAATAAAGCCAATAAAAGAACTATGATTAAAGGCAGGGCGTCGCCCGTAGCTATAACATACCGCCCCAACTCAAACGCCATGTACCCACAAAACAAAGTAAGTACGAAATATATAACTAATCCCATAAAATATACAATAAGTAACCACGATTTTAAAATTACACCCAAATAATATAATCAATTGAGTATCAATAACATAATATACATCAATCCCTAGAGCTTCCTCTAAAGAAAGATAAGCCCAAACATAAATAAAAAATATACAATAAGTACCGCCTATTATATACCTTTTAGGATCGATTAAAGCGCAAATCCATACATAAGGACGCAATTCACCCGTCCATACGGATATAGATATATACAAAATGATACATAATAAAGTATTTTACTTACACATTTATAATTAAGGCTTAAAATTTGCCGCCTCAACACTTTTATGTGTAAGCAAAATATATACATATGCTATCATTTTGTAAAATTAGGCACAAAAAGCCCTTCCGTCCTATATCACTACGGTACGGAAGGGCACAAACTTTAAAATCAAATAAAAACAAACGATCTATTGTCTTAACTTGTTAGCCATATAGCTAACACGTTTCCGCCTACATTTATCAGATTCCCTACTACAATCTAATTTATTAGATTTGTATAGTTCTTTGGTAAGCTCAACATAGAACTCAATTTGAGACTTTCTTGCAGCGTCTAAAGCCTTTTCCTTTTTAAGTGCTAGCTTCCTATTAAGATTATCAAACTTTCTCCTATACATAATTTATTTGTTTTAAATTGCACCAATAATAAAAGGTAAGCCGGGTGACAATACGGCCGGCCTTATCAATACAACCAGCCGGACACACCACACCCGCCCAACTCCCTTTGGTTTGTCCCTTTGCCGACAACGAAGCCGGCCAAATACGCACATACGTTACCCGTGATACGTACCGACAAGGCGCATTTTGTCCGTCAATTTAACCGCACAAAACACCCTTGTAAGGGTTGTTATTTTGCTACTACATATAACGCATAAGTATTTAAGCAACCTTAAACGTTATTGCTTTGACATATTGGCACGGTTATAACACCGTTATGCACTCCATACGTGCTACTCTAGCAACGTATAGACATACGCCCTATACATGCGTATATACACCAATATACCCCATGTTTTTACACGGCCTACTAGGTTAACCTAGCGTACTTACCGGATTAATATAAACCTAAAGATAATAGTACTACCCTGGACTAGGATAGTACCTAAACCACATTACTAAGCGGCGGCCTATCTATTGCTGGCTTTCGAGACCCTAACAACCAGCAATATGTTTATATCAAAATATCAAATATCGTACCTATTTAGTCTAAATCAGTAGCGCGACGGGAACGCATAGGTGTGCTACCATAACGCCCCTATACATAAATGATATAGGGGCTAATTATTTGTTATTTTTCATTTTTGGGGTGTGTCAAATAGTAAGTGACACACTTTGCAATGAGATTAAATGTATACCGTTTGATAGGTACGGCACACTTTATGATACGTTTGTCTGCTCCGTTAAACGTTTCGTAATATATACCAAAATCGTACTCTATAGGCTCATTATATCCAAAGCGTTTATGAGACGATCCTAGTATTGCTATATCCTCTATTTCACTCATTTTAAGCTTTTTGTTTTTATCCTGTTCGTTTTTATCATAATATTCACGCTCTACTTCCTTGTATGCGCAAAACGTATTATTTACTCGTGGGAGTATTTCTTTGCAAAGTTGTATTACTACTTCTTTGTCTTTAGCTAAAGCAACCAAAGCGGGAACGACTTCCTTTGATACTTTAATATCATTTTCTTTTAGTATGTCGTTTATTTCTTTACCAGATTTAAACAGGTTGCACCAAGCTTTTACTGCACCTGTTAATGTCCTTTCGTTTGACTTTTTAACTTCATTCTGAACTCTATTCAATTCTTTATTTATCATTAGACTTGCCCATACCCTTGGGACTTGTAATGGCCTCTGGTGCGCCTGTTTGTTAATGTTATTTTTACATAGGCAAATATACTACATGTTTTATTTTCAAACAAATATTTTGCAATAAAAATTCGACGATTATATGTAATAAATCTAATCAAATGTAAACATATATTAAAATATTGATTTATATTATTGACAATCAACAATTTAAATACAAAATAAGCATTCTTTTTTCGGCTTGCAGATCGTTTGCCGTTCCTGTTTCCCGTTCTTCGTGGATTGGGGGGGCTGGTCCAAAAACGGCAGCCCGGCCGGGCCGATTTCGGGGAGGTGGTCCGTCCCGCATATCCCCCTCCCATCATACCCCACCCCATCTCTCCAATAATGTCCCGCATATCATCCTCCCCGAGTATCCCTCATACTTCCTCACAACCATATCACCTTCCATCTCATTTAATTTGTTATATTTGTACGTAACTTAAATTATTTAATCATGTATCAATATACGTGGGGGGGGGGTATTTTAACCCTCAGATAAGGAGGGGGTATGTTTAGGCGCAGGACTTTTTCTTCCGGTAATATCCACTACCGTATCAATATAGACAAGAGCATGTGTCCTAATCCTGTAGATATATATTGATGGGAAGCCATATCAATCTGGATTTAACGGAGCTTATCTTGATATATATAACGGAGATAACAGATCCTGAGGAGATCATCAATTTCACTTACATGTCTGAATTTTATAATCAGATTACAAGTAACAATCGTATAACTTGGCAAGGTGATCTTATAACAAATGGTTATTGTATAACAGCCAATGCCTGTGAGGGATACCAATCTATTGCCGTTGGAACTGGCATTTACAATAACACCTATAGAGTAGATATAGTAATTGTAGCACCTAATGATAGCTTGTGATGAGGATGTAGTACCAAAGGGAGGGAAGCCTCCCTTCATCCCTCCGGGCCTACCCATCGGGTCTTCCGCCGGCTACTTCCCTTGGTATATATCTTTATTATGGGATAATTAGATAGGTAGTGGCACGACCACTACCATTAATATTATAGATCTCGTATCAGTCTAATTCTTTTAGGATTTCTTTTATCAGATACGCCTACTTGACCGAAACCTGAAACCGCCCAATAATTTCTATCATTACATTCAGAGCTTGTCATATACGCCTCAGTTGAGGCTTGGAATACCTTGCCTCCAATAAGATACAATATATCATTTATATCAACCATCCTCATATATATCAATGACATTTGTGGACAAGAGGGGATATACCAGTCATCGAATCCAAGGGCATCGCTACTATTTATGAATCCATTAAGAAGATTGCCTGAGATAGCATAAGATCCTTGTTCTGTGGCTCCAATCTTTTTTAATACCTCTGAATTAGATTTACCATTCCAATCAGACATCACTCCGGTCCATTGAGATATGTCATTTGGTATATGTGGCTGACCATTATATACCCCGGAATTACTCATAAGATACGCGCTAGTAAGGCCTTGGTAATCGTAATCAATAGTATCATAATTAGGGATCTCGTATTGATCTACCAAATATTCTCCCCAGACAAAGTTGTCACTGGCCGACATACCTTCTGTTGCCTGTTTATAACTAGGATTTTTACTCTCGTTTTTTTCGATCATAATCCTATGGCCTTTATGTATCAAAGCAGCTCCAATACATTCGGCATCTACCTTATTGGATGGAAGTAACTTTAGATTTTTAGCAACTCCATATACTCCATCGCCGGCGTTAGACGGATGTATTCCTGATGAATGAAATCTTCTTCTAAGCATACTGATAAATTTTTATGGAGGATGAAAAATACCCCCCCCCATTGAGTTAATTTTATTTAATATCATATTATTATGTATTTTGCACATACAAATATATAATTTATTCTCAGATCATGTCACTGAATCCAAGAGAACGAGCTGGCCTCCATCCTCCCGGGCCTCTCCCGTCCTCCCACCGCCTCCCATTCTTTTTGGCTTCCTTCTGGTTTTATCCTCAAATTTTCATATCTTTGGGACAAAAAGATAATCATGTTTAGAGACATACTTCATAAGCTTAAGATCTTCTTCTGCGACGATGATGTTGAGAAGATATATGTAAGGGACAGTACGGTCATCCGCAACAACGAGATCCATAGGATGTATAATGAGATACTTAATGAGCTAGGTGATTTAGCCACTGTCGTATCAAGGAACTACGTATATGGTAAGATAAAGGACAGGACGGGATTAAGTATCCGTCATATCAGCAGGATAATAAACCATACTAAAGTGGAGGAGATATGATCAAGGACGTAATGGAGAGGGATATGATAAATGAGATATCCACGTTGTTCGTAATGATATTCACGTCAGGGATGATGTTTGTCATGCCGATATTAGATATAGGGTATAATGATATCATTATCATAATAGGATTCGGGATAATACTATCTTTTATATTAACCATAATCCCGATCTTGCTTTCTTACGATATAAGGGATGAGATCATTGAGTTGATTGAGGATATGGATAGCCAGATCGTGGTAGACACTTCGGTGTATAAAACGAACCTACCCTAGGTAATTACTAGGGTAGGTGATGTGCTATTTTCTTTTAACATATTTATCTATAAGATCTATAGATAATTTAGTTCCAAGCTCCTCCTCCAACAAATTAAGGTAGTTCCGATGCAGGCATCCGCCCCGCTCCACCTCCCTAAAGCCGGCCCCTTCCCGGATCCTGACCAGCCCTTTCCTTGGATCCATGTCGATCAGATCCCGAAGCTCGTTCATGTTCTTAAACCGGTTCTCTATCACCTTAAATACATCGATCTTAGGTTTCTTATCCTTGATCTTTATCTTAACCCTTCCGCTCATGATCACCTCCCCGTGCTTCCGAATCCACCATCGCCTCTATCGGTATATCCGAGGTCATCCAACGACTTCACCTGATCCCATACGATACGTTCCCTCCTACGGATAAGCAATTGAGCTACCTTGTCCCCAACCGAATAAGAAGGATCATCATAACAATCCACACGTCTACATACTACCATAATCTCGCCTCTATATCCTTCGTCAACGGTTCCCGGGGCGTTTTGGATAACAGACTTTGTTTTGGTGATGCTACTACGAGGGCGTATTTCCATCTCATAATCCTCCGGCAATGCTACATGTACACCGGTATGATATATGGTCCTGCCTCCGTCAAGTTCTACATCCTTGACGAACAGATCCATGCAAGCGTCCTCCTTATGGGCGTACTTAGGCAATATCGCTCCTTCTTCCAGCCATATCTTGACCTTACAAGTATCTATATCTTCAAGTAATGATTCTACCTCATTATAACTCATTGGTTGTTCTGACGCCAATGAAATGGCTCTTGCCAATACATTTTTAATCTTACTCATCGTATCTTGTTTTTAAATTCCTTTCCTTTCGGACATTGTAATTTACATTCCTCGCCACAAGCGGAACAGTTGGGTCTCATTCCGGGCACCCCTCTTCCCCCGTACGGCCAGTAGGCGTAATCGCAGACGCTCCAGAACGCCTCCATCGCCTTGATCTTGGCATCGACGGTTATCTTCTCCTTCACCTTTTTCATGCTCTTCCTGAACTCATCTTTCATATCCTTCCCTTCTATCTGTCTGGCTTTACGTCTCTCGTTCCACCAATTGTAGTAGAATTTGTCTGCCATCTTATAAGCTTCGGGGTCAAATTTATCACGATGCAGGATAGGGGCGTCCTTGATCTTTCTCAAATTCCTGCCACAAACATAAGCAAGCCCGGCGTACGGAGGTATGTCCTTAGGATCAACCAACCCATCCGGAACGCAGTAGTAGAAGTAATTGGGGCGGCCGTACCTGACCCAGTCCCCGGTCTCGTATAGGGCTTGCTTCCGGGCCTCGAACCAGCCTTGCATTACTTGGTGCTTGCCCTCCTTCTCGAAATCCTTGTTATAGTCAGCCAACGAGATCTTCACCTCAACCTCATAAGCGTACATGGATCTGGTTATAGCCAGATAATCAGACTCCCAGTTATAGACATACAAGTTGTTTATAATCCATCTAGGAGATACCAAGAACTGTCTGTTAAGGATATCCAATATCCCTCTCTCAGTATATTCAGCACCTTTATTTGATTGCCGTGTTCCCATCTCCTTTCAGAGGATTATTCCTTAACCCAACCGCCATTATAGCGTTCGATACCAATCTCCGTAATCCACCCATATCCTTATCATGGAACGAGAAAGTAGTTAAATTATGTGATTCAGTAATCTTATCATAAGACTTTATCATCAACACAGCCATATACTCACCCATCATCTTTCCGTTCATGATATCAAGATCGATTATGCCGTGATCTATTAGATCAACCACATCCCATCCTGATGGTAGATACGTTTTTATCTGATTAATGTCCATAGCAAATAGTATTTATAAAAAGGAGGGTCGTGCTACCCTCCTATAGATTACACACGAAAAATAGAACTGAAAGCGATCCTAAGCACGTAGGATTTTATTGATTCCCGTAGGCTGTCTACCGGTTATCGTTAATTACCGACCTACGGGAATATGTTTAAGAAAACACCCTGTACCCCAATCCGGAATCGAACCGAAATTTCATCGTTAGGACCGACGTGTTCTATCCATTGAACTATTAGGGCATATGTCCTTATTCTCACGAACCAGGACATCAAACGTCTAAACTTTAAAAAAACCTAATGACAAAACTCTATGCTAGTTTTTCCCCAAAAAATAGCGTGGACCCGACCGGGCTTGAACCGACAACCTTCTGGTTATGAGCCAGTTGCTCTTACCAATTGAGCTACGGGTCCTAAATACACCACATCGTCTTTCACAAGAGGATGTGGAAAGGAATTTCTCGAAGTTTATATAGTAATATCATGAAACTATTGTCCAACATTCTAGCATATAGCACCAATCCTCAAACGGGAACGTCTCTATACCAGACCTACCCCATCCCGTCCCCCAACTGTTCTGTAGGACGAAGCCGGCCTTGTCCCAGCCGGTGAGGATAACGGCATGACCTCCCAAGTTCTGTCCTTGACCTTGCCAGAATCGATTACCATAATTATAGCAATACAGACCTATAACCAGAGGACCATTCAGCATCAACGCCACCTTAGCTGATACCGGATCTATGATCCTAGCGTAACTGTTTATTTTCTCCCCATCTACGCCTACGTTTTTGATAGACTTGATAGCGTCACGAAGAACCATACCGTCCTGATCCTTATCCTCTCTCAGATCATATATATCGTAAGGAGAGATCTTAGCCGGTCTTTTAATAGCCCTTATACTCTTTCTCCAATTAAGTATCTCAGCCAAGCTTATTGCTGCGCAAATAGGGGAAGAACCTTGATCCACTACGCTATCGACATTATTGATCTTATACTCATCAGGAACAGCCTCGTGCTGCATGTTCATGATAGCGTCCCTGTCATCCACTGGTGATGGTATGTAACCTAGTCCGTATTCCATTACTTATCCTTTTTATGATAATCTATTATCTTGATATTAAACGTATCGGATCTTTGCCTTACCTGTATAGACCCCCTAGCCTTTCCCTTGGCGTCGTACAGGGCGGTAAAGCCAAAGTTATCGACCCGGCCGTCGTCCAGCGTAAACCGCCACTCCTTCCATTGGCCCATCACGGTCCCGGAAGACACTATGGAATCCACCACATAAGATATATCAGTAGTATCATATTCCGTATAGTAGGTTCTTGACGTACCGCATCCGACAACCGCTAAGGTAAGGATAGTTATCAATAATAACAAGATCTTATTCATCCTTTTTAGATTTTTTACGTTTCTTAGATTTCTTCTTATCCTCCACCTTATTCTCGACATTTACATCATTACCGGCATCGGCATCAGTAACCTCAGGAGCGTTATTTTCAGGTATATCAATATGACCGGAATTAGGATCCATCTTATCCTCATCAACAACAACCTCATCAGGTACATCGCTATCTAAAAGCTCTGCCTCAAGATATTTGATACGATCTGACATAGCCTTATTCTGATCCTCAAGTTCCTTATATCTTCTTCTAGCCTCATCGAGTAATTTAGATGATAACTTATGTTTCTTCTCGATATCCATATAAGCCCGTTTAAGAGTTTCTTTCTCTTTTACCGACTCATTATATAGCTCTCTTGATTTACTAAGCTCATTCCCCATCTTAACTATATGAGAATCCTTGGAATCTATATCCATATCAAGAGAATCGACAAGCGTATCAAGATACTTTATTTTCTCTTCCAATTCAGTTATCTTATTACGGGCATCCTCATAATCCCTTTTTAATCTGCTTGAATAGCTAATAGCTTCATCAAGATCCTGTTTTAGAGTATCTATATAACTACTCTTTACTATCTTCAATCCGAACATCTTCATTACTTTTATAAGTTCTAAAAATATCGGCTTTTATCTTGCCGACTATAATTAACTCAGCTATATGTTTGTCTTTCTCGACTATAGCTATATCCTTACGGACATTAGTGACCCTGATCATGATATTCCCGTTATTAGACGACACGAATGGTGATCCTACCAAAGTAAGTCCCGTATCGCCGATAAACGACGGCAGCATCATCAACACCCCTATGGTATTTTCCGGGAACGATGCCCATACCCCTGTGTCTATATCAAGGACATCACCCTGTCCTAATGGGAAGGCATTACCCTGTTTAATAGGAATATCCTTACCCAACGAGTTCCATGCTTTCGAGAATCTTACGGAGTTAAGGAAGATCTTTCCCTCTTTCTCCACCATCCCTACCATAGGTTCGCAATTCAGTCTAACCTCGTTTTGTTTATCATCCTGCTTCTCATCAAACTCGTCAAGGTCTCTAGCTGATGTAAACGACTTACTCTCCAGAAGTTTTTTAATATCCTCAATACTGGTCATTATAATTTGATTATTAAATAAACGATCTTCAATCCTAACTTCAAATCAGATGTCTTTTCGAACATCTCCCTAAGAGGTAAGATAGTAGCGTCAAGATCTGACGCTACCCATTCTCCATCCTTATAATACATATCCTTTTCCTCGGAATACGCTACACAAGGTCGATGCCCTAAGTTCTTCATAACCGTATCTACCTTATTTTGGGTAGGCATCGAGACACGGTTCACTTTAGTAGATATATTAAAATTACTTTCCATCAACTTTCTGATTTTTAATTAGTTAATTAAAATGGAAGATCATCGTCATCTCCAAAAGGAGGATATTGAGGAGGTTGCTGGTATGATGGAGGAGGTGTCTGCTGCTGGGCCTGCGCCTGATATGACGGTGGGGGCGTTTGCGTTGTAGCCTCACCATCATTGTTTTGGATTGCCGACTGAGCAGGTTTCACACCATCTGTTTTAATGCTTTGAATATACTTATTAAGTACCTGATAGGCGAAAGCGTCTTGGGCGGTATAATCAAACTTCTTGTTACCCATAATATCCGTGCTCTCAACCCTGTCAGGCCATCCATTCTGTCCATTCTTATAATATTGCTGGATAAGCTCATCTTTTCCGTCTGGAGTCTCCCTAGCGTATGAGATAAAGAAATTTCCAGGAGCGTATTGCTCTCCTTTTTTAGTATGCGCAGGATTGATAACAATCTTCCGTTTCAGGTCGATATTAGGCAAGTATCTTACAAGAGACTTAACATAGCTGTTAATCCCGCCTCTTGAGGTCATCAACGGAACTTTTATAACATAATTACCTTCCTCATCGCTTATCTTTATAAATAAGAAATTTGTCTTAGCGCCATTCATCTCCTGCTCTAATACAAAAATATCGGAAAGATACCCTTCTATACCGTTCCAGAAAACCCTCCAGTAGGATACGGCTCCTGTCTTATCATTCATATGTTCCTCGAAACCTTCCTTAGGATCTCTTGACGATTGATATAATACACCACCTCCACTTATATTAAAGTATTGTGTATTAGATGATAACTGATTTTCACGAACTCCCATATTATATATATTTAAACGTTAAACAATAATTGATGATGACAAGAAATACTCGTTCTTATTATCCTCCCCATAAACCTTATTGAAATGAGATTTATGATCATGCTCGATAACTATCCTATTACACGATATGCTTTTTATGATACCCAGATATCTTCCACATAACACGTTGCATACAATATCTTCACCATAATGAGACAAAGGGGTAAGTCTTTCCTTACATGATTTACCTGAAGACGGGTTCTCTGACATAATACCGCATCCTTTATCGGTAAATATCAACTTGCAATGATCGAATTCATTTACCTTAAGATTGTTTTGGAGGGCTTGGACGAGTAGATCCTTATCAAAGACATAGGTACTTGTTTTGACAAAATGCTCGTCCACGAACCTCCAATTTGGATAATTACCCTCAAAATGGGTCTCATACATATCCATATCAGGCGTAGAGAAATAAGTCTTAGTATCGTCCACTTTTATAGACAACATATCCGATGACTTATTGATATGCTTATCAAGCAATATCGCAGATTCGTTCGATACCGGGATAAACATCTTCTCTACCTTATCCTGATTAGGGACAAAATACCTGTAAATAGTATTTCTATCCGTACTTACTATATTGATATTAATATCATCAATATCAATTACCACATTCTCGATGCATGGATAAAAGTCATCTACCTCCGTATAATCGCTGGCTTTGTTAAGAACCGAAACATAATCGCTCATCTTAACCTTAATTCCTCCATCAAGTATCTTATGTACCTGCGGGAATGTATTGATATCAAAAGCCGGACAACTATACTCACCAGAAGCATAGCAGATCGTTATCTGATCTTTTTTATCTGAAAGCAGTATCGTAATCTCGCAATTCTTCTGTTTTTTCATGAACTTAATAAAAGAGCTTGCCTCTACCAAGAAAGAGAAGTTAGAGTCAGCCTCGACCTCCAATCGCTCTATAACACATACCTTGGCATTTACGGAAGTGATATAAGCCAGATTATTGACAACATCTATCTTAAGATCCTTATAAAGGGAGTTGGAACCGGCGTTCTTAACCACCGTCTCCAGTTTACCCAACTTCTCATTTAATGACTTCGACAAGCATCTTATAAGCATAACGAACAACTTTTTATTACATCGCAAATGTAATCATAATTATATTAATACAAATACAATAAATACTTAATAGTATTAAAATAGTTTAAACTTACGTCTAATATACTCGGCTATAAGCGTGGCATCACACATTCCGTCTTGTATCTTAGTAGGTTGCACTCCTTTCCCTGACCATGGTTTCACGAAAGAGACCAAAGGGAAAAGGCGCATGGCGCATCGGATGGAGGTAGCCTTCGTGTCTAACTTCGCCGCCGTATACACCCGATCGGATGTCGTATGAAGCTCCTTCTGCCAGGTCTTTGGTTGCACCTCCTCGAACATGAACCTAACATCCGGGTGAGATCCGTATCGCTCCATCATCTCCACCATCATAGCGAATAGGGCGTTCGGTTCCCGGCGTCTCCCGCCAAAGGTGAAGTTGCTGGCGGCCGAGCTGTTGTGGATGCTATGGACGTCCTCGACGGCGATCGCCAGCGTCCCGCCTCCCTTTTCTTGGATCTTGTCAGCGGCATCGAGGAAGAAGCTTGATATAGCCCTAAGATCTATATCCCCCTTAACCGATATCCTTGGAGTCATAATTACCTTAACCTCGCCATTTTCTGGGATCATGGACAATCCTCCGGTGTCTATACCCGGATCTATACCTATTGATATATTCATAACTTCAACGTATATAATGAATGGAAATCCTCCGGTCTAAACACCTGTATTGAGTTATCCGGATACATACCTATATAATAACCGTAAAAAGCCCGTAGAATGCCATTTTCTAGCCTTATATCCAATGCCTTTACCTTATTCCCTTCAACCATAACATCAACCTCATCAGTCTTGTTAGATATCTTATCGAACCATTCAGGTATAGGATCAATACCGTACCTGAATGCGTTTACCGTTGATTTTATCGAGATATATGTTCCCATATTAGATAAGATTACAATCGTCTCGTTTAACAACCTTAAAATCGCCATTTCTAAGTAATATCGCTACATCAGATCTCGTATACGTAAGAGGTGTATACGACACCAAATGATAAGAAGCCTGCCCTGTCGCTGGCCGAACTGGTCTTAATACGGCTATGGCTATATCGCCGCCAAGTTCCGTACCACCGGTAACACCCTGTAGGCACATGTATATGAATCCCTCATACTCATATTTCTTCCCGATAAATTCACTCATGGGAATACCTACGAACAGATAGTTCTTTACATCCCCCTTCTTAACCTCGACAGCGTTCTCTACGCTGGATGGTATTACGTCTACAAATTTTACTCCTATTGCCATGATTACAAATTCAATTTAGTTCTTAACTCTTGACACAATTCTTGATTATCTCTCATGATACTTAACGTATTATCCACCCCATTTTCTACCCGGACATCCCCGTACCAGTACCATGATCCCTTACGGGTAAAGATACCGGTTTCCTCACATAACTTCAAAAGTTCAAGCTCCTTGTCAAATCCTACACCATAATACAAAGCTGTCTCTGCTATCTGGAAAGGTATAGCTGTCTTGTTCTTCAATACCTTTATCCTGACCTCATGACCGATAGAAGAGCCATCTTCTCCTACAATGACCTTTTTCCTTGACATCTCCATACGGATAGAGGCATAGAATTTAAGGGCGTTACCACCGGTTGTTACCTTCGGATCGCCGTATATTACACCGATCTTCTCCCTGTACTGGTTGATGAATACCAGAACACAATCGCTTTTGTTTACGATCCCGGTAAGAACTCTCATGGCTTTTGACATCAACCGGGCTTGTAATCCCATGTTGCTATCTTCCATATCACCCTCGATCTCCTTCTTCGGGACCAAGTTCGCCACGGAATCCACGACAATAAAGCCTACCTTGCCGGACTCCACCAGCTTGGCTGTGATGTCAATAGCCAATTCCCCGTAGCTTGGCTGGGAAATAAGGAACCGGTTAACGTCCAATCCCATCTTCTTGGCGTATTCGATATCAAAAGCATTCTCCACGTCTATTATAGCTACCAGCTTATCGGGGTGCTTTTTCTGGAACTCGATCATACTTAATGTACACATCATGGTCTTGCCACAAGATTCCATGCCGACCAACTCATGGATCCGGCCTACCGCCCATCCGCCGCCGAGAGCCTTGTCCACCACCAGCGAACCGGTGCTTTCCCTTGGTATGGATATTATAGGCTTATCATCGCCGAAGTTCATTATCGAGCCTTCTCCAAGCTCTTTATTTAAAGATGATACTAATTCATCTACGTCTGAAAAAAGTTCTTTCTTAGCCATTATAATCCGTATTGTTCGAAGTCAAATAAATCCTGTTGCTTTTTTATCATATCCTTACCGATATCAGATATCTTCTCCGGCAGGAACACCCCATCGTTATCATCCACCTTCTCCATGAAATTTGATACATTCTCACTTAACAATATCGCGTTATCATTAGGTACTGATTTTAGATAAAGACCATCAATTGATCTACACCTTGAAAGAGCGGTATATATCTGACCGATCTCAAAAGCCCTACTCATATCAACGAATATATTGTCTAATGTCATCCCCTGAACTTTATGAGAAGTGATAGCGTATCCTAATCTTAACGGATATTGAATGATATAACCACAAGACGTTCCTTCTAAAGATCCATCTACTTGCCTATATTTCATTTTATCCCATTTTTCTTTAGTTATATAAACCTCACTTCCATCGGAAAGCTGAACCGATATAGCGTCATCACATGGGTCTATATCTGTTACTACACCCATAGAACCATTCACATATCCATTACCGTTCCTCGTTATTATAACCTTAGCTCCTACTTTTATTATAAGTTCATCCTCACATGGAGCCGCAGGTTTTTCACCGAATATCTTAGCCTCGAATTTAAATACCTTATTATCTATCTTATCAAGATTAGATTTGTTTATCTCATAAGCCTCCTTATTGGTTGAGCATATTACTATAGTATCATTCATATTCTCAGGGTATATCACCCTTGATTTTAGGATAGATCTAGATTCCTCGGTAATAACCCCACATCTTATATCCTCCAATACAGACAAAAGTTGTGGGTCTTTTTGACGGAATACCTTATCGAAGGTAATTACCGAGAATCCTGAGGCTCTTAATGCCTTTGACGAGAAAAAGAATCGGCTTTCATAATACTTATCAATAAAATCATCAACGGTCACTACAGGAGGTAATTGTGACAGATCGCCGAACATAATCAGCCTAACTCCACCAAAAGGTTCCCTGCTTCGTTTGCATTGTCTAAGTATATCGGCAACCTCATCAAGCAAATCGGGTCTTACCATACTAATCTCATCGATAACGATAGTATCAAGATTCTTGACCTTGTTTTTCATGAACGGACTTACATCAACCTTATTTGATAACATATTCCTCTCTACTGAGGGGATGTAAGGATCGTTTTTTATAGCGAAGAAAGAGTGAATGGTTTGTCCTCCGGCGTTCAGTGCCGCAACACCAGTGGGGGCTACTATAACACATTTACCCAAGAACTTTACGATACGTCTCATGAACGTACTTTTACCACTACCAGCCCTACCGGTAATAAATAGATTCTCCCTAGTGGTGAAAATCTTTTTCAAGGCACGACCTTGCTCCACGTTTTTATCCACCGTCATAATATGACGAAGGAGGTCGTTTTCATTTTTAAAATCTTCTTTTACCATATCTTTTTAGGTTTATGGTACAAAGATACGAATAGTTATAATTAACTATTAAAAATAAATGTGAATAATATATAAATATTAAATTTTATATCTGATACTCAAATCATCCAGCTTTACTCATCTCGGACCCTTTTACCCCTAAAAAGACGTCTTTTATAAAATCTTCGGCGATGATTATATGCATTATCTTTCCTCTGTATGATAGTCTTAGGTGTCCGATAGTTACGTTCTTCCTATCTTTGGCATTCGCTATTCCATTGTTTTTTTTTACCTCGTCATACAAATCGGATATACTCTTCTTACACATGCCTAAGAACATGCTTATGTATCTGTATATAGTTGACTGAGATATCTCATGCATGCCTATTCCCGCAAGCTTCTTATTCAACTCATTAAGAAGGTATGCTACATTGAACTTAATTGTCTTTCTTTTAGTTACTTTGTATATATGATGTACGTTTCTGGTTCTGGCCCTGAATATTATCTTGGAAAGGATTCTTACCCGATCAAATTTCCGGCTTTTGTTAGCCATATTCCGTCTTTCGTTTGAGCTTAAATTCTTATCCAGACATTTGTATACGGATCTTTTCTTACCTACGAATATTTCTTTCGTATCCTCATTCTTCTTAGCCTTATACGAGTAGATCATGATATCAGATAAAGCTATTCTTATCTCGCCCTCTGCGTAAGCCTTAAGCGTCTTTAGCTGATAGTCTATATCCTCATGGCAGTTCTCTATAACATGTCTGTAGCAGAAATAAGCTATGCCATCGGATAGGATATCTATAAAATCATCGGTATTGATCTCGATACGGTCACGGTAACCATCTCTCATCCTATTTCTTAAAAATACATGCTTCTGTACATTTATGATAGAAAGATAAGCCGTTACCTGCTTACACTTCTTTTCTATAACCATACCGGAACCTCTTATATTATCTTTCTTGTTCGAGTATTTTACGGCCGTAACCTTCTTCCCGTCCTTATTAGTTACAGGTTTGTAATCTACTGGACAGACAAGTGATCCTGCCGGAAGCCTTAGGCATCCAAGCTCATCTTTTTTTGCTTGTATATCTTTTGGGATATATGCTTCGGTAAGAATCTTATCGAAATTTGATTTCATTTTCTGTAAAAGTGCTACCTTTGTCTCCATGATATTTTTTATTTGCTGCGAATATACAAGTTTCATCAATACGAAACAAGTTATTCGGATGGATGGGTAGCCTGTGAAGGTCGCCCATTTGTTGTTTAAGGAGGGTAGGTAATGTTCGTAAAACGCTGTGCGCGTGAACGATCGTTTTTTCTCAACCTACTTGTTACGCGCGCGTTAATAGGTATATTTATTAAATATAATTAACTCTATAAACATATACTACTTTCTAATATCTCTATCCGTACACAGAACCTCTCCTGACGTCGAGTTCCTGTGTACTCCACTTAAAGTCTCTATTTAATAAAACATTGCTTTTTACCGCCAAGGTATGGTGCCGTCAGGCAGGATACCGCAGGCTAAACATGGTAGAAGCCGTATCCTATACCGGAAGCCGGTACCCCGGTAGGGAGATCGGGTGGAGCATAAGCCAAAGAAGAAAAAGCGAGGTCTTGTACGATCGCTTGCGCTCCGGCCGTCCGTATCTTCTACGGCAGGCTCCATCGCCCAGGGCTTCCCATTTCCCCTTGGCTTTATATCCCATAACATAGCAAGAAGGAATCCAAAGAGAAAAGGGGTGGCATGTCCCTTGAGGCAGGATAGGGCTGTCCACCGCCGCTCGGAGGCATGTATGGTCTGTGCTCCACTGGCCTCATTGCCGTGGCTTACGGTGGACTTATCTGGCTTTCCTCCGCCACTTCCACCGCCTTTTCCTATTTGGATGTTCTTAAATACATGTTAATCAGCATATATTATGTTGATTATGGCATAATTTCTTGACAACGATATTTTTTTTAAGTAGTTTTGCTGAAAACTAATTTTATATGTCGGAACAGAGGAAAGCTTTCGTATTTGCGTTGCCTTACGACACTAGGCTGGATATGATCCAGCAGTTCTTAAGGATATACAATGGCTATCTGGATTCCAAGGGTAGGAGCTTGATTACTGAAAGGACGATAAACTTACTTTCTTTCTACATCAACTACGGATACTCGGATGATACCAGGGCTAAGTACATGGATTGTCATGGACAGAAGGAATCTTACGTCGCTGTCCTGAACAACGAGCTTAAACGTGGGGGTTTTCTGGTGGACAAGAAGAACGGGAACTTCCGTACCCGTGAGCTGTCTATTGAGATGAGAAGCTTACGTAACTATTTTATTCTTGACGGGGAGGGTGATGATACCCGTGTAATGGGATTCGTGTTCAAGAGAAATAAGTTAAACATTGATGGGTAGAAGTCTTATTTCTTTTGACAGGGATATTGTCGATGAGGTGGTGAGAAGATCTGATGGGAAGTTTACCAAACAACAGGTAGAGTGGTGCATGAAAGCATCCGTATCTTATATCCATCATCTCTCCAGATATACCGATAATATATCTATCAGGATCCCGTTTATCGGATACGTTATATGCAATCTTCGCGAGATGCGGGTAAGACGTGATAAGATACGTCGGATATTTGTCAAGGAAGGTAATCGTTATCCGGATGAAAGGATGCCTATTGAGCTTGATTGTCTGGATAAGAAGATTAAGGCGATAGAGGATATGGAGGGGTTGAAGAACGGAGATCCTCTTATACGTGATAACCATGAGGCCATGTATCAATGTCGGTATGGAATGACATGGGAACAATTACAGGATTTTCAACAAAAACAATTTAAGAAATAATATGCAAACAATCGGTAAAGCCCAAGTGATAGCCCAAGCTTGGGAAGACAGTTTATTGGGTAGGATTCCTAAGGATGAGAAGGATTATCCGGAGTGGTACAAGAATCGTCTTGATTTATGCAAGAAATGTCCTAAGAACTCTTCTAATATAGCTTTCTTTAAGTTACCAGCTAAGGTATTGCTGCAAAGATTGATGGGAAGACAGGCATGTTCGTTGTGTGGTTGTTTTATCAAGGAAAAGGCTTGGATGAAGACCGAGGTATGCCCGTTGAAGTTCGTGGAAGGAGAGAAAGCCAAATGGAATGCTATGGAGGTCATAACCGCCGATCATAACGATTTTAATATTGAGTGCCCTAACGATTCCTTTGATATAGGACTTACGGATGAAGAGAGCGAGTTTTATCTAAATATTTTTGATCAGAAAATAGGTGATAAGATAGAAATCGTGTTATTTATCACCCATAAAGATGGTTTCCATGTCAAGGAGCATCATCTTGGATGTGGATGTATGGGAGACGTTTCATATAACAAACATCCTGACAATGAGAATAGAACTATATTTAGGATGACATTGGATACCTCAAAATATACGGAAGGTCATTTTGAGAAACATCTATCTCTTATGGGTTATACGAAGGACGATCCTGAACGTAATTTCAAACATTTCCCGCTACGTATTATAGGGGAAGCTTATAAGTAGATAGTATGAGAAGCCCCGTAAGAAGTAAGATAGATGATCGTATCCATGCCCTTATTGTCATGGAAGTCGGATGCCGTGAGTTACCTGAATATTCATTGGGTGATATACTTTACTCCGCTTTAAGGAGAGTTGCTAAGGCTAATGGTGGTAACGTACGCTTCTTGCGGGATGTTAGTACCAGGGATTTATTAAGAATAATAGATCAGAGTATCAGTGATGAGATCGAGTTAAACAACAACGATTATAATGCGTAATATGGAAGATAAAGATATAAAAACAGAGATCAGGGATTATCTTAAAGAAGAGGCGGATACCCATATAAGGCATTGGATAGCCATAAAGCGTGAGAGCAAGCGTCTGTATAGCGATATTGAGGATAGGACTAAGAAGATAGCCCTTAAATCATCTTCGTTGATAAAAGAGGAGGATTTTGTCATTCTTCATGAGATGACCCATAAGATACAGATGTTGAATATAGAGGCTGTAAAAGTCAATTCTAGGTTGATGTTCATAATCCAGTTGGCTACCAGCTTCGGTATGGATCTGGATTTAGATACGACATATGCGTCCACCGCCAAGGGTATTATAGAAGACAGAACATCTGGATTCGTGTTTTATGATGACAAGGAACGTCTGAGATATGCCGACAAGGAGCTTGAGGATATGTTCCATGACATGAGCGTGACGGAAGTAAGTAAGATCGGGGTTGTTCAGTCTTATGAGCTTCTTATGAAACAGTATAACGAGTTTAAGGATATGAAAGCCAATGCCACAGGGAAGACGAAAGCCGACGAGTAAGGACGCTGATCGGGTCAATGATAATCTTGAGGTCATAGCTAAGGCCATAAACGACGCTAAGACTTATATTGATAAACATCCTTGGGATAAGGAGAAGCCGGAGGATATGGCTAGGGCATTTGACTTCATATCAAAATTAATCGATAAGATAAATACATGGAATGATTCTTATATGGAGAAGAGCGGGATCATGGATGTATATAGGTCTGTAAGCAATGTCCAGAAAAAGGAACGTAAGGGTCAGGTTTCTGGTGGAATCGAGTCTGTTTTAAAGGATATTATAAAATGAGTCTAAGCACGAGTCCAGAATTTTATGTAAACATGAAAAATCCTCCTGTATGGAACGATCTGTTCGGTTGGGAGGATCAGGATGACGATGTTAAGCAGTTCTTTAAAGAAGAGGCTTATAAGGTCAAGTACGGGGTGAATATCAATGGTACGTTCATCCCCCCATGGCTTTATTGGCATGTTAATTTCTTCCCCGTATTCCAGGATCTTCCAAACGGGGAACGTGTGCCAGCGATCAGTCGTTTGCGTGATAACGAATGGTTTTTCGCCGAGATGTACCAACGTGCCCGTCAGGAGAAGAAAGGGTTGGGGATGTTTGGTACTCGTCGTTTTGGCAAGGCTCTTCTGGACTCGGAGCTGATATATACTCCTTATGGATCTAAGAAGATAGGGTTCGCTGATATCGGGGATATCATATATGGCGATGATGGTAAGCTTACGACTATAGTAGGCGTATATCCTCAAGGATTCGTTGATATGTATAAGGTTACGTTTGAGGACGGGCGCAGTATAGTATGTTGCGGTCAACATCAGTGGAAGGTTAAATATCATGGTGATTATAAAGTCATGAGCACCATGGGTATCATACACTCTGACTTCCAGAAGATGACTATAGACATAGGGGAGGCCGTGGATTTCCCCGAGCGGCGGTGGCTGATGTCGCCCCAGCTCCTTGGGTCTCTGACCGCCTCTTTCCTTTGTGGATCTACCGACAGGATCTTCGAGTTAAGCAATAAGGAGATGGATGATATTATTTATTCATCCAAAAAACAGAAGGAGTTGTTTATAAGCTCATTCATGAAGATATCTTGCGGTATAAGTACCGGTGACGATCGTTTTAAGGTCGTTTACAAAAGTGAGTATATTATATCCTTCGTAAGAAGAATATTCTGGTCTATGGGATATTATTGCGTCATGGATGGTGATGATATGTATATATCTAAGACCCATAACAGGCTTAGGATATCCGATATAGATTATTACGGGAAGTATAAGGCTACTTGTATTGAGGTCGATAATAAGTCCCATCAGTTTCTTACCACCAATTTTGTCGTATCTCATAATACGACTATCATGTCATCTCTTCTTCAGATGAACGCTACCATGACGATCGGGCTTAGCCATTCCGTGGTAGGTTTCAGCGATAGCGATTTATCTAATATAGGTGAGTATTGTGAGTATGGTCTTGATCATGTTCATCCTTTTTTCAGGATTAACAGGACCAAGACCGACTGGAGTTCGGGCGTTACATTAGGCAAGAGGATGTCCAATGGCGTACGTGATATCCATGCCATTATCTCTATAGCCAACATCAACATGGGTAGGAAGACATCCACACAGAAGACTGCCGGTCTGACCCCCGCCACGGCTATTTTCGACGAGGTAGGTAAGGGACCTATCAAGAAGCCGTACACTGCCGCCATGCCGTCATACGACACCCCTTACGGCTGGCGTCTTAGCCCTATCTTGGCTGGTACTGGTGGTGAGGTAGAATTATCCAAGGACGCTCAAGAAATGTTTTCTGATCCTGAGACCTACAATCTTCTGGTTATGGACTGGGATATTTTAAATCGTAGAGCCATGAAAGGGAAAACATGGAAAGAACGGAAATGGGCGATGTTTGTTCCTGGTCAGATGGCTAACTCCGGTGTCAAGAGAACTATAGGTCTGGGTGATTATTTGGGGAAACCTGATGATAAGAAGCTTAATAAGATCAAGATTGACGCCACGGATTTCGAGGCTAGTACCAATAAGCTTAACGAGGAACGGAAGAAGCTATCTACGAAAGATAGGGTAGCTTATACCTCTCATACCATGTTCTATCCATTTACGATTGACGACTGTTTTTTAAGCTCATCCCAGAACCTATTTCCGGTCGAGTACGCTATCAAGCATAAGAATGATCTTCTTGAGTCGGGGCAATATAGCGGCATGCTGTGTGATGTTTTCCTTGAATCGGGGAATAAACTTGGTACTACTAAATCGAATAAGCAATTGGCTGGTTTTCCGTTTAGCGGTGGTGTTATTGACGCTCCTGTCCAGATATTTGAGATGCCTCAATCCAATAGGTTTGATGACTTTATATATGTGAGTGGTAGCGACCCCTACAAACAGGCTAAGTCGGATACGCCCTCATTAGGTGCTTTTTATGTATTCAAGAGACGTGTTGGTATTCGAGATCCTTATGCCTATAGAATAGTTGCCTCTTACGTATCTCGTCCATCATCCATAGATCAGTTTTGCCGTACGTGTGAGGTGCTTCAGAAGGGATATGGGGCTATATGTCTTATGGAGAACGCTGACCAGATGTATGAGCAGTACCTCAACCGGAAGAGTGGTATGCCCGCTTCTTTCTTCCTGTTCGCTGGTGAGGCTATAGCCAATAAGTACGTGAAGGCCGGCTCCCGGCAGAACAGCAAGCTGGGGCTATACCCGACCCCCGGCAACCAGAACCTGCTCTTCTCCTGCGTGGTGGATTACTGCTGGCAGGATTTCGTTATCGGTTATGATGATCAGACTGGTCTTGATATAACTGTCAAGGGTATTGAGCTGATCGATGATATAGCCCTACTGGATGAGATAATACAGTATAAGCCCGGATTGAACGTCGATAGGATAATAGCGTTCGGGCATGCGTTGGTTCTCGCCAGATATTTTGACGATAACAATTACATGCCTAAATCGAAGATCGAGGAGATGAATAATGCCCGCAAGGAAGATGCTTATAAACACCATGAGGTATATGCATCTGCATTTGGATCGGTATCTATAGGAGCTTTTAGGTAAATGAATGTCAATTAAACGCCTATCTTTGTTGTAAATAAAATTGAATAATCATGGAAGTGTTTAATAGAGATCATTCGTTTCCAGCAAAAGGAGCGTTATTAGGATTACCTCCTCAGGCTATTTCCACGAAGAAAAAGAACAGGAAATGGAAGGAGGATTGTATGGACGCTCTTGAGACGATAGGGTTGAAACAGTATGATCGTAACCAGATGTACCGTGACTATTATCTGATGGCGGATGGTAAGTTATCTTTTATGGAGATGGCGGATGTTATCCCTCAGTTAAGGAACGTGCAGAAGCTAAGGAGCGATATAAGGATACCTTCTTTCTTGAAACATTATGATATCATAGGTGGTATCGTAAACGCCTTTGAGGGATGGCTGACAAACCTACAGGATAAGTATACGGTTAATGAGGTAGGTGATATGGCTATAAGTGAGTATGAGGATACGATGTCAAACTTACTTCATCGTCATATACAAGAACAGTGGGATATTATCGTCAATCAGCGTCTTGTGGAGGCTGGTCTTGATCCTACGTACAATGAGTTTAACTCTGAGGAGGAGCGTCAGGCTTATGTTCAGCAAATCCAACAGGCCAAGACGTCTATGACCCCTGATGATATCCAGAGGTTCATGAGTACCAGATGGAAGACGCAGGCGGCTGTATGGGGAGATCATACGATCGAGGCTGATCGTAGCCGGTTTTATATGGATGAGCTTGACAGGGAGAATTACAGGGATCGTCTTCTTAGCGGAAAGATGTTCCGGAACCATTTCGTTGGCTTCGACTATTATCGTCCGGAGGTATGGAGTCCGATGGAGGTTTTCCATCCTGATGTGAAATACCCGCAATATGGATCTTATGTAGGCCGTCTTCATTATTACGAGGGTGTTGAGTTGATATCAAGATACGGCCATAAGATGACGGCCAAAGACAAGCGTCGGATTATGGGAGGTGACGATGATTATGAGGGATGGGTATCTAATGACGGTGCTAGGTATGATTGGAAGAAAAAGAAACCGTCTATTACCGGTATGTATGAGAATGAGGTTATTCCATGGAAAGGATACCATGACTATGAGTCTATAGTCGCCGCTGAGGACTATTATGGTGTGCCGATGGGAGAGTACCATACCTTCGGACCTGACGGGGAGGAACACACCCAACCCCGCTTCTTGCCCCGCTTCCATCCCTTTGGATATTTCAACTCCGGTATGGCCGATGGTAAGAGATATGAGATAGACTCTCGCCTTTTTAGGGTTATGGAAGGATATTGGGTATCCATGAAACCGGTATTCTTAATAACTTATATGACAGAGACCGGGATGGTTGATCAGGAACTTGTAACCGATGAGTTGCTCCCGGAATTCTTGGAGAAGAATGGCATAAAGAAAGTAAAGAGGGTTATGGCCGATGCTGTTGGTGATCCTGAGGTGAACACCTATATCTTGGAGTATGTCCCTGAGGTTAGGTTTGGTGTTAAGATCACCGGAGGTAATTTAATGGATAAGCCTATATATATTGGTGGGGATCCAATACCTCATCAGATACATGGTGATAGCAGTCTGTATGATTATGTCATTCCGGTTTCTGGATTTATAGGGTCTAGTCTCGCTGATCGCATACAGCCGTTCCAGATGATGTATAACCTTGCTATGAACCAGCTATACAATAACGCCGAGAAGGAGATCGGTAAGTTCTTCTTAGGCGACTTAGGATTCCTGCCTACGGAATATAAGGATATGATGGACAAGAAGGGAGCTTTGGCTACTTTTATGCAGATCGTTAAGTCCGTCTCATTTATGGGTGTAGGTGGTAATGACACAAACAATCCTTACCAGAATCCGCAGATGAGCAGCATATATAATCAGTTCGGTGTATATGATCTTACTAATACGGATCAGATAAGATCCCGTATGGAAATGGCGTCTTACGCCTATATGATGGCTTATAGGATGATAGGTATATCCGAGCAAGCGATGGGTCAGTCAACTAGATACGAGAGTTCTACGGGCGTAAAACAGGGAGTTAACGCTACTATGCTACAGACCCAGACTTACTTTAATGATTTCGATGACTTCAAGAAACGGACATTGGATATTCATCTAGCCGTGGCTCAAGTATGCCAGAAGGAAGGATACGATTGGACCGTGATGTACAGGAACAGCGATCTGTCCTTGGCTTACGTCAGTCTTACGGATAATAGCTTGTCGTTACGTCATCTTAATGTTATGGCTGTCTCTAATTCCAAGAAACGTCTGGAATTGGAGAATTTGAAGCAATATATATTACAGACGAATACTTTGGGCAATGACTTGCTTGATATCACTAGAATGATGAATGCCAACTCGACGGCTGAGATGAATCAGATCGGAAGGGATGCTAGATCTTACGCCGATCGTGTAAGGCAAGAAGAATACCAGAATCAACAGCGACTTGTCCAGCAGCAAGCCGAGGCCGAGCAACAGGCACGTAATGATGAGCATGAGAAGGATAAGGAGCTGGCTTATATCAAGGGCAACTTCGACTTAAGGGGTAAGAGCATAATGGCCGCCGGTCAAGCGGCTAGGACCGAGAACAACTCTGAAGGCATGGATTATGTCGAGGCTATGGCTGATAGGGCTTTAAGGGAAAGAGATCTTGATATCAAGGAAGAGGAGATGAGAACCAGACAGGCTAACGCCGAGGCTGAGCGAAGATCTCGTGAGGAGATAGAGAGAAGGAAGCTGGAATTAAAAGAAAAGGAGATAGACGCTAGGAACAAACGTTCTGATACAGATAGGTTTACGTCAATAATAAACAAGAATTGATTACAAGTTTTGTAAATATTTTTACAAAATCTGTAATCATTTTGGCGTAAAATTCTGTCATATACTATAATGGGTTTGATTTAATTGGTAATTAGATTAATGATAATTTTGTAAAAAGCAAAAAAGGAAATTGTATGAATGACATGGGTGATTTCGCTAAAGGTTTTAAGACCATGAGTGTCGAGGAACTTTTTTACCGTGGTGACGGTGATGGCGATAAGAATAATATCGAGGGTAAATATGATAAGGATGGTAATCCTATAGGTGATTCCAAGGAAGAGCCTGCCGACGGCGGAGCGGCTGACGGTGGCGGGGATAAGGGCGGCGATGCTACCAGCCCAGACCCTGATTCCTTTGGCGAAGGCGGTACTGATAATAATGTAGTATCAGGATTTAATGGGAAATCTTTTTTGGAGAAGATGGCCGCTAGAGGTATTATCGATAGTATTGACAACCTTGATATTATGGTAGATGATAAACCGGTCGATCTTTCTACTATCACTAAAGAGGATGATTTACTCGATATAGTGGAGGGATTGATCAAGGATAAGGCTGATGAGTTGTTGAAGGATAAGGTTGATACCGGTTCTATGTCTGACTTTATGAAGAAGATGATAGAGGTGGATAAGGCCGGTGGTAACGTTGGCCAACTATTAAGCCAATATCAGAACATTCAGGCGCCGTTGGATAACCTTGATATGAGCAACAAGAATGATCAGCTTGCGGTCATCCAGCATTATTATAAGATGTTGGGTATGCCGGAAGACGAGATAAAGGATAATATGGAGATGATGATCGGCAAGGGCGATGAGTTTATTGAGTCCAAGGCCAATAAGTTCCATGATATCCTGAAAAAGGAGATGGATAACCTTATCGAGGAGGAGAAGAAAAAATCCGAGAAAAGGAAACAGGAGTTGATTGAGCAGATGAAGATCTATAAGAAAGGTCTTAAGACGTCTATAAGCTCAGGATTCCAGTTGACTGACACGATGATAGGTAAGGCTGTCGATTTCGTTACCAAGCCGATAGACAATCAAGGTCATACGGCTATAGATAAAGCTTATTCGGAGGCTATCAAGAATCCGGACATGGCCGCTGATCTGGCTTTGTTCTTGATGAATAAGGACGAGTTCCTTAAACAGAAGACTAACAAGGCTAAGATGGAGGTTAATAAGAAGACCATCACTCTTCTTTCTGGCAATAAGGGAGGAAAGCAAAATAAGAATAATATCGATAATGATACTATAGAGGCTAACTTCCTTGATCTAAGTGGATCAAAGAGTGTATAACGTTTAAATATATTGAAAATGAATCCGTTTCTTACAAAAAGTTTCCCGGCTACCGTGAATGGCGATAACGTTATTGCCTTTACCGATGCCAAGAACTATAAGACTTCGCTCGTAGAGCATAACTTAGGCTCATTGGCGAGCTGGTATTATGAGGATCCCGACAAGAATCATCTAGGTCTGTTGAACTTGTTCTCTAATATCGCCAACTACCCTGTTCCGATGTATATGGGTATGATTAATAACGGTGCTACGATCTCCGTTAACGGTATTGGAGCTTCTTTCCGTTATGATCTTCCTGTTACAAAGACATTCGCTGTCGTTACGGCTGAGGATACTTCAGGTCATCATCTAAAACCGGGTATTGACGGTGGTTTGTTTGATATCGTTTTGAATACTTCTGAGTTTACGGCTTATGATGTCATTACCTATGACGCCGCTAACGGCTGTAATATCCTTATCTCAGGTGAGATCCCGTCTAAGACAGAAGGTGATTTGACACGTTATTGGGGTCGTGTTATCGGCGGAAAGGCTAAATACTTCCCCAAAGAGAAATTACGTCCGGGTATCCGCTACTGGAAGATCGGTCATGCTCTTGGTGAGTACAGCACTCAGTTCTCTAAAGTATCTGGAGCTGACAAGGCCGGTTCTATGACTTGTGAGTTCCGTTTAGGGAACCACCGTGGTGTTGAGGGCGAGACAACTATGTACGCTGGTATGAAGTCCATGCAGGCCGCTCAGAATAGCACTTCAGAGTTCGTGGAGACCGCTCTTCGTCGTATGAATGCTATGAGAAGCGAGTATGAGGGCAATATTCCTGATTTGGCTATTATCGGTAAGACTGTTAATGGTAGACTTGATTTGCGTACGGCTAAGGTAGCGTCCACGCTGGAGGTATTCTGTATGGCTGAGTTGGTTAAGCTGGAAGCTAGACAGTTGATGTGGCAAGAAGGTGGTGTTATCATGGATCAAAATGGTCCTATCCATTTGAATGAAGGTATCTATCGTCAGCTTCGCCGTGGTTACACTATCTACTATAGCCGTCCGATGGGTATTACTAAGGACACTCTTATGGCTGCTGCGGCTTATATTTTCCGTGGTCGTCAAGATCTTCCTATTACGGAGCGTAAGATTAAGTTCAAGGTAGGAGCTATGGCTATGGTCAACTTAGAGAAGTTGATTAGAGAGGCTTTCTTTACTACGTTGAGTAATTTGAGCTGGGGTATGGGTAGTGACCGTATGTTGCCTTCTAATCCTATCTCTGGTACTAATGATGCTATGATCTTAGGTCCGGTACAGGTTAAGGGCGCTTTTCTTCCCGGCATCGGAAATGTAGAGTTCGAGCACGATCCTTCTTTGGATTACGCTGACATGACAGATCGTAGCGAGTTAGTGAATGGCATGTATCCTAGATCCTCTTATTCTTGTATTATTGAGAATATCACTGACGCTGGATCGACTAACGCGTATTCCGCTATTCCTAATACGGCTAACGCTAAGTTGGGTAATATGAATAACAACGTATTCTATATCAAGCCAGAAGGCGTAAGCATGTGGTGGGGTTATGAGTACGGTCGTTGGGCGCACAAAGCTAACGGTAATGAGATCGTATCATCCTTGCCGGGCATGAAAGAGCAATTCTGGTGCCACTCAGCTTCAGCGGCTTGGGTTATGGATAACAGCAAGTTCTTGATTATCGAGCTTCAACCGAACTACTTCGGCTAAGTTTTTTTTCATATGTAATTTGGTTTTTAGAGGGGAGGATATTCCTCTCCTCTTTTTTAAGTAACGCAAAAAGGAAATGAAAGATATTTTAAAATCAAAGAATGTATTGGTCGAGGTAAACGGCTTCAATATCATGTCAGATACCTTGTATGAGGTAGTAGGTAAACACGACGGAAGCGCTCCGCAGGCCTTCCAAGATGCCAATATAGCCAAGGCTCCGTTCCCGGAGAATGCTACTCACGTATGTTGCCCGTGGGATGATTTCTCAGAAGTTTACAATACCGGTTTTTATCCAAGATCAAGATGTTATAATGGCATGGATAAGGATGAGGTTGATAAGTTGGTTGATCAGCGTGTCAATAATATAATGAAGCCTTTTGAGAATATTTCCCAGAAGGATCTTTCCCAGACCAATTTCGAGTTTTGGGATGATGCTAAAGACAAGATCTATATGGGTAAGGTTTATAACACGGCTAATACCGTTGAGTTATTTTATTTATATCTGGCTGTATTTTCTGGCATGTTGACTCCTCAGGAAATGGATGGTGATCCTATTTTCATGAACTCCATGTTCTGTTTCATTGAGAAAGACAACGCCAAGGATTTCGTTCAGCAACGTGAGATCAATAAGATGAATATCAGCTATAAGTTCATCAACGCCCTTAAGAAAGGTGGTAAGGAACGTCAAGCTGTCATCGACCTTCTTCTGTACATCGGCATCGTGACCCGTCCTGATTTCACGGAGGATGATTATTACACCGGATCACTATCAAACTGGATGAACGAGAAGAAGACCAACATCGATTATCTGCTTGATATTTGGGATCGTTCATTGGAGGGTGATTTCAAGGAAGTTCTTGAGTTCTATCGTATCATAAACGTCCTTCAACGTAACGGTCGTATTAACATGACTCCATCCGGCTTGCAATATAATGGTCAGATCATAGGCCCTGACACCCGTACGTCCGCCGAGTTTTTGGCTACCAAGAAAGATCTTATCAGTGTAAAGGCTAATGTCTTGGATGAGTACGAGGAACTTATGTCTATTTCTAATATAGACGATAAGACCAAGACCGAGAAGGTTAAGGATGTCAAGAAGAAGGAAGACGTAGGGGAAGGTGATAAGGAGGAATAACGATGACGATCCAAGAAGCGTATCTAAGGTCTTTGCAGAAGAATGAGCAGAATCTCGCCAATGGCGGGATTAAGCTTGATCCAGGAAGGTTCGTGCTTTTGTTCAATGAGGCTCAGGATAGGTTGATAAGATACTATCTTAATAGGAAGGATGATGAGACCATCCGATCTATACAAACTCTTCTGGTATACTGGAAATCGCTTAATAAGATCAATCATATTGATGACCCCGAATCGACATCATTCGGTCTTCCTGATGATTATTTATGGTTCTCAAATATAAAAGGAGCGTTTTCTTATAATGGATGTGAGGTTGGAGATTTTGTCATGTGGGAGGCTAAGAACGAGAATGTCCATGAGCTTCTTGGGGATGATAATAATAAACCTTCTTTTGACTATCGGGAAACGTTCTACACCATAGGTGACGGGAAGGTCGTGGTGTATGAGGACGGCTTCCTCACAGACGAGGTCAGGATGACCTACTACCGGAATCCGGTACGGGTGGATCTGGCCGGGTACATCAACGCCGCCGGCGAGCGGTCCACGGACATCGACCCTGAGCTGCCCGATCCTTTGGTGGAGGAGATTCTGGATATGGTCGCCAAGCAATTCAACCTTAACGAGAATGAACTAAGTAGATATAGGATGGATAAGGATAATGTGGCTTCCTTTAAATAAACACCGTTAGTTTGATCATTAAGCCTACTCGGAAACGGGTAGGCTTTTTATTTTACATAAAATGTAAACATTATATTATGTCGTATACTCACGACTTTATTTTATTGCGGTGATGTTGTTTATGATTATGTTTGCGTTAGGTAAATGATTTTTAAATTAAAAAATTGATAATATGTTGCACAGACCGCAAGACCGGGTACTTTTCGTACCCCCGCACGCTAAGATGGTGGATGTTGACTCCATCTTCTTAAAGGAAGGACAGATCGGTATTTATGATACCAGAGATACTTCCGAGAACGGTTGCAAGGCCGTAATTGACTTTACCGGTAAGCCTCGTAATGATAAGCGTTATGAGATCCGTATCGGTCGTAATGAACAAGCGGCTTCCCGCTCTATATATGATAAGGATTTTTCCACGCCTTTGTTCTCGTTGAATGAGATCACCGAGATTTACGCTTCTTGGCCGAAGAAAGATCATGCTTATGTCGATGATGTTATCTTAGGATACAACGGTGTGTCTGATGACACGGCTTTCTCCGTATCCAAGGGCGACCGTATCGCTATCCGCTTGATTCTCGCCGGCAGGGCTTTCGAGCTTCTTGGTTATGAGGGAGGTCGTATTGAGATCAATGACGCTATCCTCTTGGATGATTGCGACAATACCCCTAATCAATGCGAGGAATGTGATCCTTGCGAGGAGGTTGATTTGTTACCCGCCGTATTGAAGTGTATCGAGCGGATGAAGAACCAACCTATCGCAGGTGGTGGCAAGGTATCTGATTATATTGATATCACTCCGGTTACAAGATGCACTAATGAGGCTACTGAGCCTGAGACGGAGGACGTGAACTTCTATTGCATGGAGGTATGCGATACTGGTGATGATCTGGCATTGGCTGAGGTTCGTGCCCAATATCCAGGATTGAAGATCGTACGTGAGACTATCGAGGGTAGCATGTCACGTTATAAGGTGATGAAGAAAGGCGCTAAACCGGCTGATTATACTCAACGTCTTATCTCTATCATGAAAGGATGTACGGATTGTCCTCCTAACTATACCGAGGTTAAGGGTGGTTATCTGTATTCTATCTCCTTGGAGGATGACGGTGTCGATATGTCTACTACGGTGGAGTCATTGCCTAACGTTGTAGCCGATACGGTTAATAAGATGAGTCAGATCAAGGGATCAGGTTTGTATATTGCCGCTACTTCCAAGAAATTGACGGATGAGGAGATATCTACTTTCGTGGAGGCCAATCCTACGGCTATTATCTACTATGTGGCTAAGACATCCGATATGTGTGAGAATCCTACGGTTCGTACCGCTTCTTGGTCAGCTTGTGGTTCTTGCAAGGTATCCACCGAGAAGTATTATATCACGATCCCGGATGATGAGTGTGGAAACAGTGCTTTGGAGGAAATCAAACAGGCTTTCCCGGAACTGGAGATCACCGACTACGGTACTCCGGCGGCTTGCCAGCATAGCTTTCAGACAACGGTATATACTAACATGTTGTGTGATGAGTGCGACAAGGTGTTCGAGGGATTCTTCACCAGCAAGGCTCCGGCGTCCTACCGCAACCGTATGTGGAAGAAATTGGAGTCGGCTCAGGAACTTGGCACTAACTGCAAGTGCGGTATCCGTTTCCGTGGCAAGGAAATGTTGTTATCTCCATCAGAGTGCTTGATGGATAAAATGACTTATGTAGAGGATAGTGTTGAGATCGTTGGCGCTAGCGGCGGTTATCCTGATTCTCTTGACGAGGGGTCTCCTATCTGGTGGGATCAACTTCATTTCGAGAGACTGTCCAGCAAAGCCCCGCGTACTCATGTTGGCGGTAATATGATGGATGATGAGTTGAAGGGTTACGCTCATTTCAACGGCTTCCCGAAACATCAGGATTTCATGGGACGGACGTTCATGAATGAATACAGCCGTGTTGAACAAACAGCCCAATACGTGGACTTCCAGATCACGATTAATCCTCATAGATACGCTCAGGGATTCGGAAAAGTTATCGCCGATGATCCGGTTAATCTGATCTTACGTGTACGCTATGGCGCTCATGAGGGTGTTCAGGAGATGATCAATATGATCGGAGCTGCCGCTGGTCTTGGACCGGCTATCGTGACCGAACCTAAATAAGAACGACCTTTTTTGCGTTCATATATTTCCTAAAGGGGAGAGATTCAATTCTCTCCCCTTTTTTGTTATCTTTGAGGCATGATATCAGTTGAGAGACATATTATTAAAGATAACCGATTTGAGGATATTTGCCTTAAATCCGGGTTGCTGTACAATTACGTACTGTATCTGGTAAGGCAGGGTATTTTCAATGGGGAATATTTGAAGGAATATGATCTATCTACTAAATTAGGAAAGGAGAATCAATTTGATTTTAGACAACTTCCTACCGCTGTATCTCAGCAGGTGGTTGGTCAGGTATTCAAGAGCGTTAATTCATGGATCGGATTGAAGAAGGATTTCGATAAGAATCCTGGTAAGTATGACAATCATCGACCTCGTCTTCCGAAGTACAAGAAAGGTAAGAAACAGAATATGGTTGTATTTACAACTTCCTCTTGCCGGATAAAGGATGATGGTTATATTCATTTTGTTAAGAATGTTGTTGAACCGATAAAAACTAACGTAAAGAAAGATGAGTTAAAACAGGTAAGGATAGTACCTCAAGCTACATGTTATGTGGTAGAGGTGGTTTATGAAAGGAAGGAGGTTGATTTGAATATTAATAAAGATAATTTCCTTTCGATCGATTTAGGATTGAATAATTTATGCTCATGTATCAGTAATGTAGGCATCAAGCCTTTCATTATAAACGGGAAAGTTATAAAATCATTGAATCGGTGGTATAATAAGAAGAAAGCCAGATTGATGTCGTATATTGGCGATAAGGGAACTTCTAGGAGAATAAGAAGAATCTCTTTGTATCGTAATTGTTGGATCGATGATAAGATGCATAAGATTAGTAGATATATTGTAAACTTCTGTGTGTCTAATAATATAGGTCGTATCATTATCGGTCTTAACAAGGAGTGGAAGCAGGAGATAAATATTGGTAAGAGAAACAACCAGCATTTTGTCTCTATCCCTCATTCTAAGTTAATTGATAAGATAACATATAAAGCTAAATTACTGGGTATAGAGGTTGTTACTCATGAGGAATCTTATACGTCAAAGATTGATCATCTAGCTTTTGAGAAAATGGAACATCAGGATAATTATCTAGGTAAAAGAAAACGCAGGGGATTATTCCAAAGCTCTATCGGAAAATTGATAAATGCGGATATCAATGGGGCTATCGGGATAGCTAGAAAAGTAATCGACGATTCGTGCGTTAATACGATAGTCAGTAGTGGGTTGGCGTTTAACCCGGTTAGGGTAAATATCTTGTGATATAAATATTAATCTAATTAATAAATTTTAAATTTTAATAACGTGTCTGCGATAAATGAGTATTTAAAGAGACTTGCTTCCATCTTCGGTAGCATGGGTTTCTCCGTTCCGCCAGATGACTTCTCAGGTGTTGTCATAGACGGAAAGACGTATCCGGTCATGATGAGGAATGACGGGTGTTACGTGTACTTCGATGATAAAGGAGTAAAGAGACTTGTAAGCGAGGTTCCTAAAAAGGACTATCAGTTCATTAACATCAAGGACGCCCGTGTGTCGATCGTCAACCAATGTTATCGTACTCCGGGAGGTCAGGTAGAGGCTCGTATCCATACCTATATGAATAATAAGGGTGAGATATTGGCCGAGAAGATATTTATCATCAACTCTTCAGATGTTGATACGCCTATTGGTACGGAATTGGATAAGATTCCTGCCGAGTGGGTAGCTATAGATTGTAGCATAGCGGAGATGACCGATCGGGAGTTGATATTCGTAAGTAAATGTTACGCCACGGAAGGGGGCAAGGTCCAGATCGAGGGCGTTGAGTCAGTAGACCCCCGCCTGAACCCGGAGGTATCCCATTATGAGGTGGTGAATACGACTGACGATAGCAATCCTATCGGTACGGAGTATGATAAGATACCCGATACATGGAGTCGTATAGTATGTGATTTCCCGGACATGACCCAAAGGGAGATAATACCGGTGCTTAAATGCTTTGATACCGGGACCGGAAGGGTACAGATAGAGGGGTATAAGATATTTGATTACGAGATGGGTACCAGAAAGGAATGGTATCGCGTCAAGCAAAGTACCGATCCTGAGAATCCGGTAGGTAAGTTTATCACCAGCATAAGCGATGACTGGGTTGAGGTCGTTTGTGACTTCACGGATATGGAGGACCGGGATATTGAGGTAACTGTAGAATGTTATAAGACACCGGCCGGTAAGGTGAAGCTGGAGGTTCTCACGTCATGGGACGGGAATATAGGAGTTAGGGATAAGAGCTATAAAGTCCTGGAGACTACCGATCCGTCACAACCTGAGGGCGCCAGCTTCAGTTCCTTGCCAGATACGTGGGTAAGGACTGTCTGTGATTTCGACGATATGGAGGAGCGTGACATCAGGTCTTATGTCGAGTGTTATGACGGAGGCAATGGCAATGTCAAGCTTCGTAGGTTGGTTTCTTATGACTCCAAGATAAAGGCAAGATACGTCCGCTTCGAGGTGCTTGAATCGGATGACGCCGGCTTCGTTCCGGGGGCCGAACTGGCTACCCTCCCGGACGGATTCTCTTTGGTGTCTTGTGATTTCACGGATATGGAAGATAGGATGCCTATTGATATCGAGGAGTGTTACAAGACATCAGCCGGAAGCGTGCGTATGAGACATGTGGTGTCTTATGACGGTGATCTTGGGAAAAGAAACCAGTTCTGGGAGATTGTGGACTCGTCTGATAATAAGTATGGGCTAGGAAATAGGATAAATAATATCCCTGCGGATTTTATCCGTGAAAGGTGTGCTCTAGAAAGGTTGGATGATCGTATTACCAGAAATGCGGTAGAATGTTACTCGACACCGGGAGGATCGGTAAGGATTAAATCCACTTACGTTATCAACCCTTTAAATCATGTTAGGTCGTATAATCATCATGTATTGAGTTCTACAGATAATGATATCCATGTTGGTACTCAATATACCTCTTTGCCATCCAATTTCGCTCGTATCGAATGCGAGGAGCCGGATTATATGGATCGACTTATCGATACCACTGAGACTTGTTATGATACCGGAAAGGGTACGGTGAAGATCAGGAGACAGGAGTCGTTGAACGGAAATCTGGATGTAAAGACTTTCGACTATAAGATCGTTGAGTCTACCGACCCCGATCATCCTATCAATACTACCCCTACGCAGACGGTTATTAACGGCTGGACGGTTATCAGTTGTGATCTTAATATCATGGACGTGGATGATTGTTATGAGATCGGTGGTCATAAGATACATTTGAAGGGATTCAGGACAGTCAATCCGGCGTTACAGGATATTAAGTCTATATTGTATGTCGTGTACTCTGATCATCCTGATTACAATGTAGGTGATGAGCTTACGTCTATACCGGATGGGGCTAAGGTGACGATCTGTGATTACGCTGATAAGAGCCAAAGGCATATGGTCCCGGTGCGGGAATGCTATGAGGTGGCCGATGGCCGGTTCTATGTGGAGGGGAGCCGGTTGATTGATAACAATATGGTCGTAGAGCGGACGTCGTTGATGGTGATGGAGTCATCCTCCCCGACCTACCCGGTAGGGACTACGCTGACCTCCATCCCCGATGGCGCTACTATCGTGGCTTGTTTATGTCAAACCTGTTAATCTGAACGGCTATGGTTAAAGTATGTAATGATTATTTTATGATTGACGCCCTAGCTGGAGGTCAGGTCGTAAGAAAAAGGAAATATCGTCGTGAGAATACGATGATAGGATATAAGTGGTATGATTATAATGGGGTCGAGGTAACTGACCCCATTGAGATATCACGTCTTGACGGATTGGCTACTAAGCATCAACGTGTTGATGAGGCTTATGATGATCATGCCATTTTCATGTCGTCAACCAATTACGTTAACAGCGTTTCCGGTATACCTATGGATAAGCATATGGTTGTCGTTGAATGGAGGCCGGATAGCGAGCAGGGCTTTGTAACCATGGCTCATGATGAGGGTCTTGATGGGGACAGCTATTATATAGTTGTTATCAATGCCGGAGATAAGCAGGCTACGATCTACACCCCCGTGGACCCTGAGGATCCAAAGGATGGGACTTCCCGTGCGGTTGATGGCGATAACGTTTCCGTTGGCGGATCATATGTCTCTATATCCCCCAAGCAAGTAGAGAGGATAAGGGCTACTTTCCGTGATGGTAAATGGTATTATGAGTTAGTCACAAAAACATATCCTAGTAATACTGGAGGCATTAAGATCGGGGATGTTGATTTTGTGACGTTCAGATATTTATGGGAATCAAGTTCCGGAAGGGACTTGGACACGATGACGGAAGCCCTTAATTCTAATGTTCCCACCATAGATAATCTTGCTGTAGGTTGGTCTGGCCCCGGAAATGGAGATAGCTCTGTTAGAGAAGTTCTTAAATGGGGTGGTGATAATACCGGTTCTGGTAAGGAATGTGTTTGGATGTCGGTGAAGGATTTAAGGGCTAAATATTATGATATCCTACCTGAAGAGACGTATTTCATGGCCTACGCTACATGGTTTGGATCTAAAGGTACGGGTAAATGTTCTTTTGAACTTGTTGGATACAAGGGAGGTACGATGAGCCAAGATGGATATAATTTCATCAATACCGGTGGATCTGTGGTGTATCAAAATACGTATGATTTTGTTTGTCATACCAGTAAGGGTTCATCTACGTATAAGACATCCTACGAGAAGGTGGCTCGTGTTACCTACAATAAGCTCACTAACGAGGTTTATATGTCCATCGGTGACGCTATAGATCAGGAGGATAATTATGATAAGTTAGAGCGAGAGATCAATAATATAAAGGAAAGACTTAGCGATGTCGAGAGCGAGTTGGCTGTCGTAAGACGTATAGCTGAGGGCAAGAACACGGCGTATATCTTTGATACGGTCGATGCCATGAATGAGTGGCTGGCGGTCCCGGAGAACACGGCTAAGCTCCGTGTGGGGGACAGCTTCTGGATCAGGGAGCAGGAGGTACCTGATTATTGGTGGGATGGAACTCAGGCTTTAGAGCAGGAAGGTCCGAAGGTTGATTTATCTCCTTATTATACGAAAGACGAGATTAATAATATTGTCAATGATATCAATCATAAGATAGAGAATAAGAGTACGTCTATTATCTTCGATACTTATATCCAGATGAAGTCTTTCGTGGATGATCCTACTAACGCCGATAAGCTTAAGGAAGGTACTATCCTGTTGATACGAGAGAAGAACGTACCTGATTATTATTACGATGGTGCTGGGATAGTTAAGATGGAAGCCGACGTAGAGCAATGTCTTTATATTGCTTTAGCTAATAAGCCTACGGAAAGCACTATAAGTTATACCCAAGATCGGGAGGTAACTAATTTCGCTCCGGGAGCTATAGCTAGGTGGATTGACGCTGACGGGAATAATGTGTTTTATAAGCTTGTTGAGATAGTAGGTGGTAAGGCTAAGTGGATTACCCTTATTGATACTAAATACGGCAATGTGACGCTACAGAGTACTTACGACAAGAATTATGAGATCGTTAATATCGTATCTGGGTCTAGGTTACAGGCTATAAATAGCGAGAAGAATGATATCAAGTTTGTTAATAGCGCTACGGGTAACGTGACTGTCGTGTTGAATGGTACTGTATCAGGGGGAGCCAAGAAGCTGGTGAGTATGCTGGCGGTGAACGAGGTAGTCTTGACCCCCGGAGCGGCGGTGTCGTTTACCCGGAACGGCGATGAGTTCGTGCTCACGGAGTTGTTTGGCGTTACTATCTTCCCGGATCTGGCGGATGCCAACCGTGAGGGAGAATGGGTGATGAGCGTAGGAGTAACCGGTAAACCGATCCTTATGGAGGTAAAGGAGATGCGTAAGTGGGATGAGAGTATAACTAAGGAGCTTACTATAGATGAGCTTAACGAGAAGTTCCCTAACGTGGATATCGGATTCGCTGTCGTATGCAAGACCATCAACAAGGTATATGAGATGGTTAACGGATACAAGGAATGGGTGTCTTATGATATAACCTCAATTAGTTGATATGGGATTTTTAGTAGGATATGATACGGCCCTGTCCTCGGTGACGTTTTATGTTAACGAGGATAGGTTCCCTTGTTATAATGGGAAGGATGCTGATTATGTGCCTGATCCGATAGTAGATTATGATGCTTTTAATCGTAATCTCAGGTTCTCGGCAAACAATCCAGGATTCGTGGACGTCGATTGGGGTGACGGGACAAAGGATCAATACCCTTTGGTCAAGATATCTGACGGTAGTTATAGGATAGTATTCAGGTCTTTAGATATTGAGTACAAAAAGAATCCTGACGATACTACATGGTGGTATAGGAAGGAGGATGGATCTCAGTATATACCGGTTCCTCCACATAAGTATAGCGATATCAGGCGTAGGGAGGTTACGATGAGGTTCTCTAACGTAATCGATGGGGACTTCAATATGGAGGGTATTGTCCTCCATGAGTTTCCTGTAGTTAATCTACCTAATATAACTTATTTGGCTATGGTCAGGTCCGTTTTAAAAAATGGAGATATCCCATATGACAGGATAAGCAAGAGCGTTAATCTTCGTAATATACAGATGGGGTCTTTTTCTCACCCTGGTGTTTGGGATAATTGGCCGGAGGGGTTTTTAAAAATGAAAAGATTGAAGTATTTTGGGTGTAATTTCGTTTTTAATTTCGCTGATAATCCTGATTCTAATTGGAGAAGATTCTCTGAATGGAAGAATCTTACTGAATTTAACTTCAACTGGTGTAACATCCCTTCTTATGATCCGGCTTTTAATTCTATTCCAGCAAAAGGTATAAGCATTATAAGCAATCGGAATAATATACCTGTATTTGATGAGGTGGATAAGGTTGGAGATGATAAGACAGGCGTTACTTTTATGGGTAGTGGTAGCTCATGGAAACAAGATCTAGTAGAAGGTAAGTTGAATAAGATTCAGGGCACGTATTGTAATTCAGGCACGGTACCGGTAGACGATCTCCCAGATTGGTTGTATGAGGTAAGGGAATTTAGGATATGGACTTTGCGTGATGGTGGTACATTTATAAATACGCAGGAGAGGGCTGATACGTTCGTTAACACGTTTTATGATAAGATAATGTCGTGGAGTTATATAACGATGTCACAGACGGCTTCTGACGGTAATAGGAATCAGTTTTATAAACTCACCTTAGATTTATATACTTCCGCAGCTCCTACCAACAAGAGACCATCTGGCGTTTATCAAGCCCCTGAGGGGTTTGTTAAGGGTGTTAGCAACGGTAATCCTACGACGCCTATGGAGAAGGTGTATGTACTTACCAACAACTACGGGCAGACATGGGTCTTGGCCCCTGCCCCAGCTTCTAAGGCCGCCCTTACGAGGGCAAGGCGGGCTGGGAAGGCTAGGATCACCCCTTTCGTCCTTGGCGTAAAGGACGGCCATGTATCCGTGTTCGGCGGAGATGTATTGGATGATAATATGAGTAAGTATAATTTCGCCGACAAATACGAGGCCATAGATATCTGTAACGATCTAGGATTGGATAGTTCACCGGTTGTCGAGTATTTCAGGAGAATAGAGGAGGGAGAGGTATGAGGCTGATATGTAAGGATACGAATAAAGGGTCTATAACCTTTTTTACTAAAGGCAAATACGCTTTTAGGGGAGTTGACAGGAATGATACTACTGATGATGTGCCTGATCCTATATTGGATGTTAATAATTATAATGAGAGTATACAGTTTTATTCCAAGACCCCCGGCATGTGCGAGGTCGATTGGGGTGACGGGAATAAAGAGCAATTTCCTTTCGTGAAGGATAGGAGCGAATCCATATACGGGCGATATAGGTTGATGTTCAGGAGAAGGGATATAAGTTATCGTAAGAATCCGGATAGCCATCCATGGTGGTTTTATAAGGAAGATGGGAGTGAGTATATCCCTGCGCCTAATCATGCTTACGCTGATGGGCTAGATAAAGATCGGGTCATTACCATGACTTTTACGAATGATATTACATTCGTTCGAACAGCAAGGATAATGATGGTAGGATTCCCGATATTAGACGCCCCAAGTATTATCAACTTAACTTTATCCATTACCGGCGACGGGAATATAACCGATATCCCTAAAGACAGGATACGTAGATCGGTAAATATAGAGTATATATCACTTAACGAATTAGGCGTAGGGACATTGACATCCATACCGGATGATTGGGATAGGTTGACTAAGTTAAAAGGCATTAATTTAAATCGAACGGCTGATTTTAATGATACGGAGTCTTCTAATATAAGGAAATTCCCCTCTATGTGGCCTAATCTTGTAACATTAGCTTTGGCAGGTTGCAGGGTTAGGGTATATCCAAGGGAATGGCTGTCTTTTAGCAAGCTAAGAGAATTATATATATCCCCGGGAGTGGCTATGCCATCGTTTGACCCTAATACATGCCCGGCTATGGATGAGGTGGATAAGATAAATCCTAGCTTAAGGATTTTCGATCATATAAATAGATGGTATGGGTCTGTCGTGAGCTGGCATCCGTATATGAGCGGTAAGGGATTGGGAAACATTGAGCGTATCGACGCTTCATACGGTTATAGTAGTATAGATGTAAGTAATCTCCCGGATTATATATATGAGATGAGGTCTATGAATAGCTTTTATATGCATCGCAGCTTGTCAACCCAAAGTCGATGTGATACGTTTATATCAACATTATATGAGAAGGTGATGGGGTTTGATTATCTCACTATGTCTTCCTCTGCTTCCGATGGCAAAAGAAATCAGTTTTATGGATTGTATCTAAGTATATATATGGATGCCAATCCTGATGATAAAAGACCTAGTGGCGTATTACAGGCTCCCTCTGGTTTTATAAAGGGTCAGTCTAATGGCTCTCCGTCGACTCCTATGGAGATGGTTTATGTGCTTATGAATAATTATGGATGGAGGTTTAGTATGGCGCCAGAGGCTTCGGTGTTAAGGTCAATACGATCTTCTGATATTGACACGAGGTCATATAAGCCATATAAGCTTATCGTATTTGACGATGGGCGTACCTTTGTAGGCAATGGAGATGTTTTAGCTCATGATACGGATAAGGTATTATCGTTTGGGGGTCAACCAGAAGGGGAGTATTTATGTGATTCTATGGGATTGGACAGGAATGTTATTGTAGAATATTTTAACAAGATAGGTAATGGCTAAGACATTATATAAATACGAGGCATCATCCAACAAGTTCGTGTGGTTCACCACATGGGATAGGGCACTTAGGAATTATTATACTGATGATTATAATTATGTACCTGATCCTGTCGTTAATAATCCTTTTAATACGTTTGTTGAGTTTAGATCCAGAAAGCCCGGTATGGCTAATGTGGATTGGGGGGATGGAATAAAGGAACAGTTTCCTATGACCAAGGTACAAGGGCAGGATAATTATCGTATTATATTCCGTTCTTTGGCAATACAACATAGGAAAAACCCCAATACTACGTGGTGGTTCAGGAAGGAGGATGGATCGCAATACGTACCTATAGATAATCATGCTTACGCTGATGGGAGGAGGGACGTACAACGGGCTGTGTCGATAGATTTTACTTGTGATATTTATTATGCCAATATCCAAGTTTGCAAGATGACATCTTTCCCGATTGTGGATATACCAGGACTTGAGTTTTTGATCGTATCCCATACGCTGTATGTTAATGACGGTATACCTGTAGACAAGTTGTCAAGATCCAAAAAGTTAATTTATATCGATCTTCAAAATATAGGGCAAAGAATGACCGTAATTCCTGAGGCTATAACCAGTAAGACAGAGGTATATTATTTAAATATGTTTAATATGCTTGATCTTAGGGATATAGAATCTAGCGGGATAAGGAATATAAAGAATATGAAAAATCTTCAAACCCTTGAATTGTCTTCATGTTATTTGGATAGGTATATAAAGGAGTTTAATGATCTTCCTAAATTAACTTCGTTGAGAATACATCCTGGCCCTTCTGATATGTGGAATTATTTTGATATAAATACCCTCCCTTTTTTCGAGGTAGATAAGATAAATCCTAACATTACTAATTTTGATTTTTTAAATGACTGGGTAAGTGGAGAAAGGAGGACGGGTTGGAATGATGATAATATGTCGGGTAGAGGATTGGATCATCTTACAGGTTTTTTCGTCTATCATAGTAATAGTATTAGAGTGGATAAGCTGCCAGATTATATTTATGAGATGAGGTCTATTACATGGTTTGTGATGGATTATTCCACTCATAGCCAAAAAAGATCAGATGATTTCGTAAACTCCTTCTACGACCTTGTTGTAGGATGGGATCAGATTACCATGGCATCCGTGACCAAAGATGGGGAAAGAAATCAGTTTTATGGACTTGCGGTTTCTATGTATGGTAGTCAATATCCTGACGAGAATCAGCGTCCTTCCGGCACGGAGCAGGTCCCAGAGGGATTCGTGAAAGGCTCGTCCAACGGGTCTCCCGCTACACCTATGGAGAAGATATATGTGCTAAAAAATAACTACGCCCAGAGATGGACGATTAAACCAGAATAATATTATGAATATCAATATTTTAAAACTAAATTGGGGGGGGGGTAAAATCCTATTTGCCTTATGATGAGAAGAAGGATGTTACCCAAAAGGAAGGTAATAGAGGTATTCGAGGAATTATCTCCTCAGGATAATGGATATTGGACGGTTCCTGATGGGGTCTATGAGGTTGAGTTCGCGTTGGTCGCCGGAGGTCTTAATGGAGAATATTCCGATATATATAATGCCGGGAGTGGAGGTAACGGAGGTGGTGTACTGACTGGGACTATATCCGTAAATCCAGGTGTTACATATAGGGTGGTTGTAGGAGATATAGGTGGTGATAGTATATTCGGTATATATCAGGCTATTGCCGGTAAAGGTGGAAGAGGCGGATATGGAGTTGAAGGGGATGGTAATGATCCTTCCCCGGGAAATCCAGGGCAAGATGGATCATATGTTTTTAATAACAAATATCCTGACCGATACCCTTATCCTATGGGCGCTGGTGGTGGATCGGGAGCTTATACAAGAGGATGGGATAAAGGCTTTTTATCCGGAGGTAAAGGTGGCAATCACGGAGGAGGTGATGGGGCTGGAGCTGAGGATACTGAGGGTGTTACTATTAATGGCGAAAATGGAGGTAATGCCACTTATTATGGTGGTGGTGGTGGAGGAGCCTCTAAAGCTTCTAATAGTGGGGCTACGAGCGGTCGAGGAGGATCAGGTTATCGTGGTATTATTATTTTGCATTATTTAAAAAACGGATAATATGGATAGAAATAGTATTATAAAAGAACTAGGTTCGTATTTTGATATAGTGGAATTAGTATGTCCTCATACATATAATAAGTGGAAGGACAGATCGTGGCAGTTTCTTGATACAGCGTTTCTCCATAATCTTCTTATATTACGGAGGGATATAATCAAACAGCCTATGTATTGTAATAACTGGGATAAGCAAGGGCAGTTTTCCCAACGTGGTCTTAGATGTAACATCTGCCAGATCGTGAAGGATAAGAAAGATGTTTATCTATCCGCTCATGTGTTGGGTAAGGCTGGGGATTTCGATGTCAAGTCAATGACGGCGGAACAGGCTAGAGGCTTGATCTTGGATCATCAAGATATGTTACCATATCCTTTCCGGCTTGAAGGGAAGGTGGGTTGGTTGCATTTTGACAGCCTTGATACGAGGAGCGGTATACACGCCGTGGTGTTTTAGGTACTTAACGGTATAGTGGTTAACTTTGCGTATATGGTATAAAATGAAAGACAAAGACATGATAGAGCGAGTAGGGGCTTTGTGGAACATTGCGCTTGCGTATGGTGCCTCTTGTTGGGCTTATTTCCAGCCGGTACACCATTTATTAATTGTATTACTTATAGTATTAATAGCTAATTTTTTAGCTAGGTTAGCGCAAAGCATAAGGGGCTGGAAGCTCCGACGGAGTCGTAGAAGAAGGTTTAGTTTTAAGAGATGGTTTAGGGAGGTCAGGTTTACTGATATTCTTAAGGAGTTCGCTTTGTCCTGTTTTATAGTAATGACATTATGTGTTATATATAAGACGTTATACCCGATCGAGGAGGAGGCTAGCATGATACTTACCGTTACCAAATATGGGGTGTATATAGCTCTTGTTGGATATGTTATGCTTTTCCTGAATACGATAGGGGATGCTTTTGCTGACGCTTATCTGGTCAAGGTGTTCAAGGCTGTATTCAATAGGATAAACGTATTCAAGATGTTTGGCTTCTCTAAAAACATACCTGATGAGACGTTTGACGATATAAAGAAAATTGCGGATGATGAGGTTAAGGATAAGTCTTAGGGCTGTTTTTTGTTTAGGTCTGTCGCTGTTCCTGTCCTCTTGCGGAAGTAGGAGGCAGGTTAGCGACACGTCTATTGATAGCCGGCTAATAAGCAGGATAGAGACGATGATAGATGAGGCCATGGATCGGAGGATCGTAGAGATCAAGACATCTGATCTTAATGCTGATATCGTTATAACTGAGAGGAAATTCGATACGGGCAAGGATGTTGATCCTGCCACGGGGGAACGGCCGGTGTCCTCGCAGACAGATGCCCATATTGTCATTGGCCGGCGGGACAGCACGGTGACAGCCGATTCCCTTGGAGTTAATAAGACAAGGAATGATATAAAGGATCTGGATAATAAGACAAATATCAAATCTAAGGACGTAGATGATAGGAAGGAATCAAGATGGCCTATAGTGTGGATAGTAGCTGGTATCTTGATGATATTGTTGGTATTGGTGTATATATTGAAGAAGACAAAGATTTTGTAATTATATATCATAAAAAAAGGGCTATGATCTCTCACCGCCCCTTCTCTAATTAGTTTTTAAAGGATATGCAAATAGCATAGAGGTCAGTCCCGGATTCGAACCGAGGTATATGGTTTTGCAGACCACCGACTAAACCACTCATCCAACCGACCATGACGCGAATATATCCATTTTTTTTTGATAACATATTCGTCCATCATTATTTTCGGATCTATTTTTCAAGATTCGTCTTTATAGTTATCTTTGTGAAAAAGAAATACGAATGAATCAGATCAATATCATACCGAAGATAATTCATGATAAGTTCGCCGCTAGGATTATCATGGATGATTACGATATAGAAAAACCTATCGTTATTACTGTCGTGGCTAGGCGTAACGATGGTGAGTATAATACCCAGATATTGACATACCCGACATCAGGAGTTGATTATGAGGGTAATGTAAGGATGGTGTTTTTCGATGTCGCTAGGTCTCATGTTTGCCAGATAACATCGGTGTTTATCAACGGTCATGAGGTCAAGACATATTATACCGATATCCCGGATCTTGATATGCAAGCCCGTTATGACGATAGCTTGTGCCGGTACGATAAGAAGGTTAATATGAATGATATTAGGCTGTCGTTTCAGGTGCTAGAGACACGTGATCCCAAGGTGCTTCAGGTATTGGATGAGTCCGAGTGGGGGCTGCTGGAGGATAGGAAGGCGATCATCGAGATCACTACGCCGGGCATGTCCGACCCCGTTACGTTGTTTCTTGGCAAGAATCAGGTCAATACCTTTACCAGTTTAACACTAGGTCTCAATTGCTTTAATTACGATGATTGTAATGTCAAATACCTTGACCTCCCAGACGGTATATATGATATCAAGATCATAGGTAGCCCTTCCACTTACAATTTTAGTCGCAAGTATCTTAAGACGGATCTTATACGCAGGCGTCTTGATCGGCTATGGATTAAGACTGATATCCTATGCGAGGACAAGGATAAGGATCTTATAAATAAGATACAGGAGATGGAGACACTTATGGTCGTAGCGGAGGCTAACGTTAGGTTGGACAATATAGAGGCCGCTCATGAGATTATTGACCGTGTCGGAGAGCTTCTTGAGATGGCTACCAATTGCGTGGATTGTTGAATAAAAGGAAGGTGATTATAAGATGTTTGAATGAAGTTAGTTGAAAGACATATCGTAAAAGACAACCGGTTTGAGGATATATGCCTTAAATCAGGTTTGTTGTACAATTATGTTCTTTTCAACGTAAGACAGGGGATATTTGATGGTAATTATTTGAAGGAATATGAGTTCTCTACCAAACTATGCAAAGAGAACCAGTATGATTTCAGAAATCTTCCGTTGACGGTATCCCAGCAAGTCGTAGCTCAAGCATTTTCGGCAATAAAGTCTTGGATGAAATTAAAGAAGGAATATGAAAAAAATCCCTCTAAGTTCAATTCGAAACCTAAATTGCCGAAGTACAAACGAGGCAAGAAGCAGAATATGGTAGTCTTTACGACTTCTGCTTGCAGATTGAAAGAAGATGGTTACATCCATTTCATCAAAAACATAATTCCATCAATTAAAACAAACATAGGAGATAACAAATTATGTCAGGTTAGGATAATTCCACAAGCTACATGCTATGTGGTTGAGGTAATTTATGAAAAGGAAGAACATGATCTGAATCTTGATAAGAATAATGTTCTTTCGATTGATTTGGGATTGAATAATTTATGTACATGTATAAGCAATGTAGGTGTCAGGCCTTTCATTGTAAACGGCAAGATTATCAAGTCCTTCAATCAGTGGTATAATAAGAAGAGAGCTAGATTGATGTCTTACATCGGAGACAAGGGAATTTCAAAGAGACTTAGACGGCTAAATAATTATAGGAATTTTTGGATTGATGACAAGATCCACAAGGTTAGCAGATTTATTGTAAATATCTGTATTGAAAACAATATTGGGAGCCTTGTTGTGGGTTTGAATAAAGGATGGAAGAATGGAGTAAATCTAGGGAAGAGGATAAACCAGAAGTTCGTTGAGATTCCATTCTCAAAACTTGTTGAAAAGATATCCTATAAGTGTAAGTTGGTTGGAATAGACTTTCAAGTCCACGAGGAATCCTATACCTCCAAAGTGGATCATCTGGCTTTTGAAAAATTGGGAAAGCATGATGTTTATCTCGGCAAAAGAAAGAAACGTGGATTGTTTCAAAGCTCTATTGGTAAGCTTATTAATGCTGATATCAACGGAGCTATTGGGATAGGCAGGAAAGTATTCGGTGATTCTTACGTCAGTAGGATAATCGATAGTGGGTTAGCGTTTAACCCGGTTAGAGTAAACATTTTGTGATACGAATGTGAGTTTAATAAATGAAATAAATAATTTTAATAACGTGGGTTGTAATACTTGTAAGGAAAAGGCGTTAAGGGCCGAGAGAGAAAGGATTGAGAGAAGTATGATGAATCGTCCTTCTTCTACCGTTGTTAGCGATAGGGAATATGCTTCTAGAAGCACCGCTGGATGTATGGTTATGCAAGATCCGTTGCAGACCATGGAGCGTGACGTGGTTAGTATATATAAGCAAGTTCGTACCAAGGGTGATGGCGTTGGCGTATCTTATCTTAATATGCAGAAAAAGATCCGTGAGTGGATCAAGAACCTGCCGTATGGATGCCCGCCTGACGAGGAGGTACAGGAAATGAGAAAGGAGATTCTCGATGGGCGCGCAGAGCATATCAAACCTTGATAGAATAGATCTATGTAAGGTCGTAGACGAATGGCTGTCTTGTCAATGGAGTGGATACATGAGGTATCATAGGTACAGGATCGGGAATAAGCCTGATGTATCTTATTGGGGCAAGATAATTCGCCTGCAAAGATCATTATGCGATAATGATTGCGGGTTATGCCCGGATGAGGTAAGATTGTTAAAGGAACGTATTAACAAATTGTTGGCATGAGAAAGTATAATTGTTCACATATAACCCCGTCCACTTGCGTACCTTACGAGGGTGATCTACCAGAGTGGTCAAAGCATAAGGACTCTGATGAGTGCGTTATGATCTCTGACGTGATAGAGGAGATATATGAGGAGCTTACCCGTATCAGGGAGGCTATAGATGTCCGGGATCTTGGTGAGTCTTGTGTTAAGATAAATGGCGATAAGACCGTAGCTAAAATCCTTTACGCTATTGAGGATAAGATCTGCAATGGGTGATTAATGTCCTGATTTTGGGATATTAAAAATAGCCAATCGGTTTGTGTTTATCATCCCGATTGGCTATTTTTGTATGTCCACTGACTCTCACGAGGGAGTGGACATAAAGTAATTAATTATTAACTTCAAAATTAGATTAAAAAATGAAGACGGTAAATGTTTTGACAAGAAAAATGGGTGATTTTAACGTTTTTCAAAGAACTAGTGATGGTTATTTTGATGCCAACAGTTTACTTAAGCAATGGAATGATAATCCCGATAGCACGAGAAGACGGCTTGATGATTTTATGAATAGTGGTAGAACTAAGGAATTTATTAGTGCTTTATCTGAAGATGAAAGCCATAGGAGAAAAATCGACATTGGTGATAATCAATTAGTTATAAAAGTAAAAGGTAAGACAACTAAGCATGGTAAAACTCCTGATAAGGTGTGGATGCATCCTCTGTTGTTTATAAAATTTGCCATGTGGATAAATCCTAGATTCGAAGTTCAGGTGTTGAGATTTGTACATGATCAACTTATAGATTACAGGGATAAGGCTGGTGATGCTTACAAGAGGATGTCTTCCGCTTTATCTAAAATAATTGAATCTTCAAGACTAAGAGATAAAATACAAGATTTGGCCAGATCCGTAAATATTATTGTCTATGGCCTTCATGAGACTATGATAAGAAACTCTGTTGGCGAGGAGGCCAAGGCTAAAGAATTGATGGAGCTGGAGATTGATATAGCCAAGATGATTGAGTTTGGATATATAACTACCGAGGAGCAATTAAGAGATTATCTATATAAGGTTTTGAGAAGCAAAAAGGCTCTTCCTTTGTAATTTGATTTTAAATTGTATCTTTGTGACAAAGTGAATGACAATGGTATACGGTAACAAAGAAATAGTTCGGACGTTCACCAAAAACAACCCGCCTGCCGGGTACGTGGGCGGCTCTGTTGACTACCGGGTCCCGGCCAACGTCTATTTTGGCGATACGCAGGAGGAGGCTGACAGCAAGGCTGAGGATGATATCAACGCCAATGGTCAGGACTACGCCAACACATATGCCGACATAATACCGTCCGTATGGTATAATGATCAGGTATGCGATGAGTTTATTAAGAACAATTGCGTAAGCGGTAAGGGATCTAAGGAACAGGTATGTGTAGAGAAAGGTAGGTTTGTCTCTTACGTATCCAAGAAAGATGCCAATGATAAGGCTAGGGTGGAGCTTGGGCGGATCGGGCAAGGGGAGGCCAACGCAGTTGGGACATGCTGTAAGGACTGGGCTTCACAGCCTCTTCGTGGCTTATTTTATAAGAACGATTGCGAGGCTGGCAAATCAGGCAAGGAAGGTATTGTATATGAATTACCAGCTGGAGCTGTCATATCCGATATCTCCCAGATAGACGCCGATACGTTAGCCTATAGGAAGTTCATGAAAGAAGGTCAGGAGAAGGCTAACGCCGAGGGTAGTTGTTCACCTGTATTCTATAATACGAAGATCGGTGATTGGTTCGAGAAGATATGTCCGTTCGGATATAAGTCCGGTAAAGTATATTACTCTATCAAAGCCAACAGGTTTAGGTCATGGATATCGGTTGAGGATGCCAACGCCAAGGCTCGTGAGGTCTTGATGGTAGAGGGACAGGAGTACGCTGATCTTAATCTTGAATGCGAGAAATGGATTGAGAATATCGATCAAGAAGATCAGTGTTATTGGTAAGAATGCTTTTTTGTTTTTCCATAATTTATAGATTAGTGTTTGGAGGGGATTGTATATCTCCTCCATTTTTTTTGTATATATATCAATGGTGATAAGTTTATATACTGTAATACACTTGCTTATATGTTGAATATATTTTATATTTGCATACCTATCTATTCATCTCGAACCGATAGGTATTATGTTTAATTTAAAATATTGTTCAAAGTTATGAAAAGTCGGGTTGAAATCAAATCCTCTGATAGGAGATTGATGGGCGTTGTTATACCTGCGCTCAGTGATAATGGTTTTGTTAACATCACTTTAGCTATGAAAGTCTTGTCTGATGATAGGCTTAAAAAGGGCTTATCTCCTAAGAAGCTTAATGATATTATTAAGTATGATGGCTTTCAAGAGAAATGTAGGGAAATAATTAGTAGACTGGAAAACAGGGATCTATGTAAGCGGATAAATATCAGCCTACAAAACAAGACCCTAAATCTTAGTGATTTAAACAAAATGGGATTGGCATGCCGAAAGGGAAAGGGGGATGGACAGATGTGGTATATGAATCCATATCTTTTCCTTGTGGTGGCTATGGAAATGAGTCCTGAGGTTTGCGCCGATGTCGTGATGTGGTTTGTTGATAATATCGTAGGGGTAAGAAATGCCGCTGGTGACGCTTATATAGAGATGTGTAGTAGCGTATCTTCGCTTATAAGCGATAAAAGCAACTTAAAGGAATCGTTATCAAGAATTGCTAAGGGTATAAATTTTGTTGTTTTTGGCGTACATGAGGAAGGAATAAGAAATAGGGCTTCCTTCGAGGAGCTGGATATGATAGTATCAATAGAAAGAAATATATCTTACGCTATTAAGGCTGGATATATAAAAGATTATAATGGCGTTATAAACGATTTGGGAAGGCAATGGAAAGATAGATGGGGTAATCCTGTTCTTAAATTGAAGTCTTGATCCTATCTTATTATTATAGTTTATGAGTATAGGGGATACAAATGGGGTATTCCCTATATTGTTTAATAATGTATGTTATCTTGTTATCAAATCAAATAAGTATCTTTGCTAAAAACATTAATATTATTAATATGTGTAATACAGGTGGTTGTTGTCATGATCATTCACGGGAACGTCCCGAAGAGTGTTGTCATGGCGTTAAGATAGATAGGTTTCTTAACAAATGCCCTAACGATCCTTGTGATCCTTGCGATCGGGGTTGTCAGGACGAACCTTGTGTTGGTTATGGATGTCCTATAACCTTGTATGATAAATGTGTCTTATACTCAGGCGATGAGTTGGTAGCGGATGGTATAGAGAAAGGTAATGACATTTCTGTCGTTATAGACTCATTGAGGCGTATTATAGCGTCTAGGGATAAGCAGATAGATTTATACCATCGTGAGGTTCTGGATTTGAAGAAGATTATAAACGAGCTTGTCAACGCCGGTGGTAGCGGCGGGGATAACGATACGGAAGAGGAGACGTGGTAATGAATGGTTGCAACAAAAAACAATACAGGCCTACTGTAGACGATACGAAAGTACCGTGCTCTACGTACATGAGTACCGATTGTATTTATCCCGGTGATAAGGTACGTGTGGAATCATTGGGATTATCCCCTAATTGCGATATGTCCGATACCCTTAACGCTATGATAAAGGCTATACGGGATAGGGATGCCGAGATATCCGAGTTGAGAAGAATGATCAATAAATTAATTTGATAATATGAAAAATTGTAATCCATGTAAACCGGAATATAGACCGGGGAATGAGTGTAGTATCTACAGCTCCCAGATCATATATGACGGTCAGTCGTTCCCTGAGGCAGACATCAGGAACGGTGATGGCATGAATAGCGTAATCGAGTCTCTGGTAAGGAAGCTGGTTGCCGTATCTGGCGCCACGGCGTCCATCCAGCGTGACTCGTTCAAGGGCGTTCAGGCTGTCAGGTTAAGATACGAGCCGTTGACCGTGCTCAGCGTTACCTATTGTGGTACTATCGTCCCTAATGACGGGTATGTCGTTTCTGGTAGATCCGTTAAGTTTAAGAAGAAATATTGCATGGGTGATGAGTTCACTGATGTTAATATCGTATATACTACATTGAATAGTAATATTTTAAATACTTCTTGTTATGGCTAAGAGAGTGTACGATACGGTCTTGGCTTCCGAGTGTGACGGTTGGGTATGTGGTGAGACCCTTAAGAAAGGATCTATCCCAGTAGATAGGTTAGAGCTTGATTCTTTATCAGAGGCCGTAAGGGAGCTTATAGAGCGTTTTTTTGAGGAGGGATGGTTGCCGGATATGATCTGTGATCTTGGTTGTGGAGGCGCCAGCGTATTTGAGATTAAGCCTACTAACTTCGAGTATCCTCCTGAGGGTGGAGAGAAGATCCTTGAGATTATTGTCGGCAAGAGTGATAAATGGACTATAACGCAAGCGGATTGATATGGCTAGTAATTTAAAAGATATTCTTGCCAAGATCGAGCAAGGCTCCTCATGGGTGTCCTACGACAAGATTTCCGGTACCGGCCCCGACAAGGTGGCTATTAAGGTAGAGCCGGGATGGATGGGTAGGTTGCCTAGGGAGACTTACGTAGCGGTCGAGAAAGGCAAGGTTACGAAGCTCGCTACCATAACCCAGAAGGGTATGGAGCGGGTAAGCGTGGATCCGACCAATATCATGTTCGATATGGAGGGCGGGACGGCGGTCATCAACGCCAAGCTTAACTCCGCCTCGGTCAAGGCCTCCTGTCTTACCCTTGGTGGCTCGGTGAGCAAGTCTTATATAGTCTCCATGAACGTGAATGGCTTATCCATGAAGGTTCCGGAAGAGGATAGCAGATATATAGTGTATGCCGATCCTGAGGATCCCGGAGCCACTGATTTGTATGAGGCTAGTTTTGTCATAGCTATGCCTAAGAATATGGATAACGAACAGCATCATGAGATGTTTGTCTTGAACGGTAAGGTTGTTAATATCAATCAACAGCCTAATGATATACCTTATATCATACTTGATCATGACTTCGATAACGTGACTAGCGAGAACGGTCAGGTTGTCATCGATATCAAGTCCAATACCGAGTATGATATCGAGCTAGTATGTTGCACTTGCGGTGATGGTAGTGAGCCGGAGCCGGAACCACCCTTCAACGTGGATCCGCAAAGGTTGACGCTTAATAAGGATGGTGATACCCAAATCGTGAGGGTAGAGGCCGGAGATGATGTTTCATGGAGAATAACTGAAGGATAATATGGCAAGGGAAATAGATAAGAATTGTGTCGAGGGTAATTGCTTTGCCATTAACGACAAGAGCCATGGGGTAGGCGATAATAAGTTTAATATCGTATACAAGGCTAATTATACCGGTCAGATCTGTACGGCTAAGTTCCGTATAACATCAAAGGACGGTAATATTGTCAAGGAGTATATGATAGCTCAAGACGCCAAGCCCGTTTATTATAATATCAAGATGGTTCAGCCGTTCACCAAGGATGACTGTTTGGCTAACCAGCATGGATCGGTGGTGTTGTATACGGTCGAGGAAAGGACCTACAAGTCATTTATCTCGCAGGAGGACGCCGATGCCAAGGCTATGGAGGATATAGCCCTGAACGGTCAGAAATACGCCAACGAGCATGGTGAGTGTATAACCGATATCTGGTATAACGAGGAGCAGAGAAAGACGTTTATACGTAATAATTGCGATAAGTTCAGTGACGGTCAGGAATATGTTTATATCATTCCTGAGGGCAAGTACGTATCTTCCATCTCTCAGGAGGACGCCGATAGGAAGGCTCTTGAGGATATTGAGAAGAACGGTCAACAACAAGCCAATTTGGAGGGTGAGTGTAAGCCTAAGGAGAATATCTATTATGGTAAGTTTAGTAAGACCTTTACCCGTAACAATTGTGACTCCACCCAATACGGTACTGATGTGGTTGTCGATGAGACGATGGTTACAGGGGACTTCAGATCCATCGTGTCTCAGGAAGACGCTAATAGCCTAGCAAGGGCTGCTGTCGAGGCTCAAGGTCAGGATATAGCGAATATCAAGGGTAACTGTGAGAAGATACCGGTATTTACCGGATCGTACTCCAAGGTATTCCAGAGAACCAACTGCCCTGAGGGTTCTACTCCTGTTGACTTCACTGTGGACGAGAAGATGTGTTCTGGATATCCGTTCACTTCTACGGTATCGCAGGATGCCGCCAACAAGCTGGCGCAGGACGCTGTCGAGGCGCAAGGTCAGGCTATCACCAACGAGCGTGGCGACTGTCAGACTAACGTATACTATAACGTAAGGATGGAGAAGACAGTCACGAGAAATAATTGCGATGAGTTCCATATCGGTCAACCTTATACTTATGTCGTTTCCGCCGGTAAGTACTTCTCTATTATCTCCCAGAAGGACGCTGATGATAAGGCTAAGGCCGATCTTGAGGCTAACGCCCAACAACAAGCTAACCTAGAAGGTGAGTGTAAGGAGAAGACGATCTACTACGGTAGGTATAATAAGGAGTTCACTCGTAATAACTGTGATGAGACCCAATACGGCACCAAGGTTGTCGTGGATGAGACTATGGTGACAGGAGATTTCAGGTCTACCGTATCACAGGCGGACGCCAACAACAAGGCTAAGGCCGCTGTCGAGGCTCAAGGTCAGGATGTGGCTAACGTGAAAGGTAAGTGCGAGAAGGTGCCTGTATATACCGGTACTTATACACGTACGTTTACCCGTAACAATTGTGGTGCTGGCACTGGTGGTACTTATACGGTAAATGATAGGATGGTTGACGGTTATCCGTTCACGTCTACCGTATCACAGGAGGATGCCAACAACAAGGCCAAGGCCGCCGTTGACGCCCAAGGACAGGCTCTTGCCAATATCCACGCCCTTTGTACGTACACCGGCCGTGCTTCCTTGGAGTTCACGAGAAACAACTGTGGTGAGTGTAAGATCGGATCTAAGGTGACAATCACCCAAGATATGGTAGAAGGACACCCATTCCAATCCAACGACTCCCAGACCGCCGCTGACGCTATGGCCATGACCGCCGTACAGGCTCAAGGACAGGCTTTGGCTAACACCAAGGGTACTTGCTCTAACGCTGCTATGTATACCGGTAAGGCTAGCTTCGAGTTCACGAAGAGTAATTGTGGCGCTAATCAGGTAGGAAATCCGTTCACCGTGACACAAGATATGGTGGAAGGTCATCCGTTCCAGTCTTGTGTATCACAGGATGAGGCTAACTTAGTCGCTATGGCCGCTGTCATGAATCAAGGTCAGAAGATCGCCGATGAGCGTGGTACTTGCCATGAGGCTCCTAAGTACACCGGTCATTATAGCGAGGCGTTCGAGAAGAACAACTGTCCGTCTGGTCTTATCCCGTCTTCAGTTACCGTTACTGAGGCTGACGTGACCGGAGGTCCGTTCTACTCATACGAGAGCCAGTTCGCCGCCGATGAGCTAGCCAAGGCCGCTGTCAAGGCGCAAGGTCAGGCTATAGCCAACGATCGTGGTACTTGCGACGAACTGAAGATATATGTAGGTAATTATAGCAAGGAGTTCACTCCTAAGTGTCCTACTTGTCAGTATGCAGATCCTATCACCGTAACCCCGGATCTTATGGGTCAGTTCTTTACCTCAACCCGTTCTCAGGAAGAGGCAGACGCTTTGGCTAAGGCCTATATCGACAGAATGGGTCAGGCGTTCGTCAACAAGAACTATGATGATACGTGCCATACGAAGACCGAGCAACCGGTATGGGAGACTATAGAGACCGTATGTAAGGACTGTATCTCTCAGTTACATCAACGTAACACCAATACCTGTTATACTGATCCTGATAATCAAGAGCGGTATATAGCCGGTGGTAGCAATACCTGTTTCTGGTTTGGTACGGCATCCAAGGCCTTTACCCGCCAATGCGCTGACGGAGGTGTGGGTAGTTCTGTTACTGTAACCCAGAATGATGTTACGGACCCAAGTCCTAGTTCTGATGGTAAGTTTAAGTCATGTGTGTCACAGGCTGACGCTAACGCCAAGGCATTGGCCGCCGTGAGCTCTCAGGGTCAGGCCGTGGCTAACTCGAAGGGTACTTGTACGTGGACAGGAAGCTATACCGGACAGGTTAGGAAGAACAATTGCGCTGACGGCGGCGTGGGCGACATGGTATCCGTAAGTAGCAGCAAGCTTCCGGGACACCCGTACACCTCCACCGTTTCCTTGGCTGACGCCAACAAGAAGGCTGAGAACGCGGTTCGTGGATCTGATGGTCAGGCTTACGCCAATAAGAATGGAGGATGTACATGGACTTACGTGGCAAGCCGTGACTTCTATAGGAACAATTGCGCCGGAAGCGGGGTTGGTCAGAGAATAACGGTGACCTCTACGCAAGTCAACGGCGGAACGGCTATCACCAGCAAGGTTTCTTTGGCTGACGCTAAGAGCAAGGCTGAGCAAATCCTAGACCAGAAGGGACAGGATTACGCCAATCAACATGGAACTTGTGTATGGACCGGTACTGGAAGCGCCACTTTCTACAAGGATAATTGCGGAACATGTAAACATGGTGTAGCTTTATCCGTCCCTTATAGCGCTTTAGGGTTGTCAGCGTTGACATCCACCGTATCTCAGGCGGATGCCGACAGCAAGGTTCAGGATGCTTTCAAGAATGATACGGCGACTAAGACCGCAGCTCAGGCTTACGCCAATAAGAATGGTGATTGCGCCGACGATGATGATACTCCTACTTATGGTGATTGGAGTTATTATTGCGACGGGTGTACCTATCGTAAGAAAAGGAGTCAAACCAATCCTTGTTCCTCTGCTTCTGATCAAGACGAGGTGATTGAGTATGATTCCAGATCTTGTGGATGCGGATGCGATAATACATACCATATGGATAATAGCAGGTGTAATAATGGTAATAGCGAGGAGCATTATTCTAGCGAGTGTGATCCTACGGGATATTGGCAGAATGGTGGTGAGCATTGCTGTAACCCTTATGATTATACGATCTATACTAATGAGGTATGTAAGGGATGTACAGGAAGTTGTGGTGATATATGTGTCCCGGATAGTCCTATTAAGGTGGTTAGCGCTGGTGAATATTGCGCTTCTTCATCGAGTCTGGCCAGTGAACAGGCTTATAACAAGTATAAAGAGTATAAAGACGCATTCCAAAATCTAGTTGATGCTAGAGTATGTCCTACGATGGTATGTAATGACTACGTATCGGCTACCGCTACCAAGCAAGGTTGTCCGTCTAATTGTACAGCTCCAACGGCTTCCGCTTATTGGGTAGCGGGAGGTAATAATGGAACTTGGTGTGAGTGTGATGGCGATAAGGCCGCACTTACCGCCGCGGCACAGGCTTCAGCTAACGCACTAGCGCAGGAAAAAGCCAACGCGAAGGAATGCGATTGCCCGGAGGTGAAGACGTGGTCATGGTCGGTATCTATGAATAATGATTGCATGAGCCATGAACAACTTGTCACATCAAGAGGATTTACGATTACGTATAATAATCAATGTGGTAGATCTATATCTGGTTCTGTGAGTGGTATAGGATATACACAAAACGGAGAAGAGCAGGTCAATAGCGCTAGCTTTACAATTCCCGCAGGATCCGGAACCAAGAGTGGAAGTGTATATTTTAGCCGAGAAGTGGTATGTGGAGATGTAACAATCTCTGGTCATGATTCAGGTAATTGTTGACAATCACTGCTGTTATGGTTTTTAATAAAAAGGAGAGACTTATTAGCCTCTCCTTTTTTTGTTATACATCAGAATCTTAACAGTTCCCAGATCCTCCTCCAGAAACACTTATAGACCCACATTGTACTCCTAAATCAAAACCTATGACACCGGTTTTTTTACCAGACCCAGTAGGTATGCTTACGGTAGTACTTCCAGCCGTAACGGTTTGTCCATTATCATTACGACCAGTAACAGTTACAGTTATTGATTTAGATGATCCACATTGATTATTGTAAGACACTTCATAGGAGCACCTTAATGCAGATGTAGAACCAGGCAAGCCATTACAAGGATCACCGCTCAGCATAGCGTTGGCGCTCCACGTCTTCACCTCCGGGCAATCGCATCTATCGGCCTGAGCTAATCCATTGGCGTAAGAGATACCGTCTGAATCGATGTGAGCTTAGCTTATTCAATGCGCATTGTTTATCTATTAATTAAAATCATTAATATTGTATCGTTAATATTAATACATTAAGTTATGGCTTGCAATAAGAAAAAGAAAATGGCTAATGGAGGCAAGGTCTCCGAGAAAAAGAAACCTCAATTGAAATGTGGAGGCAAGGTTAAGAAAAAGAAGTAACAACCGGAGGGGTATATCCCCTCCTCAGTATTTAGCATATGAAAAATTCAGAATTTGTATCTAGAATCATAAATGATATGAACTCCATCAATAAGGACGCTCATGTCAGTAGGAGATGGATATTATCCATAGGAAGACAAAAAGCAAGATCATATATAGCCCAGAAGTATGCTGATGGAACCTTGTTCGGCGAGGAATCACTGTATACTCATATCAATTGCATGGAGATGGAGAGGGTTCGGAAAATTGATTGTTGTTTTGATGAGTTTAAACTATGCAGGATACTTATGAGATCCAAGAAAAGATTGCCCGATATGATATATACCCGTATAGGTCCGGCTATCATCAAAGTATCAAATATCATGGATGATATTATATTTAACTCCATATCGTTAAGAAAATACGCTAACAACAAGGAACGTAAATACGGGAATATAGATCAATACTATTATTATGTCAATGATGGATATATCTATATACCAGATATTAACATAGAGGCTATAAATGTTGATCTTATAACTCTCGACAGAAAAGCGGCGTTAGAGCTAGGGGGATGTGGAGCTGAAAAAGATAAGCCATGTACATCTCAATGGGATTATGATTTCATATGCCCAGACAAACTTCTTGAATATGTGGTTTCCGAAACATTAAGGGAAACTGTAACCAAATTGCAGATCCCTACGGATGAAAACCCGGATATGGATATTAATAAGAAAACACAAAAAATTCAATAACATGAATCTAATAAGATCAATAATCAATTTCTTTGGTTTCAATGACGCCATAGTTGACGGTATAGGCGAAAGAGGGATGAGGGATAGCTCAATCATAAGATATAATGAGGTGCATGATATGTATGACAAGATTATAAAAGATCTAGGAGATATGTCAGCTTACGTATCCAAAGGTTATATCTATGATAAGATAAAGGAAAGAACAGGATTAAGTACCAGACATATTAGTAGGATATTGAATCATACTAGGAGGAAAGATCTTAGATTCATCTAATCGTAACAAAAAGGAGAGACTATATAAGCCTCTCCTTTTTTTTATTGTCAACAAGATCCACTCCCTTGACCATCCTCATAATAAGCATAAGCTCCAGATGATATCCCGTAGTTGGTTGTTGTAGAATCAGAGAAAGTTCCTGATCCGGAAGGAATAGGGACTATTCTTGTCTCATACTCCCATTGACCATTCGTTTTTTTGTATCCTATAGTCATCCTAGACGTCTTTTCCGATCCACATGGATTATTATATTGTATGGTGTAATTTATCGTCTTCCCGCTTCCGCTAGACGTCGTTACACTAGCGCTCCATGTTTTGGGACAATCGCATTCCTTCGCGTTGGCTTTTTCCTGCGCTAGTGCGTTAGCTGAAGCCTGTGCCGCGGCGGTAAGTGCGGCCTTATCGCCATCACACTCACACCAAAACTTATCAAATATTTCTTGAATAAGGATGAAATTATTATATTTGCGACATGAAAACAAAGTCATTTAAAATACTTGATCAATACTTTCTTCGATTCTATAGATCTATTATGTCTAAGAACGGGAAAAGGAGGAAGCATACGATCGTGGATAAGAATGATATTCTCGAATGTCAGTCCTTGATATGGAAGGTCATACGTGATAAGTATCTGGATAATGAGGGTGGGGTTTATATAAACAACATCGGTTATCTGTGCCATAAGATCAATCCTAATCGTAAGATATATCTAAATAAGCTTACCGGTACTATTAACAGACGTGGAACTGGTGGATATTCTTATGTCCATACGTGTATTGATTTTATGCCTCGGAACAAGTATTTCCATCTCTATATTTCTCCGGCGTTGAATAAGGAATGTAGGTTGGCTATGGAATCAGGTAGGAGATATAAGTTTTTGTACCGGGAAGTTGAATCGGAGAGTAAGGTATTTGGAGTTAAATGGGTTTACAAACTGTAGAAGTTTTTGTGATCCAGTTAGCCCGTGAGGGTAGACTGGATTTTTTTTGTATCAATGATTCAAATGCATATCTTTGTGCAAAAGACTTAAATATGACGATAAAGGGCTTATTGGCCGAGATCAAGGCCGATTTACATAAATACGATGATAGCGGGGCTATAGATACCTCATCTGTTTACAGGTGGGCTGAGATCGCCTTGAAAAGGTTCGGGGGTGTTATAGCGGTCATGTCCGAGGCGGTTATCAAGACCAGCAATAAACAGGCGGTATTGCCTTCTGATTTTTTCGACATGCTTGATGCCTATAGGTGTGAGCCTCTTGTCTGTGAGATTCCGGGCGGCGACAAGGCCAAGGCTGACCTCCAACACGAGATCGGCTGGATCGAGCGCACCGAGCGTGGGTTCCGTTGGAACTCCTGCACCGAGTGCTGTAAGGAGGAGTTTGAGAAGACGATCACGGAGAGGATATATATCGGGTCTCACGAGGTTCGATTTCATTACCATCATCCCGTAAGGCTGTCTATAGGTCGAGGACTGAGGCGTGATTGCGCCGCTGACAAGTATCGGGATAAGTACGATTGGGATAATTATGATATAACTATATCCGGCAATATTATGTATACCGGGTTTGACGGGTTTATTTATATCATATATCGTGCTACGCCTAAGGATGATGACGGTCTTCCATATATACCTGAAACGGCGTTAGGATACCTTGAGGATTATGTTGAGACGTATATCAAGATGAAGATCTTTGAGAACGCTGCCGTGAACGGTTTGGTACAGGGCGCTGGTGACGCTTATAAGCTATACGCCCAACAGGAACCGGGTAAGTTCGCTAGGGCTATGAAGGAGCTTAAGATGTCGATGATCACGTTAAATGATTATCGGGAACTGGCTGAGGATAATAGGAGAAGGATGTTGTCTTATGAGCGGATGTGGCCCAATGCTTTTGATAAGTATATCAAATTGGTTTAGTTGCGGGGGAGGGAATCGAACCCTCGATCTTTAGGTTATGAGCCTAATGAGATACCTCTTCTCCACCCCGCGATTATGACGCGAATATACGTTTTTAAAAAGAAAAAAAGATAATATGGCAAAGAAAAATGATTGGATACATTTAGATAAGACAAGTGGTACTGGTCCTGCTGAGGTTAAGGTTACCGCTGATATCAATGAGACTGGAGAGATACGTCAGGCTACGTACAAGGTTATAAAAGAAGGCACCAAGGAGGAGAAGACGTTCGTGTGCAGGCAGGAGTCCGTCCCGGTGGTGATCATCCCGGAGTTCGACTACCTAGTGCTTAGGTATATCTGGGCTGACGAGGACGGCATTGACTTTGACACGGCTACCGGTTTCGATAACACCGGCCTCCCGGACGTGGACGGCAAGCTGGTTGGTTGGAGTAAACAGTACCAGACCACGCAGGAGCGGGTAGGTGATTATCTTATCCACGGTGGTGATAACATGGAATCAGGTAATGAGGCCGCCTTGATCCAGATGGGGCCGTTGTTGGATGGCGATAATTATGATAAATTACCTCTTGAGATCAGGTGTAGTATATACGGTAACTGGTATGGTGGTCGTGAGAAAGGTAATGTCACTATCAGGTTCACGGCATATAAGGGCGGTTCTATGGAGAAACGTGGATATGATTTTGTCAATATCGGAGGCGAGGAGGTTTATACCGGTGACGCTCCCACTAACGTATCCGCCCATGGTGAGGATAATTGGCAAAATATAAAGACCTTGTATTCTAAGGTAGGCACGATGATCTATAACAAGGAATCTCGTGACTGTATTGTAAGAATAGGTGAATAGATTTTTCTTCATAATATAAACACATCGGCTCTCTTGTTCGTGAGGATAGGAGAGTTTTTTTTATTTTTTTAATCCTTCACTTATGACATATTTGATCTTTTATTGCGTGGGAATAATCTAGCTTTGCCGAAAACTAGGATCATGATAACTTTAAATGATGTAAATAACGAACTCCATGTCCGGTTATATATACTGGAGGTGCTTAAGGATTATATAAGAGATGATGATTTCGACGAGCTTTTAGATAAGGCATTGGATTTTGTCATGGAAGGCGTTTCTATGCCTAAGGTGCCGGTAAAAGATACTACTATGAGCGATATATCAAGAAGTATTATCGCCTTGACCACAGGTATAGGGTTTGATGGTAAGATAAACAAAAGTCCTCTGGAATTGGCTTATGACAGATGTAGGATGAGATATGTTTTCGATCCTCGGAATCGTGACATACATGGCGTTGTCGTTGGTTATTCCAATGATTTCAATAGTCTGGTGGCCGTGTGCGACGAGGGATCGAAGAGAGGAATAGACAAAGGATCTACCGATTTTGTGGATGTCAATGAGAGATACGTGACTAACGGGTTCTTCTACATATCCGTAGAGGACGCCGATAAGCAATCAAGCTACATGGGAAAAAATCCATAATTATTATGTTTTTGTATTTTCATTAGGGGTAAACGTTGCAAAGTGTTTAGATTTTCCTTCTGGCTTGTGAGAGTCAGAAGGATTTTCTATTTTTGTGCGATTTGAATGTTTTGCATAATACGTACAGTTTATTAGAATCCGCCACATAAGTGATTATCTGGTGGATTTATTATATTTGCGAAAAAGATAATGTCGTGCAAAATAACTCTAACATAGCGGTTCCCGACTCCGGGATGAACAGGGATAAGCATCCACAGGATCTATCCCCGTCTGAATATAGTTTCGCCTTGAACGCTACCATAGAGGGTGACGATGGAAGCCAGCTTAAGATCCAGAACGAGCCTAGTACCCTTTTATGTAAGCGATTTGATGGCTATAAGGTTATTGGGTATAAGAATGATATAGCTGGTGATAACACTTATTTCTTTCTATCTAATCCGGATGATAATACGTCTAAGATCACGTTCATGCGGTCATTGGATTATATCAAGACCGTGGAGGATCAATTGGCTGGATCGGGAAAGGACATCCATCGTATCCTTGGCGAGAGGCTTGAGGAGTCGGATGGTCGTTTTGATGAGATATGTGATTTGATGGAGATCCTGATAGAGGACTGGGTTGATGACCCTTGTCTTAATTTCTCCATTCATCATCCGATCTTCGATATAGAGATCAAGGACGAGAAATGCGGGAAGGTGATATACTGGACCGATGGATATAATCCCCAGCGATATGTTATGGTCGATAAGGCCCTTAACCCGGATGATGATGGTGACTTTTGGTATCATTACCATGGGTATAAGACATGTGGGGATGACAAGCCAATAGAGAGGTGTAGGCTGGCCTGCGAGAAGCTGCTGGTGTTCCCGTTGCTGACGGCCCCGTGCGTGGAGCCTGAGGTCGTGGAGTTCGGGGGAAGCCTGCGTGCCGGGACCTACCAGTTCTGCGTGGCGTTGTGCGATGAGTTCGGGATAGAGAAGACCGGATATTGCTCATTGACCAACCCAATCATGTTATTCGATCGCCAAGATATGGTTATCCGTGATGGTTTATGGGGTAAGTCAACCAATATGGGTATCCGCCTTACCGTGTCCAATATAGATAAGCAGGTATCTCATTATAAGATAGGTGTTATACAGAACACGGTTGGGTTTAATGGTGAGCAAAGCCCGGTTCTTGAGTATTTCATAGAAGGTATACATCCGATAACGGAAAGGACCATCTATTACCTTACGGATCAGTATAGCGAGCGTACGACCATGGAGAAGTTATCCAAGGAAATACCGGTATATAAGACAGCCAGAGGCATGACGTCTGTCGGGAATCGTCTTCTTCAATACGGCTTGACCGTGGAGAATGAATGGAATCTTCAACCGGTCGTTAATTTTTTGGGTCATTTCGTTAAATGGCAGACATCGATAGCCACGGAGAATCTATATAAAGACGGTGTGGCTTGCTCTAAATACGCCTCTTTCATGCGTGACGAGGTATATCCGTTGGGTATAAGATTCTTTACTAATACGGGATACAGGACAGCTAGATTCCCGCTTATCCCTCGTCCGGCCACAAGGGAGGAGATGGAGGTTATCGTTGATGAGGACGGCAACTCTGAAGACCTATCAGCGGCTTCGGTATTGGAGAACAACCCGCAGTGCGCCGGGAACAGCCGCCGTTATCTTTGGCAGTTTAAGAATACGGCAAAGATCATAAACGACCCGTCTTGGGGATTTGATGATTTTGGGGGAGAATGCAAGAATCAGCTAGATGTTAAGCAACTCAGATATGTAGAGCAGGAATATGCCACGGTAGGAGAGACCCAATTCGTTATCAACACGATGGGGGAAGATGTTACGGTAGATGATGCTATTGATTATATCGCTGATAATATAGAGAACTTGTGTGATATCATAGAATCTAATGTAGGTGTTACTGACGAGTTATGCGCTGCTATATCATTGCCAGAGGATCAAGACGGTATAAAGGCTCCCGATTTCTCTAGTGGATGTGATGATATTGAGAGGATAGAGACCAGGACTATATTGGATAAAAACTCTTTGGTGGATTCTAGGATTGATTTTACGTATAAGCTGGAGAGTGATTATACGGAGACCGAACCTACGACATTAATACAAAGTAATGCCGAATCCCAAAGGAAGTTTTCTGTATTGTGTGATTTTGATAATTACTCTAGTGGAGGTAAGAATATCATAGATCTGGTTCAAGAATGGTTGGATGGTCAGGATGAGGATAAATTCCCGTCTGATATAGACTCCTCCGCCTTGGTCTTGTGTCAGGATATGTCTAATGTCCGGCAGTTATATGATGAGGGTATATGTACTAATGGGTGTTCGGTAGGTGATCCTCACGTGAATCCTACTATTAACAATGTTCAACTTCCTACATTCCAAGGGAGTAGGTCATTGGGTAAGTGCACATATTTGTATCAATATCCCGGATGGGAAGGAAAGAAGCATACGGAGACGATGCTTGATCAGTTAATGGATACGATGGAGGCTTATTTCCCCCAATATGAGAGTCAGTTTGGTATCGAGAACGCCATGTGTCTTTTTGGCGATGGTGATAATTCTAAGTTTAATACCGGTATAACTACTGACTGGGAAGGTCGTGTGTCTATGCAGAATGATATTGACGCCAAGACCAATTGGTTCGGTAGAAGCAACTTGACTTATTTCAAGTTCTATCCACATGTATCCTCATACGCCAGATGGGTGGAGTTGGATTACGAGAAATACATAAGTGGTTTATCCGATCCTGATAACGGTATTATGTATATAGAGATGATGGGTAACTATAATTATCCGATCGGCGACTCGTCATCATACAATAAGGTTCGTATAACGTTTTTCTCGGACAAGGAAGGTACCGTGGCTCCTAATCCTTTGGCTAATGATGCCAAGAAAGGTGTTATAGTGAATTACGTGGATCATAAGATATTTATGATGCCAAAGTACTTGTTCTGGAATGATGACAAGACTACTTTCCATAAGATATATGTTTGCATCGAGCCTGCGGTATGCGTGTTCTTCACCGGTTTCGCCATGAGGCAGGACATGAAGGAGCTTGCCGGATTCTATACGGCCGGCACCGCCATCTTCCCCGCCCCGTTCTGTTTTGGCATTCGGCCACTGGAGGTGAAATACGTATTCTTCTTCACAAAAGAATTGAAATTAAGGAGATTCGTTACCTATGAGGCGAAATGTATCTCATGTGGGGATAAACCCGCTGACTGCGCTCCCAGACCATATCAGTACGGTAATTTCGGATATTGGGAGTCTACCAATAATTACCCGGCTAATTTTGAGTTGTATGATTCAAGTAAGATCGGGATATCATCGGGAGGATCAAAGAGGAAGGACATAATAGATTCTTTGACGAAATACTATGGGTCTCCTAAATCAGTTGGGGGTAAGTCTTATTTCACCGGTAATGGGGGTAACGCTGAGTACCCAAATACGTCAACCACGTTTTGTCAGAGACCTATACGCCATTACAAGTTCCCGGATAACTCTGTCGCTCCTTTTATGGGTAATCCGTCTCAACTGACTGGTCAATATGGAGTTGACTCCTATATTTATCCTATGGGGGTGATGCTTGATGACGATATCGTTAATGAGTTTCTGGATATAGCGGTAGAGAACGGTCTTATAGATAAGGCTAGAAGAGATTCTATAATAGGATATGAGTTGTATAGGGGCGATAGGACGTTGGATAAGAGCGTTATCGGGACCGGTCTTGCTTATGATATGTTTAAGTACGATGATCCAGACGGATCGGCTAACCTTTATCCTAATTACCCTTACAACGATTTGTCTGATGATATGTATATCTATAAGGATATTAATCGTGAGAAATTTATAACGCATCCGTTTAATAGGAGGGGTAATATCTGGTATTCATTCTTAAGCCCTGATATTGCCTTTAACAAGCCTGACGCTCCCACCGAGTGCCTTGTTGATGGTTATCAATTAGGTAAATCCTCCGGTATATTCAGGGAAGTGGAGGATCACCCTAAATGGACGATATTAGGGAGTAAGGCTTACAGTATGGCAACATCATTGGCTACGGTGGAGGCTATGGCTAATTTAATATCCGCTATAGCTGAGTATACATATCAGTCGGCTTCACAGCAATATGTCGGTGGAGGCGTGTTCTTTTTAGCCAACCCTGTCGGCATAGCGCTGACGGCTATCCGTCTGGCTACGGGTATCGCCAAGGCCACAGCCCAGTCCGTGGTGGATATAGGCAAGTACAGGTATCAGTGGTTAACGGCATTGATAGATAGGGGACCTAGACGGAACTATGCTTATTATTATACTTCTGTCGCTCATTATAATTTATTTTACCAAAAAATAGGGGAGTCAGAGTTACGTGGATTGTCAACGGCTAAATATATCAAGAGCGGGTTATATCCGGTAACAGATATCTCTTCGCAAGGGGAGACCGTAGGCGGTAAGCCTATTATCATAAACAACCTCGATCGTGAGCATTCATTGTTCATGTCATTTGGTATGGATAAATATATGCTTGAATATCCGGAGTTGGTTTCAAGTTACGATACCAGTCGTATTCAGGATGAGTGTAATATTCGTAACGATGAGGTGGCTGGTATGACGCCTCATTTTATGACACGTGAATCTTTCGTATCCTGTCCTTATATGAGGATAAAGAAATATTCTCCGGCTCAATACGGGCAGATAGAGGATATCAGGTGGGTATCGTTAGGCGGTTGCGGGTTGATGGATGAGAATAAGCGTAAACCTGTTTTTGGAGGTGATGTATTTATATCAAGATTCTCGATTAAGAGGAAGATGCCTATGTTTTACTTGACTCAGTTCGGTCAGGGGGACATGATACCATTCCCTTATTATGATTATCGGAACATCGGGTATCCCCGTTATTTCGTTAATTACGACACCGGGGAGGATTATCTTAATAAGACCGATACGGATACCGGATCGCTATACTCTTTCCCTAGCCGGAAGAGCGCTTATGAGATGGTTTGCAAGACCGGAGATATGTATCTTAGCGGTCGTTTCTTCCTATACTTCTATGGTATACCTCAGTTTCTTGTGGAGTCTGAGATCAATTGCAATTTCCGTATAGCCGGGCCTGAGCCTTACGAGGGGTTCTATCCGGAGGTAGGGGATTATATATCATGGACTCAGGAGCGTAATGTCCCTATATCAAGGGATAATGTGTTTAAGATAAGTCCTGTGTATAAGAATCGTTTTACGCTAGGCGGAAGGTCATTACCAGAGACGTATGATAGCAATTTTTGGGACTGCGCTTACCAAAGACCCAACGGCGTCATATGGAGCACCGCCGACGTGTCGGAGAATGGCATGACCGATCCTTGGCTGTCGTACAAGCCTATGGATTACCATGAGTTCAAGACCTCTTTCGGGAAACTTATAAGCATGAAAGGGATAGAGTCGGATCAGATACTGGCTCGCTTCGAGAATCAGGTAGGGCTGTATAACGCCATAGACGTGTTGGCGGAGAGAATATCCCCGGAGAATAGCGAGCTAGGGACAGGTGGTCTTTTCGCCTCCCGTGGTATCGAGTATAATAATACGACGTTAGGATATTCCGGGACCCAGAGTCGGGATATGATCAGTTGCGAGTTTGGGCATTTTTGGGTCGATTTAAGGCGTGGTCAGGTGTTTAAGGTAGATTCTAATGGTAGGAATCTTACGGAGGTCACACCGGGGCTTAGAAACTGGTTTAAGGAGCATCTTCAGATGAAGATCATCCGTAGCCGGATATATAACGCTGATACGGACGCTGAGTTGTCTTATTATGATATTGATAACAAGTTTTTTGGTATAGGGTTGTCCATGGGTTGGGATAATAGGTTTAAGAGGGTTCTGATAACCAAGAAAGATTATATACCGGTAGGGAATCCGAGCGAGTACCAATTCCGTGGCGGCCGGTTCTACAGGAACGGACAGGCGGTGGAGTTGCAGGACACCAGCCATTTCACGGACGTCTCGTTCACCGTTGGATATAACTGCCTGAAGGGTGAGTGGAAATCATATTTATCCTACACCCCTGATTATTATATCGAGCACCAGCATTATTTCCAGTCCGGAAAGAACTACTCAAGTGAAAGTCAGGAGATAGGTTTATGGTCTCATGGTTTGACCAACCAATCGTATCAAGTATTTTATGGTAAGCTATATCCGTTTGTTATAGAGGTTCCGGTACGTGAGCAGTACGTGAATAAGATCCTCACCAACTACCAATATCGGATGGATGCCAGAAGATATCAGGATGAGGTTAATTACCAAATTCTTAGGACTACTGGATTTAATAAGGCATGGTTTTATAATGATACCAACAACAGCGGTGAGCTTCGGATGGTTATCGCCGACAAGAACGATATGAGCCAGCGGTTAAGGTATCCTGTAACCAATGACGATAGCCGTGAGATACTGGTGACGGAGGTTGATCAGAAGATAAATATAAATGACTATTTTAACGAGGTCAAAGACGATACGAACAATCTTCCGATATGGGTTAAGGATGTGAATGACATTGACCGTAAGATCGACCCCAGGGCTGTCGATTATCATCGGAGGTGGCGGGATCGTCTTCGTGGCGATTGGTTCTTGGCTAGGTTCGTGAATGACATTGAGAGCCGGTTCAAGATGATAGTACGTTGGTTTAGCAACGATGAGAAAGTTTATTGAGGTGATTATATACCTTTAAATATTTGATGTTATGGCAGCAGGGAAAACTAGCAGTAAAAAGAAGGGCAAATGCCCGAAATCAGGATGTATCAAGAAAGTAGGGAGTGATTGGCGAGTGGTCAGTAACAAGACCGGTAAATTATGGCCGGCTAAGTACAAGTCTAAGGAGAAAGCTAAAGGAGCCTTGGCTGCTTATCACATGCATTAGCGTATAAACGGGTACATGATTTATTATGTGCCCGTTTCGTGTTTTTAGGCTTATGAGATTATAGTTATCTTTGTGAAAAATGTAGTATATGTCTAAGAAGAATAAACCGGAGGAAATCCCATCGTGGATAAAGGATTTATATAAGGAGGATCTTGATCGTGTCGTAAGAGGCGAGCGTCCTATGTATTTCAGGGGTATGGATGATAGTCCTTTGAGAAACGTGTCCCCGGAGTTTGATATCCTTAGCGGAGGAGCCGCAGTTAAAGGCATGAATGGGATAAGAGGTGCGTTGTCCCCGTTGAATAATGGCATGGGTAATTATAATTTCAGTATCAGGGGTATAAATAAGAAGATAGGTGAGTTGGTTGATGAGGCGGGGCTATATTTACCTGAGAAATTAAGACCTGTATATCGGACTGTGGTGGATGCTATGTCGAGTTCCAAGGATAAGGGGTTGGGTCATATCACGCAGCCGTTGGCCAACGCCCTGTACCCAGCGGACGAGCGACGGGACCGGCGTCTGGACGGGGAGCACCCCGTTGGTTATGTGGATGCCATAGACGGTATATGGCCTAGGGGGAAATATGGGCTATGGGGAGAGAAGATGGATAAGAAACAAGGGGGTGGATATGTGGCTTCAAGGGATAACACCTCCGTTGGATCTAGTGGCATAAATCTTAATACTGAATATGGCAAGAAGATAAACGATGGAGTTGACATTACCGAGATTATAGCTGGAGGTATCCCTATTATTGGGGATGTTATGGATGTGAGAGATTTTGTGGAGTCATCGAAGGCTGGGGATGGTTTAGGAATGACATTATCAGCTTTAGGGCTATTCCCGGTATTAGGTGAATTTTTTTCTTTCGCTAATAAAGTAAAGAAGATTCCTCTGCCAGAAGATAAACGTAAATTGTATGATTTTCTTGTAGATAATGATCTTGTGGATAAATATGTTCATGATGAACCTTTGGTTAGGGATTTTTTTAACAAGGATGTCCATGAGAGAATTTCAAGGAATTATAATGATCTTCCTGATTCTTATAAGGCGGCTGTGGATTTGATGATTGATAATGGTGTTGATCTCCAAAATATAAATGATGTGTCTAACAAGCATATTAAGGATAAGATAGATTCTATGCTTGATGATAATGGGAAACGGTTGGAAGAAGCTTACAATCTAAGGGTATCAGCGGATTCTGATTTTGATGATTTTAGATATGAGGTATCCTCCGCTTTGGATAATAGTAATGCTAAAGGGTTTTATACTAGTAAATACAATAAGGTTGTTACTAGGAGTGATGAGAGTTTATCTAACCTATCTCATGAGTTTAGACATAAATATGATTCAAGTAATAATTATAATAAGATTTATTTATCCGAAAATGATAAGTCATTATTAAAAGACGCTTATAGGGCTAAACCAAACTCATCAAGTGATGAGATATCAGAGAAAATAGCTTTTAATACTCAAGCCAGATTTCGCTTGTGGAATAAATTTTATAATACATATGGAAGGACTCCATCTGTTGATGACCTTGATAAGTATATCGATAGCATGGATGAGATTGATGTGTATAACCTTGTGAGTGGTATAGGTAGCAATTATGCTGGTGATTATTCTAATAACATGCTTGGAGCTACTGGAGAGGTATTGAAAGAATCATCGGATAAAATAAAAAAAGCCATTAAAAACGTTCCTGCTATTTTGCCGGCGGCTATAGTTGGTAAGATGTTGATGGATGATGATAAGGAGAAGAAAGATAAGGGCGGGTCTGTAAGCACAGGTAGGGCTTATGGAGATGGTAAATATGTAATTGATCCTGATAGATCAGAGGATAATAAGATGGCTGTGTATGATGAGATATGGGATTATCTGACCGATAAGAAGGGGATACCACAAACTCAAGCTATCGGCATCCTATCGAACATCGCCGCCGAGTCCGGAGGGGACACCGATGCCCTAGGAGCCGCCGGTGATTTTGGCATCCAACAATGGCTTGGACCGAGGAAGAAGGAGCTACAGCGCAGGTATGGGAAGAAACCGACATTGACACAGCAGTTGGATTATCTCGTGGATGAGTATCAAGGCAAGGTCCCGGGGTTAGGTTGGAATTACATCAATCAAGGAAAGTTTTTTGACAAGGACGCTCAAGGTAATGTATATAATTACTATATGTATTCTAAATCCGATTTCGATAACGCCGTCAACTACAAGGACGCTACCGTGGCATGGAATCAAGGATACGGTAGGCCTCTTGGATCGACCTTGAGAAATGAGAAGAGATTTGAGTTCGCTGATATGTTCGCTAATAGGTATGGTGTCCCGGAGAACGAGCCAATGAGATACGAGTTCGGACAGCGGGATTCGGGCACGGGGGACGGAGGTCAGCAGCCCGTACCTGAGACGGTAGCCCCTGCCGATCCTTCTTTGGCTTCTCGCCCATCTATGGATATTTGGTGGGAGAAGGAAGGCCAAGACCTGTTATATAAGATGCTAGCTCAATCCGGCGCTAACAAGAAAGCTATAGAGGACATCGCCAATAATATTAAGAATGATTCTCAATCGGAGGCGCAGATAGCGGAGGCCGAGCGTATGCGTAGGGAACAGGCAAAAAGGCAGTTGGTTCTTAATATGATACCGGGGTTAAGCCTTAACATAAAAGGTGTGAGCAGAAATAATAGTTAGTATTTTAATGATAAATAATTTGTTATGAATAAGTTGTTGTTTTTATTTGATATGTTATTTAAGGGGACTTGTTTTACCCCCCCCCCCTAGTAGTTTAGGATGGGAGAATAGATGGGTAGATGCTATGGCTGATGATAGGAGGATGGTTATAGCATTGTTAGTAAAATATCTAAGGGGAGGTATGTTATGAGAAGACGTGTAATGATAGGTCCCAAAAGCTTGGATGTATTGTATACATACACTTATAATAGTAATAATTACCATACATTTGTAGCTCCAAAGTCGGCGTATTATTATGTTGAGTGCTGGGGTGGTCAAGGTAATTATGGTTACAATGATAGCGAAGATAGGTTTACCAGATCCAATGACCCTGGGTATGGTGGATATGTGGCTGGATTTATCAAGTTAGTTGGTGGTGATATCATTTATGTGTATTGTGGAAATGGTGGACTTAAGCAGACGAGTAATGTTGTAAAATATAATTATAATGGAGGAGGTTCAGGGCATTCAATGACTAATGAGAGTTCTGGAAGGTATATCTATGAGGGAGCCGGGGGCGGAGCTACAGATTTGAGGTTGTCCAACAATAGCGATCCTCTAAACGTAGATTCTTTAAAGACCCGTATTATGGTAGCCGGGGGAGGCGGTGGAGGATGTGAGTATTATTTTATTGGGCATGGAGGATCAGCGGGAGGGTTGAAGGCGTATCTGGGGGGCTATGCCAAGGGAACTCCTGCATCCCAAGTGGCGGGAGGATCTAACTCCGGCAATAATTTAACTAACGGAAATGGGGGTCTATTAGGAGTGGGAGGAGGATGTGGTTTTGATGGCGGTTCGTATTCCTCTGGTGGAGGAGGAGGCTTTTATGGAGGACCAAGCGGCGGGATATCGTCGAACGCTATTCAAGCTGGTGGTGGAGGATCCTCGTATATATCCGGTCATCAGGGATGCGTGAAATATGATAAATATGTATTTACTAACACTAAAATGATAGATGGGAACGGGTTCGTATGGACAGATGTGAAAGGGGAATTAGAAAAAATGCCTAATCCTTTGGGTGGATTATATGATTTAGGAAAGGGACATATAGGTTCTGGATATTGTCGTATATCTATATTCCAATAAATATTTATATATCTAATCAGTTTAGTGTTATATTTGCGAAGTAATTAAACGTTTTAGATATGAAAAGATTGTTATTTTTATTTGCTATGTTATTGACGCCGTTCGCTTTGATGGCGCAAGAGGTAATCCCATCAGAAGGGGCTATCACTATTGATTTAACTACCTTCACCGGCATCATGGCTTTCGTCACGATGTCAGCTACGCAGTTAGCCAAGGTTGTGCCGTATATTGACACCCATAAGTGGGCTAAAGTCCTATCCGCCGTAGTCATAGGTATGCTGGTTTGTATATTAGCGTGGCTACTAAAGGTGTCTCCATTGCTTATAGGGAGTGAATGGTGGGAGGCTCTATTATATGGAGTGGCTGTAGGTCTCAGTTCTGCCGGTTTCTATGATTTGGTTAAGGCTATAGGATCATTATTCATAAAAAGAATTTAATTCTGTACATAATAATAGCATTTGCTGAGAGACTCATCGTTGTGAAATGATGAGTCTCTGTTTTTTTAAATTATCTTTGTGTCAGAACGAAATTAATTAGACATGAGCAAATACGTAATCAAGAGGAAGATACCTAAATATCAAGAGGCCGGGGAAGTCGGGTCGTATATGCTTGGTAATATGGACGGTATACAAGGGTTAGGTATAGAACCTTTGGTGAATACCAACCAAGGATTACCCGCGCCGGTCAATCCGCTAGGGATATATTCTTTGGATACTCCAGATCAGTTGAGGACTAAATATGCTAATGCTTTTGATCAGGATAATGTGTTTCCGGCTAGCTTCAAGGGTAGTTTGCAACGTATAGCTGAGAATTATCAGGACAATGGTATTACGCTTAATAACATAACTGTTAACGATGTTGATAAGTCTAAGACCGGTTCAGGCGAGACGGATGTTTTTGATTTTACCACCATCCCCTACTATGGCGCTGATGATATAGGGTCTAGATTCACTCAGATGGGTCGTGGTATAGGGCGTATGAGAAGCGAGGGATATGGTGATTTATCCACTGGGGCTAAAACAGCTAATACGATAACCACCATAGCCTCAGGAATTAGTGGTATCATGGGGTTGGCTCGTAACGTGGTTTCTGGGATAGCGTCAGAGAAAGGTACTCGTACCAATATCAGGTTAGCTCAGGAGCGTGAGGCCAGACAAAGAAGGCAATCCCAGATGCAGTACAAGGATGGTGGGGGTGTTTATCTAGGACCTAATAATAGGTTCGATAGCGGAAGCCTTACCGGTGAGTACCTGTATCCGTTACCTAAGTCGATGGAAGATCAAGCCAACGTAGAGGTCGAGAAGGGTGAGTACGTGACGCAGCCCGGAGAGGCGCCGATGGAGGCTATGGGGCAGAAGCACGCCGATGGTGGAACCCCCGTTTCCTTGGAGCAGGGAACGAAGGTTATTACCGACGACACAACCATAGAGCCGGATTTCGCTAAATACATCAGAGATACGTATGGGATCAAAGCCACGCCTAAGGATACGTATGCTACGTTAATGGACAGGTATAAGGCTAAGATCGGTCTTAAATCGGCTTACGATGATCAGAAAAAGGCGCTGGAGAAGCTGAAGAAAAACGATAAGATAGATGACGAGAATACAAGGCGTTTAAACGCCTCCGTATTATCTAAGGCTATAAATGATAGCAACGATACCGTTAATGGATTAGAGGGAAGATTTACGGACTTCGCTAATGTCATATACAAGGAGCAGGAAGACCGGAAGATGAAGAAGGATGAGGATACGTATTTCGCTAAGGGTGGTGAGATAGATAACATCATATCCAGATCTATGAAAGAATACGGTCTTACGGAGGAGGATATAGCTGAGGCTAAGAAAGAGCTGCTTAAGAAAGTGGCTGGTATTCGCCAGAAGATGGAGATAGGAGGCACGTCTTTGTTCGGTCGTAAATTAACTTTCCGCCCGATCGAGAATAGGTTCAACAATGATCCTAACTATTTCGGTTATCAACGCCAAGGAACTGATGGCTCTTATGGAGGTATTAATACGGATGAGAGGTTGAATTATTATAAGACATTCAATCCGGTCGCTTACGATGCTTATATGGGAGCTTCAGAGGGCGCTAGGGCTAGGGCATTGCAAGACGCTATCTACGGTCAGACAAGTAGCTGGATGGGCTTGGCTACGGCTGAGAACCCGATCATCGCCAACGCCGAGGCGCTTCGGGATTACACGACGCTCGTTTCCTTTGGCGGTGAGGATAGTCAAGGTAATTACCCGGAAGACAAGAAAGCCGCATATCATGATAGGATGAGAGACAATAAATTAGGTTTGTTTACCACATCTCGCCCTATGATCGGTCTAGACGTTGTTACAGAGGAACAGCATAAGGCTCTTAACGATGCTGGTATCACCCATTTTAGCCAACTATTCTCTGATAAGAACAAGGATGTTGTTAATAAGATCCTTGGGGAGGATATGCTTAAGATGCAGGCATTGAGATCCATGAAAGGAATGGAAGGTCTTGATTTTATACTTGACCCTCATAAGGTGGCTCCCGGTCCTATGGATATAGGTGATGTGGAGGATCCTGATGTTAAGTTGGATATGCCTGAGCTGATTGATCCTAATACACTCCCTAAGACCAATACAAATGCCGGTAAGTCGAACAGCGGCAATGGAGGCAGGAATATAGTGGGTGGCGGTCTTGACTTCCCCGAGGTATTTAGGATGACCCCGGGAGCCGTGACAACGGAAGGTCTGGAAAGGCATTACGCTCCTACCGTGGATCCGGTGTTGAGATCGGCTGATCAGTATATGGTTGAGACCAATCGTGCTTTCCAATCACAATTGGATCAGATGGGTAATGTCCCGGATTCCCAGAGAGGGGCTTTATCATCCAACTTACAGGCTATCATGAGTTCCAATATAGGTAGATACATTAATGAGGTAGAACAAGGGAACGTGGCTCAAAGGGCTTGGGCTGATAATGTAAACGCCCGTACTTGGGCTGATACGTATGATAAGAATATAGCCCAACGTCAAGCTTACCAGCAACGTATATTGCAGGGATTGGCTATAAATGACGAGAACTGGGCTAGGTATTTCGATAGCGTAAATGACGAGATCCAGCAGAAGTGGAATACGGCTACGACCATGAATACATTAAGGTCTATATTTGGGGATGTAAAGATTGGTCCCAATGGACAATTAATCGCTGATCCTCAAGGAGATATATTGAGTTATAGGAGATTATATCCTGCTCAGGAAGTAACTAAAGGCAAGAAAGGATAAAGGATGGCTTCACAATATAGTATATTAAGGAATTACGGCAAGTACGTATCACCCTACAACATGGATGTCATGATGCAGGGGATGGGGTACATGCAGCAGAAGATAGATACCAATCGGCAGGCTATAAACGAGTATGCTGATTATATTATCAATTCTGACATTATAAAACCTCAGGACAGGGAATATCTTCAGAACAGGTTAAATGGATTGATACAGGACGTGAATAACGTGTATCGTAAATCTAATTTGGCTTCTGACGGTATAGCCAGAAGTATACAGGCTCGTCTTGGAGAAGCTCTGGATACCCGTGTGTTGAATGCTATTGCCGGTACTAGGGAGATCCGGGCTTTTAGCGAGAAGATGGAGGATATGAAGCTGAACAATCCCAAGATGTATAGTCCTATAAACGAGGCTGAGGCTTTCGCCGATGCCGTGGCTTGGATGAATGACGGTCAGGTAGGGACACGTCTTAATCCTATACATTATACCCCTTATACGGATTATCATGCTGAGATTGATGAGAAGATGAAGAATTTCATCTCCCTTAACAAGGGGAAGAAAGTCAATGTACCGGTGACTGATGCCAATGGTAACAGGACGGGCGAGATGCGTGAGATGTATATAGATGAGATGAGTTACGCTCAGGTCAGGGATATAGCCATGGCTTCTATATCTGAGAACGGTAAGGCTCAGATGCAATTAGAGGGAAGATATATGGCTAGAACGAATCCTGACTTATTTAATGTTCAAAGCACCTCAGATTTCCTTAAAGGGTATATTGATGATTTCAGTGTCAAGGAAGAATCCATACGAGCCAAGCTAAAGGGCGTTGGCAATGACAAGGCCAAGAGGGCTAAGTTGGAGTCGGAGCTGGCGGATATTATCAAGCAGAGAAATGATTTCGTGGAGGAGGCCGAGGGCGTTATCGGTAGCAACTACAGCCCGGAGCGAGCCGGCATGTTCATGGTACGACAGCAGTTCCTTCGTGGCGTCGGTCTGAGATGGTCTTATAATAACTCATACGAGACGTTGGGTGTTGATGATTATTATTTCAAGGCTAATCAGCAGATGATGGAGAGAGCTAAGTTTAATGAGACAAAAAGGCATAATCTAGCCATGGAGAAAGCAGCGTTGATGAGAGCCAGCAAATCGGGTAAGTCGGAGAATGGAGGTGGCGGAGGTGATGACACGACCGGGCCTACCGTGGTTACCAAGAGCGCAAACCTTGACGATGTGAGCATAAGCGATGAGTTCATGAACGGGTTCATAGCCAACGAGAAGGCGGTAACTACCGGCATGAGTAATTTTGTTAAGTCACTGTTAGATGACGCTAGAAGGAAGATCGACGCATGGGCGTCTGATCCTGAGAATAGTAACGTGGTCAAGGATATGGATAACGATCAGGTTATCATGGCTTATTTCAAGGCTAATGGAGGGTCAAGGAATGAGCTACTTGATTACAATGGTCAGGATAGTTACCTGAAGCTTCTTGGGTTAAATACCCAAAGAGGTAAGTATAATAAGATCAATGATGGATTTAATAAGGCGGAGAACGCTGTTTTGGATGGCGTTGACGCTATAGTCGAGAAAGAGGCTAAATCTTTTGATGGATCAGGCATAGATGTTAGTTACGGGTTTGGGACATTCAATCTTGGGGATATCAACAACAACGGTGATAAGGTTTTTGATATAGATGGGATAAATGATATAACATTGAATGATTGGGCTAAGCTGTCCGCTTATAGCTCTTTGCTAAATGATAATATAAACGTCGTTAATAGTAGCATTCAAGGAGAAGCTCCATATGTGTCGGTGGATTCAGGTCAGTCAAGTATTCTTTTGGATCGTGTAAATAATCTTATGGGAACATCTTTTTCTCTTGATGATATTGAGTCTATAATGTCTCTTGCCGTATCTGGGGCTAACAAGAATAGGCATATCGAGGAAATAAAAGACAGGTTTGCTGGTGATAATAGAGCGATCGCTGTCGCTACCGCTATATATGACGAGGCGCATAAAGAGAGAAATGATTTATTAAGACATAAATGGAGTCGTGGAGATTTAGGCAGGATCGCTGATGACGCTAAGCGCGCTGGCGAGGATTACTTGAGACAATATCGTCATGAGTACGCCGAGCGTGAGTATATCTTCTCCGGCGATTATCCGTCTAAAAGCCAAGCCGAGTATGATTATATAAAGATTAGTGACCTGTTCACCCGTGGTGGCGGTTTTATTCCTAAGGATAAGGATAATGCCAATACGAAGATAACGTTTACCATATCCCCTATAGGTGATGGTAATTATCAGATCATTGGCAATAATGGAGGTGATGGTCGATCTGTTGTTGAGGTAAGCGAGGCTGATCTGGCTGCGAATGGACTTACTTTCTACAAAGAGGATGTAAGCATCCCGTCCGAGACCTATGATTCCGGTGTCGTACCCATATCTTTCGCCAGCTCAAGCAACAACGCTTATGGGAAGATGGCTAAGTCATTGTTGGTAGCTCCATTCGCTTACGCTAGCGGGGCCAAGGACACGGTAATGCCTTATATAGATATGTTTACGAATATAAATGACGGTAATATCAGGAAGAATCAGATGATGATCGCTACTGACGTGTTGTTCGATAACGCTTCTATGTACGAGTTAAGGGCTTCCGGATATAAGTATAATAATGGTTCTTCTGGGATAAATGTTGATATATATAGCAAAGGAGGGGCTAGAGAGGGTAATACCCCGTTGTATTCAATTGATTTGGATGGCGTTAACTATGCTGATGAGGTAGCAAGGAAGATCGACTTCTGCCCGCAGTATTATTTGGTCATGGCATGGCAACAGATACTTAGCAAGGAGAATGAGGTGTATTGGAGGAGCGAGGGAAGATCTACTACTGATGATTTCGAGAGCTTCATCTCGCCCATAGCTGATATGATTGATCAGGAGATAAGAAACAGGAATAACGGAAATAGTGGAAATAATGGAAACAATGGAAATCTATAATAATACCTCTAACGGAAAGGATCTTGCCGAGAAGTACAGATATCCTACCATAAACGTAGATAATATAAAGGCTATTGGTACGGATCCCTATGATATACCGGATCGTGACCTGCCTCCGGTATTGGATCCGTATTCCGCTTCCGAGAGATCAAAGTCCCAGATACCGTCATTGTCGGAGAGGATCAAGAATACTGTTAAGACAAATTATTATGATGATATGAAACATATGTCCCCATTAGGATATATGGCTTCTGATCAAAGCTATAAGGGCAGGTTTAATCTTACTGGTCCGGAGATATCGTTGGAGGATTCAAGGTATCGACTTAGTAGCGGTACTTGGATACCTAAATACGAGTCTTATATCCCCGGTGTAGATAATGACACACGTTTATCTAGGAGTCAAGGTAGGACTGAAAAATGGATGAGAGGTTTGGGGAAATTTGTAGGTAAGGCCGCTTTGTATGGATTAGGTGGTGTTATTCAGCCTTTTTATGGTATTTACGCCGGTGTATCCAGAGGTAATTTTAACGCTGTTTTTGATAACGATTTCACGAGATGGTTGGATGATCAGGACAAGAAGATGGATTACGGTCTTGCTCATTATTACAATCGTGAGGAGCGGGATATGAATTTCCTTCAAAGCATGACTACGGCTAATTTCTGGTCTAACGATTTTTTATCCGGTCTTGCTTTTACCGCTGGAGCCATGTTATCGTCAGCCGTATATTCCGGCGCTGGATTGATGAACTTAGCTCGTACGGGAGCTAGGGCGGGTGTGGCTTTGGCTAGGATAGGCAAAGCGGCTTCGGATACCAAGAAAGCGTTCGGTGTCTACCTTAGGGCCGCCCGTACGGGACGGAGGATAGGCAAGGGACTGGACACCCTCGCTTTCCTTGGCACATCTACCTCGTGGGAGGCGTCTGTCGAGGCCAGAAGCATGCTGATGGAGGCTGAGGAGAATTTCAGGCAGTCTTACCGTAACGCTTATGGAAGGGAAGTCCCATATGAGGAGCTTATGAAGTTCAGGGCTGACAATGCCAATGCCGCTAATGCTGTATTCGCCGCCAACGTCGGCATATTGTCATTATCCAATATAGCTATGTTCGGTGATATGTTCGGCATGGATCTTGGCGTGGATAAGTTTATAAAACGCAATATATTTGGCGTAGGGGCTGAGAGGATGGATAACGGTATGTTAAGAACCATAACGCCAAAGAAATGGCAGAAAATAGCCGGGAATACGTTCAATATTATCAAGCGCCCAGTGTCAGAAGGTCTTTATGAGGAAGGTCTTCAGGGAGTGGCTAGCAAGTCCGCCGAGGATTGGGTAGAATCAAGATACAATCCTATGGCTATCCGTCAGAACATAGGTTATATGGAGGCTATAAAGAACGGGTTCAAGGAAACATACGGGTCTAATCAAGGCTGGAAGGAGATCGGCATCGGTATGATTATCGGATCGGTTATGGGTGGAAAGACCTTTGGAGGTATAAAGGAATGGAGCCAAGACATGTCCCGGAACGAGGGGATGGTGGAGGCCTACAACGCCAATGCCGGCGCCTTGACCGAGGCTGCTGTCCGTGCTATTCGTGGCAGTATGGCTCTTAACGCTCAATTATCTGGTGTAGACACATCGTACGAGAGTGATGGTAGGATTATAAACAAGGATTTTAGTGACGCCGTATTCAATCGTCTTCGTTATGATTCGGAGATGGGGATGTTGGATGATACCAAGGAGAATTTCAGGACGGTAGTCGAATCTATACCTAACAGCGATATAGCCTCCGATATGAATATGACAGATGAGCAGGTAAATGAGTATAAGTCCAACCTTATCAGTGAGTTTAATAAGAAGGTAGATAATTTTACCATGGCCAATAGGTTCGCCGACTCCCTTACCGATGGTATATCCAATAGGTCGTTTAACGCCTATATCTCCAATATGGTTTATAATGGCCTTGAGGCGAAGGATAATTTGAACGATATTGCCAATCAGTTAAGAAGGATATACAATACGGATATAGGCCCCGCTCTTGATATATATTCTCGTCTTAATCCTGATTCGAGCAGGGATCTTGAAGAACTCAGGAAGCTTACGGATGATATACAGAGGATGGAGAAGAATATCTTGAGGCTTCAACAAAGTGTCGCGTCGAAGGACGCTCTTGAATCTGATAAGGCTAAGTTGGTCAAGGAGAATGATAGGCTTCTTAAATTAACAGAGGATAGGATCGCATTGGAGAGGAAATTAACTACGTTAATTAACTCAGAGGCTGATATATCTAAGTTGTTCTTAAATAGAAATGATTCAAGGATCAGTGCCGCTGATCTTATGGCGGCTTATGATACTATAGCTGATTTTGAGAACGTCGTATCTATCCGTGGGGTTGATAATTATAAGGAGGCTATGGCATTGCTTAGTGAGTATCGTCATAATCTTGTGGCTTATAAGAATATAAACGAGTCTCTTCGTCGTATGCGTGACAGAAGATTCATCCGGGCGCAGGAGCGCGGGTTCATGAAGATATTATCGAACGTATGGGGTAAGACTTATGAGGAGGATGATAGCAAGTATGATTTCAGGAATACTGATAATCCTGATGCCAATGATCTTTACGCCAACGACCAAGCTATAGACAAGGCTTACCAAGATGGTCTTATAGGGGAGGATGAGGCATTTATGTTCAAGACATATAATCATATGATAGCCAGATCTATGGAGAACGAGATTAAGACCGATGAAGGTAATATAGTCGAGAGGGTTCCTGATGATGAGGATATCATAAATCCTTCTGACGATAGAATCAATAATATAGCTATAAAGATATGGAACGGTAATGAGGATGTCTTATCTCCTAGGGAGAGACAGATATATGATAATAACAAGCCTCGTGTCGATAGTCTAGTTAACGGGTTTGGGGATAATCCTATTTCAAGGATCAATAAGGCTAGATCGATAATAGATAGATTGAAGATCCATGATAATATTTATGATAATATCAAGGACGCTGTTGATGATATTATAGATATGAATATCAATGGTCTTGATCAGGATCAGATCAAAGAAGCTATAAAGACTTATAATGATCTTATGAATGAGGCTGACAATGGCAATGAGGTTGATCAGGATAAGCTTAATGAGGCTATTGATATTATCAATAATTATTCCGATGGGCCTCTTCTTCAATTCGTGGAATGGATGAGGTTGTATGATAACGGAAGTATAGCTGTCAAGGATTACGATAAATCCATACCTATGGGTGATGTCCTCACAGAGAGCGAACCCGGGACATCCACCGGCAGGACGGAGGTCAATGCCGCCCAGAATCCGGTGGTGTTGATGGCTCAAAAGAGAGAGATCGGTGGGGTCATGTATTATGAGGTAGGAGGGATGAGGCTTGACAGGTTTATGGCGGGATCCGGGCTTAAGGCTCTCGTCACGCCCGGTGAATATGTTATGGATGATAAGATGGTGATGGATTTTACTGATGGGACGAACATGTTCAGCGTTATTGAGTCCAAGAATCATTCAAGATGGATGATTAGTGAGGATGACACTCAGGCTTTCGAGAACGCTACCGGTGTCATACTGGGGCGGCAGACCGCCTTATCGACCTCCAATTGGTTCATGGTGTATCGCAAGGGGCAGGATGGGTCTATTGTCCCTTATTATACGGGTGATACGTTTGGATCTAACAACGAGTCGGTGAATCAGGAAGCAGCGGCTAGCCTTCGCAAGGGTGATATGGTAAGGTTTAAGATGGATATGTCAGATCCATACACCAAGGGACTGTATGATAAATACAATAGACTTAACGCCGTTGATCCTAATTCTGATGAGACTAAGTCGGCTTACAGAGAGCTGGTTGATAATATGGTTATTAAGATCGTGGATAGCGATGGCAATTTCGTCTCGGTACTGAAAGCCAATGACCCGGACTCAAAAGGAAGTAACGCTGATTTAAGGAGTATGGCCTTTGAGTTGTATAGGGATAATGTAGGATCTGTCGCTGGCGAGATTGATATACCGTTCGTGGGTGCAGTAACTAGTGTTTTGCCGGGAAGACCTAATTTTAGCATAAGTGATGATAATGGTACGTTGATGGTATCCGAAAATGACTTTACCAATGAGACGGTTGGTAAGGTCGAGAGCGTAGGATATATAGAGAACGGGGAGGTTACGATGAGAGATAATATTAAGTATAACATATTCCCGTTCTGTACGGCTATCGTTAGGGACAAGTATGGTAATTATAAAAATTCGCGTATCCCGGTTGTAGCTATAAAGACAGGAAATGGAAGAAATTACCTGTACCCCGTAAGATTGAAAAATCAGGATATATCATCATTTTCATCTATGATCGGATCGATGGCTGATAGGATTATGGAGGGTCTAGGCGGAGGCGTAAGTATTGATGATATAATGGATCTTAATAACGCTATAGCCAGATCCGGGTTGGATAATAAGACATATATGATTCCGTTGACGGGGGACGTGGATGTTATCAAGAAACGGCTAGAGGCTGTCAAGGGAGCGGCTAGTAAGATGCCTATGACTACTGACGTAAGAGGATGGATAGGCGATTCCAGGACTAAGGATGATATTTTGATGAATGACGTTACGATCAACATCGATCTTAATAACGATCCTTTCATAGCCCCTAAGTTCAGGATGAGTATCAGGAGGGATGAGACGTTCTTCGAGGAGGTTGTGACCCCGTTCGGCAGCCCATCTGACCTCCAATCGGGGTCCGCCTCGCCCGCGAAGGCTGCTGAGGATAGGTCTTTGGTTTCCGACGGCAACGTAGTATCTGGAGAAAATGAGGCGGAAAATCCTTGCTAAATTAAATATCTTGACTTATCTTCGCAGCGTCAGTCCATCACCTGACGAGTAAGATATTTAAAAGTTGGTCCCTGTCGGGTGTGTGATGGCCCCGGTGGGGACTCTTTATATTATGCAATTAGATGCCTTTTTACATCGGAAGATCATGCAAGACCTACGCATCCAGCGAGTAAAGGTCTTGATGATGCTATACACCAGTAACTATTTTGTCAAGGTCAGACAAAAGCAGTTGCTTGATCATACATACTCATTAAGCAGGGATCAGGCTTTTGATTATATGACTGAGTTCAATAAAAGACTTAGTGATAAGGTTGGTATAAAATGTACGATGGATATCCTTTTACCTACCGATGATGATAATGCTAACATCATAATCGAGCACAATGGTATTATCAAGAAGTTGATGAAGGAAGCCGAGAAGCTGGAACTTGATACTGATGCTATCAAAGCCATGATGTGTGATCTTCTTGATGAGTTGAAGGATGATATTGATCTTAATATCCTGATATTTGACGTAACCCAGTTACTTATAAAATATAATCTATTTAGGTTGGATGCCATAACCGAGCAGGAGTTCAAGAACTCTTTTGTCAGGATGGATAGTAGGAATATGGAGATAAAGAAACTAACTTTATCTGATATCAAGAAGGTGGTGGAGATGATAGAGGATAGGTATAGCTACGCTTTATATATGACAGAGGAATATGGCTGATTACATTTTTTGTAAAAATATCTCCTGTTTGTTTGTAGTTTCAAAATAAGGTCTTATATTTGCGGTGTCCATCCGTTATTGGGCCATAAGAAGATATTAACTCGCCTAGGCGTAGGCGATAGATGAGAGTCATTGGTGGAATAACGGACGCCAATGGCTCTCGTTGTTTTTATATTATGGATGATAATTTAAAATTGTTTGAGAATCCTGATTTTGGGGATGTAAGAGTATTATTAGACGAGAAAAACAATCCATGGTTTGTTGGTAATGACATAGCCAGATGCCTTGGTTATGAAAACTTAGGAAACGCTGTAAAAAGGTTTGTTGATGATGAGGATTCTATTATTCTTACAAGTGATTGTAAATCAATGGGGTTTAAAATAAACCCCCTTATAAATCAGGCTGTTAGGGAGATTAAATTAATCAATGAATCAGGGATGTATTCTTTGATTATGTCATCTAAGATGGAATCTGCCAAGAAATTCAAAAGATGGGTAACATCGGAGGTTCTTCCTTCTATTAGAAAAACAGGTTCCTATTCTATGCCATCTAACAATATGCCATCAAAGAATGAACTTCCATCTGATTATATAGAGGCATTAGAGGCTTTGCTTAAATCGGAAAAGGAGAAGCGTGCGTTAGCTGAGGCGAAGAAAGCGGCAGAGGAAGCCAAAAGGATATCCGATAATATCATTAAAGAACAGGCTCCTATGGTTGAGTTTGCTAAGACAGCCGAAATAGCCCAAGAGACAGATATGTTGATCAGAGAGGTTCGGGAAAAACTAGAGGCTCATGGATATGATATAGCGGAGAAGAATCTTCGAATATTGCTTGAGGATAAGAAGTTCTTCGCTAAGACCGGTAAGAGGTGGTTGCTTTCCCAAAGGATGATAGACAGCGGTTATGCTCGTTACAGATATCGTAATGATGACGAGTTCTACGGCACTAATACTGTCTATGTGACTCCTAAGGGATTTCAGTGGATTGTGTCTAAGATATCTAAAGAATGGATGCCTAGGTTCTTGGAATTGAAAGGCAGGGTTCTGAGTAGATCAGATAAAGATATTTTCGCTAAACGATAAACTCCATTTTTTATAATTTAGGATTGAGTTTTTGCCTGTTCGTGAGGATCGGCAAAAAGATTTGCACTTTTCGGAGAAACATAAGGTTTGTTATTATGTTGTTATTTTGGTGTCCCGTCCGCTCGTGAGAGTAGGCGGGATTTTCTATCTTTGTGTCAAAACGATTTAGTAATGGGACGATCTTGTTATGTTATAAAAAATAAGGAGGGTGGGATAGATAATGTCCTTGCCCCTAATAACCAACCATCCGGATTATACCAAAGGGCGATGGAGGTGCTTGGCGACCAGAAGCAGGCCTTATCGGTCTGGGGTACGGCCTACTCCCCCGACTTCGTGTCTTTTTTTGGCGATTGGATGTCCATGCCATCAGAATATGATCTGGATAGTAATGGGGAACCTAGGTATGATGATGTCATGTCCTTTATCAAGCAGAAGAACTATTTCGTCGGTAATTTCATGGCCGATGAGGTTAAGGATATCAATAACACCCTTACTTCCTTGGGGGTTGATAATATCAATGATCTTAATGATATGATCATATCCAATTTCCTCTCCGGCGGTGATATATTCCTCAATAGATACAATCTTGATAGGTCCGGGATGTATGACGCTGATGAGATTGATAATATCATGACCAACAGATCAGCGTATGAGCGGGTAAGGGATATGATGAGGAGGATTGTCGATTTTATGTCTGACGGGGATCTTAATGAGAAGGATATGTATTTCCTATCTTCCGAGTCAGGTCTTGGTGATGATTATATGATATATGAGGATACATATGACTCGTTAGGAAAGAGAAGGGGCTTGAATCCAATAGAGGTAAGGGATACGATCATGAGGGCGGTAGGCGGTATCAGCGACCGCCGGGAGTTCGATCAGGCTTTCGCCTCCATCCCATACCCTTCCTTGGCACTCCGGTATCAGGAGGATCAGGATTACGCAGATCGGATGTATGACACGTATCGTAATATGACCCGTATGGAGGTTCGGAGTCAGGACGGAAATACGATTACCGACTCGTACTTCAATAGTACCACACCGTATATCAGTATGCCTAAGGATATGAAGGGTCTAAGGGATAAGGTTGGGGAGATAATCGATATGGATGATTTTAAGGACATCAAGGACGTTGCCGGACGTCTGCATGACATAGCCATGGATCTTGCCGACATGGGTGTGGATATAAGCGAGGCGATCAGCGATGAGATGATTATATCCAGACCGGAGGATATCCGTGATCTTATGGCGTCGCTGGATGTCATGTTGTCTTCCATACAGGCCGGCAATTCGGTATACGATAGCTTTATCTCCGATCTTGATAGGATAACAGGAAAAGGGAACCCGATATACGAGGTTCAGGATACTTATTCTACTGGGGATAGGATGGTGTATGTAAGGTCCGGGAATACATCCCCTTCCGATATGTATGATAGGAGCATGTTGTATATGGGTAGGAATACGTACCATAACACGGCTCCGATAACCGACACCGATCAGGCCTATGAGATGTTGGCCGATATCGGGATAGAGCGGCCCTCGTACTTGCCGGCTGGCGTGGTTCCCGCCGGGGCTTCCCGTTCCGATATTGACGTGATCAAGGATAACATAAAGAAGCTAGTTATGTCCAACATCTCATCCTCGAATACTGAGAACATGATCCTTACCAGATTGATATACCAGCATCCCGTAACCCCTAAGATGGATGATGTCGATATTGATCGGGAGTTCAGGAGATACGAGGCTAGGCAGGGAAAGGATCGGGATTTTATCAAATCCTGTACATCGTTGAGGAAGATCCAGATCAAGGAAAGGTTAAAAAAGTCGGATTTATATAATAATGTCTTGCGTTTTCTTGATTTTAATGGGCTTTATAATGTATCTTTGAACCATCATGATAGAGGCACGTTAAAAAGCATAGAGATGTCGTTGCCAGAAGGTCAGGTAAGGGATCTTCTGTTTGACGTGGCTATCGAGTCCGGTGACAGTAGCATGAGAAACCTTTTCTATCTGGATAGTCAGGATAGGATGATGGATGTCGGTTTTTATCGATATCTGTACCAAAGGAATCCGGGCCTGCTCCGGGAGGTCAACGGCGGTGTCGAGGCGAGACCGGACGGTTCGTTCTTGGCTCGTGGGAGGTATGATGATTTCGTGTCATTCCAATCCGGCTTATATGAGAAGATAGGTGAGACGGTTGATGGTGCGATATACAGGTTCGTTGATGATCTTATATACTCCGATCCATCATCATATCAAGAAAACATGGTACGAAGGATGGGTGATGTTACGGTAAGGAGTGACGATAACCGCCTGTCAAGGATAGAGGATGATCCCTCATCCAGCAAGATAGTTAATGAATACACTGCTAATACAAATAAGTTGATGCGAGATTTTTCGTGTAGTTAATCTCTCTTTGACGTCGTGAGACGTTTTCTTTCGAGCATTGAAACATTGAATTTTATAGATTTGCGATGAATCCGGGTCGTAGTGATACGCTCCGGATTTTTCGTCTTGTATCGGTTCTTATTAATCCCATTTACAAGACATTAAGTACTTTGATGATGACACATATCACGATCTTAGGGCTGTTAATTTTTGAACTTTGTAACGCCCGCCATCAGGTGGGGTTATTATTAATTCAAAAATAAATAGACATGGGTACAAGTGGAGACAAAATCGTTTTGTTAGACGGTATGGGTTCCGGTAGTGGAAGCGCCACTAACGGTTTATTATCTATGATTCCGGGGATGTTCGCCAACTTAATAGGCGGAAATAAGATGGATCCGAACTTGGTAGCGGCTTTGATGAACGGTCGTAACAACCAAGACGGTTTCGGCGGGGCTAACGGTTGGTGGTTGTGGATCATCGTCCTGTTCTGGTTATGGGGCGGCCGTGGCTTTGGCAATGGTTTTGGCAATGGTAATGAGTGTTGCGCTAATGGTCTTCCCGCTCAATTGAATAACGACTATGGTCGTGAGTTGTTGATGCAGGCCATCCAAGGTAATAGAAGCGCTATCGATCAGATCGCTAACGCCTTGAACTGTACTACCACTCAATTGCAAAGCGCTATCTGTAACGTACAAGGCGCTATCGATAAGGTGGCTGGTCAGGTAGGTATGACCTCTCAGGCTGTTATTAACGCCGTACAGCAACAAGGTTGTGAGATCGGTAATCAAATTAGCTCTTGCTGCTGCAATTTGAGTTCTTTGATCAACCAAAGCACTTGCCAGACTCAGCAGATGATCAACAATCAAGGTTATGAGAATCGTCTTGAGACATTGAATCAGACTAACACGTTGCAAAACACTATTAATCAAGGATTGACGAACAATCGTGAGCAAGCCACGAGTCGGTTCAATATCTTGAGCGCTAAGATTGATGCTCAAACAACCTTGATTAATGATAAATTCTGTCAATTGGAAATGCGTGAGATGCAGAATACGATCAATCAGTTGCGTGATGAAAGGTCGGCTTACCAAGCCTCCGCGTTGACTCAGCAACAGACTCAGAATTTGATCAACCAGTTGAGACCTACCCCTGTGCCGGCTTATCCTTCATGCTCTCCTTACCAGACTTATGGATGGGGTCAAGCATTTTATGGAGGTAATTACGGATGTGGGTGCAACAATGGATGCTGCAACAACGGAAACGCCGCTATCTAACTCTATAAAGGAAGGAGGCTATTATGGCTTGTGTTTCTAAAATAGGGTCTCTTTATGAGTTGGTCACGAAGAACGTGGTAGTGACTACTACCAACACCGTCTTCGGCATCAACCCAAGGATATGGCTGTCCTTGCCATGCGAGGGCCTTCTGCTGCTGAAAATCCGGCAGGTGGTTCCGACAACAGGCGAGACATTGCCAGTACAGATAGCTGTCCCAGCGAATAGCACCGTATCCACGGTAGGTGATGACACATGCTGCCCGGTAACCGGCGTGGCTGTGGTGAACCCGATCAACGTGGCTGTGACCGGAGCGGCTATGGTTAACAACACCGAACGCCTTGTTTATTTCAATAAGGTAAGGGGTGTATTGAGGCTCATGGATTGCTGTGTGCCTACAACTTCCGCCTCGGCGTCGGAGACGACTGTTGATGAGGAATAGGTTAGATTGGATGTCTAATGGGAGGGTATTCCCTCCCGCTTAAAAATCGAGATATGTTTAGAGACTTAAAGAAAGGATTTCAAGTATATACGCTGGATACGTCCGATGTTCCGGTGTTCAGGATGGGGAATGTGGTTAACGTGTCCGAGCCTAGGTTCCAGCAACCCCAGATGGGTCAGATGGGGCAATATCAGCAACTACAGGATAGGGTGATAGACCTTACCGTGGAGATAAACGGGTCTTCCATGACCTATGTCGTACCGGAGAGCAGGGATGTCGCTATGTCCAATAACATAACTTTGGCCTGCTCGGTCGATCCGATCATGAACCAGCTTAACGCCGCTAAGAGAACCAGCTCCGATATTCTCGATAGTATCGATAAGCATAGGAGGACACTAGAGGCTTGTGATTCGATCCTTGAGGAAATCAATCCGGCTTTTAAGCAGACTAAGGATCAAGACCGGAAGATCAAGAATCTTGAGGAGAAAGTCGATAGGATGGGATCCTCTTTCGATGAGCTAAAAGAGTTGTTAATTAAAAAATTAGGTTAAGATGAGAGTTATAGATTTAGGCGGCGGCCACGATGAGGACTACGATGATGAGATCTACGATCGTAGAGGCGGCCGTGGACGTAGCAGACGTTCGGATGGGACTTACATGGGTTATGGTGGTGGAATATATGACCATTATGGCAAGGAGCATGACGGTAGGATGGACGAGCTAGAACGCCGTGAGCGTGATCTTGAAAGACGTGAGAGGGAACTGGAACGTGACGAGCGTGAGCTTGAGAAGCGTGAGAGACTCCATGAACGCGAGGACGAGATGTATCGCAGGGGATGGTTCGGTGAGCGCGGCATCCGTGACGAGTACGAAGGTACTGAACCGTATATGCGCAGGGGACGCAGGAGTCGTTATTACTGAGGAGCAGACGCCGATGACCCGGATTATAAGCGGTATATAGACACCCATGGATATCACTTTTCCAAGGAGCTGGCTAGGGAAGCCGCTGACAAGATGCTTAACGCCGACGGATCCAAGAGAAGATGGACGATGGAGGACGCTAAGCAGATGTTCGATAAATGCGGGGCCAAGAAACCTGATAACGCCACTTGGGGAGATATCCAATACCTGTTCGCTATGTTCTATAGCGACTACTTTCCTAAGGTATTGGATTGCGACCAGAAAATAGTCAAGGCTGTCTTGGCTTATCTGGAAGACCCTGACGCCCCGGAAGGGACGGCGTTCGTAAGGTATCTGGCGGTGCGGTGCTTCGTCGGTGACACAATCAAATGGAGTGATATGATTTAGTTTGATACAACGTTGGAGAACCCTGTCGGCAATAGAATACCGATAGGGTTTCTTTTTGATCGTAGCCTTATTATGATTACATTTGTTCGAGGTAGATCTTTTGTTCATAGGAAGGGTGGGCGGGAATGAAAAAAAGGATATCCTCACGGACACCCTTCCCCTTTGGTTGAAAATCACTTAAAACATTATGAGTTACTACACCGCAAATATAGATAATTAAATACAAACTGCAATGGCTAAAGGACATTATTGGATAGAGCCTGTGGATCAGACGTTAAATGATTTCCAGTTTTATAAGGCACGTATCGTAGGCGATCCTGAATATGACGAGAGACATCATCGAGTTATATTGAGAACTGATAAGTATTTCCCTGTCGGAAGTATCTTCCATGTCTTAAAAGACCTAGAGATGTTTGTTATAGAGAGGAAGTTTAAGACATGGGGGAATAAGTATGTCGTTAAGCCTTGTGATGGTGAATGGGAATGGGAGTCTGTCCAGAAACTTAAAGACAAGGCTATTATATTCCGTAGCGGATTCCTGCACGGGGACGGCAGCTTCTAACGCCTGCCCGCATCTACCCCCCCCTCGATTTCTTGGTATTTATGTATATAACTATATTTGAGCAAAAAATAAGTGTAATATGGCAGATTTTCAAGGTAAATACAATGGCGAGCAGATAGAGCAGCTTCTGGATAAGGCTAATGATATTGATCTTACCAAATATGCTCTTAAGACGGATAATGCCCCTACCGCCACGAAATTACAGGCGGCTAGGACCATAGCGCTGTCCGGGGCTGTTACCGGTAGTGTCTCATCGGACTTCGGAAGCAACGTAACTATCTCCACGGCATTGGCTAATTTTGATGCCTCTAAGATCGCGTCCGGAACCATCAGCATAGATAGGTTACCTAAGGCGGCTTTGGAGAGATTGATCGTGGTAGCTGATGATACGGCTAGATTCGCCCTTACCACCGCTACGGCTCAAAGTGGTGATACGGTAAAGGTCACGTCTACAGGTAAGATGTATCTGATAAAAGACGAGTCTAAATTAAACAGTGAGGATGGGTATGAGCCTTACACGGCCAGTCAGGCTTCCTCCGTGCCTTGGTCCGGGGTTACGGGCAAACCAAGTACCTTCACCCCTCCCACGTCCTCCGCTACCGTTCTTGGCGGTATTAAGGTAGGATATACGACTTCCGGGAAGAACTATAAGGTACAGCTGGATTCGTCCGGCAATGCTTACGTTAACGTTCCGTGGACGGATAATAACACAACGTATAATGAAGCCACGGCCGACACCTTAGGATTGGTTAAGATCGGCTATGTTTCTAATGGAAAGAACTACGCTGTGCTATTGGCTAATGGCAAGATGTACGTCAATGTCCCTTGGACTGACAGTAACACGACTTATACCCAAGCTACAAGCGATAATCTGGGTCTTGTTAAGATCGGGTATTCAGCTAATGGGAAGAATTATCCGGTAGCTCTTGACGGAAATGGTAAGATGTATGTGAATGTTCCGTGGACGGATACCAACACGACATACACCAATATGGGAGCCGCTTCTGCCTCAGCGTCGGGAAAGGCAGGTTTGGTCCCCGCACCTGCCGCCGGAGCGCAAGCCAAGTATCTTCGTGGTGATGGGACATGGCAAACTCCTCCTAACACCACATATAGTAACATGGGAGGAGCAACGTCCTCAGCCGCAGGATCGGCGGGATTGGTACCCGCTCCGGCCGCCGGCAAGCAAGCCTCCTTCCTTCGTGGTGATGGCACATGGGTGGTTCCGACAAATACCACATACGCCAAGGCCAATACCACAACCTTAGGATTGGTGATGATCGGATATGCTGAGAATGGTAAGAATTATCCGGTAGAGCTGGATAGTAGTGGTAAGATGTATGTCAACGTGCCTTGGACGGATACTAATACAACGTATGGTGTTGTAGGAGCTAACGGGTCCACGGGGTTGGTCAAGAACGGCAGTACCGTGACAAGCGCTTCCGGCTATACCGCCTGTCCTATTGTCGGTGGTATCCCCTATTATAAGGATACGAATACTACCTACGCCAATATGAAGGCGGCTACGGCCTCGGCGGCTGGTGCTGCGGGATTGGTACCGGCCCCAGCCGCTGGCAAGCAGGCATCTTTTCTTCGTGGCGATGGAACGTGGGTAGTGCCTACCAACACCACGTACGGGTTGGCCTCCACTACCGCCAACGGCTTATTGAGACAGCTTAATGGAAGCACATCCAGTTTCATGCGTGGAGATGGCACTTGGGCTACACCTCCTAACACGACATACGCCGTAGCCAACGAGTCTACTAACGGTTTGATGGCGGCCGCCGATAAGAAGACCATGAACAGGCTTATAGGGGTTAATACGGTCACGACATTAGCTAACCTGCCTATTAGCAAGAGAAGTATCACGGCCACGTTATCAGCCGCTACGACCTTATCCGTGGCTTCCGGCATGCAGGTAGGGGAGGAGCTGATGATCAGGTGTGTCCCCTCAGCGGCTTTCACCCAAGCGATACCTAATTCCGGGGATTATGTCAGCATGAGCGGAACTTCTATAACCACTACGGCTAACAAGCCTTTCGAGATAAATATCTGGTGTTACGCTTCAGGCAAGTATAGCATCGCCGTTAAAGAACAAGATTAATGATATAAGACATGAGCTACGTATATATAAATAGGGAAATATATCCCAATCAATTAGTTCAGGACGATCCGCTTGATGATAATTACGCTAAGGGCTATAGTTATGATGATTACATTAACGGGAATCCCGCCCCATGGATAGAACTTGGGGAGGAGCAACTGGCGTTCAAGGAGGCCAATCCTAAAGCTACGGTCAAGGAAATTATCGAGGCTAAATTGGATGACTCAAGGCTTCTTAATGAGGAGAAATCGGCTAAATATGAGGAGATCAGGACTTATGAGAATAATAATCTTCATGAGTTTTTCTTGGATGACCAAAATATCTATATCCCTGAATATGATAGGCGTAACGCTTTGGCTGATGGGGCTATAGCTGGCAAGATAACGATCATGGGTCTGGAATTCGATATAACGGAAGGCAAGATCTTGATCGGGATGATGGATAAGTATGATAATGATCTTATGTCGGCGTTAGGGGACAAGCAAAAGCAGATCAATCTAGCCACTACCGTAGAGCAGGTAAGGGCTATTGATGTCCAATCCGGATATCCAGACAAGATAAGTGTCACCACAGCATACGTCCAGCAACAGGCGAAGGAGAAGGACGCCTCTGATCCTCAGAAGGTGGCTGTAAAATTTTCTAGAATGGTGGTTAATAATAAAGACTTATCCTTATCCTCTAACGATAAATTGGATGTTAAGGTCCTATTCCCCATATGGGGACAAGAAGGGGCGGAGTTCGGGCTATCCGTGGATACCGGATTTTGTCTTAGGGTGGTTAAGGAGGATACGGATATCCTTTATGAGGTTATCCAACAACATACGCTGTCGGAGGAATGGGAACCCGGACTAAATACGGCTTCCTTATACAAGGTCATTGATAAGGAGCATGCCGGAACCATAGGGGATCCTATCCCGTATTTCCCTCCAATGGAGATATTCAAGGATAAATATTACATCCAGAACGCTGATGTGTATAAGTGTACTAGGGATAGCGGAACTCCTCTTAGTCATAATCTAAAGGACTTGATCGGGTTGTATGTTGAGGTTGTACAGGGCTAGTCGTATCTACCCCCCCCCTATATTTGGCTTGTGATATGATACAAGTTATTTTTGGCATAATAAAATGACATTTGTAAATATATTTAAGTATGGCATCACAAAAATTCGGTTTCGTAACCGTCGACCCGGTATCAGGATCAGGAGATCAGGCGGTTAATTTTTCCGGTGAGAAACACACCGGTCGTCTTCAACGCACTATCAACCTTACGGTCACCACGAACGGCGGGGCTAAGAAGGCGTTGGTAGTTAATCAGGCAGCGGCTGCTGAGGTGGTAAGATCAGACAGCCCTAACGCTTCCGTACAAAAGACAGGCGGTAATGTTACCATCACCGGTAAGTCTAACAGTACTAAGCTTACGTTCGCGGTCACGCCGGCTGAGGAGAACGGGCTTACGTTACAGCTCCCGGCTAACTACACGGCGGCTGGAAAGACTACGGCTAACGGAGCGGTTATTGCCGACGATCCCGGAGCCGCTGGCGAGTTCGTTTGGAGCATCACGATCTCGGACGTACCGGCCAACGTCACGATCGAGGAACTGACAGCTACATTGAAGGTAACTGCCGCTGGTGGCCAGATGGCCAACGTGACGGTAACGCAAGCCGCTGGAGACTCTACTATCGAGCTTGACAAGGAGACTATTAACTTGGATGTAAATGGTACTCAACAGACGGTTAACGTAACATCTAATGACAGCTGGACATGGGCGCAAGCTGCGGCTAGAACCGTATTGAGAATGATGGGACGATAATCAGTTTCTTTTCTCTTACTCAGACCCCGATCGACTAAAGCCGGTTGGGGTTTATTTGTTTTGCTATCTTTGCAATAGAACAAAAATAATACAACTATGGCTAATGATTTGAATATTAATTGGAAGGACGGGGTAGGCGAGGTAACGGACCAGCCTCTGACCGTCAGTCCGGGGTCCGGGGCCGGAAGCGCCCCCGTTTCCTTTGGCTCGGTGATGAACAACGGTCTTGATCGGACTCTTGAGCTGGAGATAACAACTCCAAAAGGTATTAAGAAGACGCTCACGGTGAATCAGGAGGGATGCCGGCAGGCTTATATTACGAGTGACGGCAAACGATGGCTGACTAGCGACAATCGGGTGTATGGGGTTTTGAAAAGCGATGCTCCGTGCGAATGCACAGGTGATTGTCCTTGATATTTTGTTTTTACGAATTTTGTAATTACATTTGTGGCGCATGTCCATCACCATGCTTTTCGTCGCTAATTTATTATAAGGGATACCGGTCTGTGATGGGATCGGCATCCCTCTGTTTTTTTAATATGGAGAAGATAAATGTTTTCGATGTTCAGGTTCCTGATGGGAGACAAATCCGTTGTATGTCGTATAATAAGGTTACTTATTTTGATCTTGACGATATATGTAAGTTATGTTTTGACTCATATGACCTACATGATGTGGCTGACACTAAGGTCATGAGCGAGTTCCTGCACCGTGAGGGTGGTCGTTATTGGACTACGATAGATGGCGTAAGGCAGTTGTATCGTAGGATTGAGTGTAAGATGTGTTTTGAGGTTATAGAAAAATTAAAGGGATTATGAGAGAAAAGAAATTTGATTTCGTGATATATCCGTTGGATTTGATTATCACGGTTGGATTAGATTATAAGACGTTGTGTGATCGTTTCGAGAATATGGAACCTGAACACGAGGGGAAATGGGGAGATGAGGATGATATGGACAAGGAGGCGTCTTTCGCAAATTTGGTAAGGGATAGGTATGATGACGATAAATTCGCCATACTTTGGAATTTTTCGAGCGACGATGATTTAATAATGAGAAATATATGTCACGAGTCATTCCATATAGCAATGAGCGTATGTCAGTTTTGCAATATGTCTCTTGGTTTTAAGGTTGGAGAGGATGAACACGCAGCGTATATAGCCGGCTTCGCTGGTGATTGTGTTAGCGAGTTCATCAATAGCAAGAATACGGATTAAGTAATAAATTCTATAAGGAATATAAGAATATCAGCCTCCGCTTATTTGTGGGGGCTTTTTGTTTATCTTTGTCAAAAACATGAAGTTATGTCGAGTTGCGTAATTAAAAGGAATAAGGAGGGTAAGATAACCCGTGTCTTGACCCCTTCCGGCGAGGTATCTACCTTGTTCGATAAGATATCGGGTATAGCCGCCGTAAGTGACCTTAATAAGGCCGCTGAAGCTTATATGACTATTTATAACGATAAGTTTAGGTCTAAGTTCGGTGACTGGACGAAGTCCGTGCCAAGGAATAAGGAGGCCGCCAGATCCATAAGTGCCAGACTTAACGCTAGCGAGTGGGGACAACTTATGTCAGCCAAGGTCTTGTCTGCCATAAGTGATATGGACGCCCCGGCGTTGGCCAGAAGCCTTGGGAATAGCGACAATGTCGTGGCTTATCTTACTTCCGGAGAGGTAGGTGAGGTCAGTGATATGGCGGTGGTAGATACATCCACGGTACAGGAGGTGGATTTGGATTCCATAAATGAGGATAATATTGGCGACACGATACTGAAAGAGGCGTCATGGGATGATATAAGGGCTATCAGGGAGAATATAGACATTAAGGAGACAGCCCGTATGTTATGGAAGGCCGTGGAAAGCGCTTTTACCGGGCAACGACCTAATATTAGGGTGAAAGGCGGAAGTATAGACGGGGAGATCATATTTTCTGGCAATGTCTTGCCTTTAAATGATATTGAGAATTATACTCCTCCATCTTCAAGATTGGTATATGATTCCGGTGAGCCTCGCCTATTCTTTAGATCGGATGACGGCAAGATATACGACTCTTACGCCAACGCCATAAAAGGATCGTCCGGTGGGCGGGTCGAGGCCGGGTTCTTGGCCGGCAGTGTCGAGGAGAGCGACGTCCCGTCCGGTACGGCTGATATCTCCTTTGGCTCTTCCTCCATAACCCTTAATAACAGTGGGTCATTCATCCCGGTCCTTGGTATTAGCTCAAACTCAGATGTAAGCACTCGTGGAGGGTTTGTTAATTACCTTATCAAGAAAGGTATGTTGAGTGGGGAACGTATAAGGCTAGGGGATAGATATTATCTTACTGGAGCCGGCAATTCTGATGGTCTTAAGATCTATAACGCTATGGATGCCTTCTCTAGCCTTAAAAATAGATTTGGAAGTCAGTCCTCCGAAATGAACGTATTGGGTTCTATAGGTTTTGATACGGAGGTAAGTAATGATCTTGATCTTATCACTACGTCCGGGGAGAAGGTTACGGTAAGCAGATCGGAGATCAAGGGTATGTTAAGGCAAGGCAAGTTTGAGGAGCTTAATAACAAGTATGATGGATTCATGGAACTAGCCTTGTCGTTGATGATGGAGGATAACGCTTTGTACGGGAGCAATGTCCGTGGGGTTATCGAGAATGAGAAGGCGGAGGATCTTCAAAACAGGACTGATATAACCAACATCTTATCCACATTAGGTATCCGTGTGATGGGTATGTCCGAATATATGGACAAGTATAAGATGCGAAATGGCGTGGATCCTTCGGCTAGGGCGTTATCTGATATGGCCAATGGGGTTATCGCCTTAGCTGAGGGGGCTACGGTAGAGGATCTCAATGAGGAGGTGGCTCATTTCTTGGTCGATACTTACCGTAACCAGCAGGAGATTGACGAGATTATAGACTCTGTTGTCGGCACGCCATTATGGAATCAATTCGCCGGTCGTTACTATGAGGTGTATGGGAAGGAATACCAAGGAGAGGAGTTGGATCGGATGGTGAAGCGGGAGATCCTAGGTAAGACGCTGGCCCAGCGGTTCGTTCCGGGCATGGAGCAGGCGGTAGAGGATCTGACCTCGTCTGAGGACGTCCAGCTCTCCTTGTTTGGCAGGATGGTACGAGCTATACGTAATTTCTTCTCCAGCCAAAGATCGGATTTAAATAAGGTACTTGACAGGATAAAGGAGTCGGCGTTAGCTGATGATCCAAGCGCCTTTGACGTGCTTCTGCTAAAGGATAGCGATCATCTCATGTACTCGTTATCGGACATTGACGTGGCTAATAAGCTGATCAAGAATGGCAGGTCATTAGAAAGGCTGTATACTAGATTGCAGAGGATGAGATCAAGCCAAAGCCAGAGGATCGGTGAGAGTATCTCCCTTCTTCGTGATATAGGCGAGAAGGTGAGACAAGTCGGGGGTGAGCTTAATAAAAACAACAACCTGTTATCCACCAAGAGTGTCATAGCGACCGCCAAGGCTGAGGTGGAGTATTTGGTCACTGTTGCCAGTAGCTTGCGTAAGAGCGACAAGGGATTGGATTATGAGACGATACAGGTTATCGATAACGTATATGGGGAGATAGTACCGTTAATTAGGAATCTTCGTGGATTCGTCAATAATCAGGCGTCGGATTATTATGGCAACAACAAGGTTGGTATGGTAGAGGATATGGATGATATATTACGTATGGCTGAGACATCCATGTCCGATATAAACGCCCTTCGAAGTGATCGTAATGAGGACTGGCTGGATGGACAGCTTCGGATGTTTAATATCCCGGAAAGATATTGGAATGGGATAAAGAAGTTGATAAATAACATCCATAAGGATATCAATGTCATGTCCCGGTTTTTCGGGACGTTAGAACATAGCGGGAACGCTATCTTAGGCATGTTAGGGCAACGTCTTGCCAAGGCTTATAACGACGCTCATGTTGAGGGCGTGGCTAATATCAATAAGATGACGAAGATGATGAAAGAGCGTGGATGGGGGATAAAGGATAATGAGGATCTTATACAGAAGATAAACGGTAAGAACTCTGATTACCTTGATTCGTCCCGTGATTTCGCCAAATACGATTTACTGTATCGGACAGAGCAGGCGAAAGCTATTATTGATATATATGATCTTAAAAAGGTTACGGGTAAGACCGAGAAGCAGCTTATCGACATGTTTTTATCTGATAAGGGGCTTAAGGTCAAGACTCGTGATGATATCGTAGGGTATGATGGTGATAAACCTATTACAAAGGAGGTCAATCATATATTCAAGCCAAGTATCCAGAATTTTGATATCTCGGCCATGACATTCGAGGATCAGCAACGATATCTCGATGCGATAAATAGGTGGTTGGATGAGAATCGTGAGAAGCCTATGGTGCAGGCTTATTACGATAAGATCGAGAAAGTCAATAAGAAGGTCGAGGAAAGACTGGGTCGTAGGGTATCGCAAGCCACGTCCGATTTCATGACCCGTATCCGCAGGAGCAGGTATGTGGCTATGGATAAGTTCGTGAGGAACGGGAAGGTCGATTGGAAGGCGTTTCAATCCGATCCTATAGCTTGGAGATCTTATCTGGATATTTTACGTGACAGGGCTATAGCTAAGAGCGAGTGGTATTCCGATGGGACACCAAAGGAAGAGGGATCAGAGGCTCTGATGATGTCCGAGGAGATCAAGGCATGGGACGAGGCATGGGCCGAGGAGTTCGGGAATACCAACGAGGGTCGTAAGGCTTCCGCGGAATTCAAGGAGATACTTCGCGGGATAGAGCGGTCAGAGGGCGGTAAGGCGGCGTTCGAGTTCCTGCTGGCTGGCGGTCATCTTGGTTTCTCTAAGGATATGTGGGGATCCGAGGAGGGTGATTATTACGAGAATCTGGTTGATAAGATCACGGAGCAATCTGTATCATCATCAAGGATAGAGAAGGTAGAGGAGGCGATGGCAACAATAAATGAGATCAACGATCAGTTAAGACCTTTGCTTATTCAGTACCGGGACAGTACCAGATATGGCGAGTATGATTTCGATCGTCTTCGTGGGTCATCGTCATTAAGGAAGATAAACGAGCTATACGACCGTCTGGCCGAGGCCAAGAGCGTTATTAACGCCGCCGCTTCCGCTGAGGATATTGAGATGGATATGCCTGATACGGTGGAGAGTGGAGTCACGGATTCCTACCGTAACGCTCTAAGGGACGCCATGGCGTACGACAAGGGCATGGATGAAATTAAATTCGCCAAGGAGCATATGTCCGCCCGCTCCCGGAGTCAGGTGGATAGGATGGCCGCCAAGCTGTCCCGGAAGAACCCGTCATGGACAACCGTGGAGGTGGCGTTCTTTAGAAAGAAATACGGTCCTGATTTCAGTGATAAGCTGGCTAATGATATAGCTATGGGTAAGGCTAATAGTATACTTATCGAGTACGCCAGAACTCGGCTATATCCTTATATGAGAAAATACTCTCCCAAGGGATATTCTGATTTCGTTAGGAAGATAAATAACGGTACGTATAAGGTATCCGAGTTCTTTGATGCCATGGAAAATGGTATATCAAAGGAAGAGAGCGTATCCCGTTTCGGGTTCGATATTAATATGATTGACTTATCGATCAATAACCAGTGGCTAGAAGAGACCGATGCCGAGAGTTCTTTCCGTAATCCTAATTATAATCCCGATCTGGGCTATGGATATCATACGCCTAGGTTTGATAAGTACAAGAACGAGGCTTTTTTCAAGAAATACGGTATTACCAACGAAGGGGAGGAAGCTACGATCAATAAGGATAAGTGGGAGATGAGGAAGGAGCTGCTTAACATAAGCCGTAAGGCTATGGAGGATTATGACGAGCGGTTCAGGAACATCTACCAGATACCACAAATATCCAAGGGCGGCGTGGAGAGGATGGTGCAGGCCGGGGTTGACCCGAAGGCGGCCATCGGCAACGCCGTGCGTGATATTGTTGGCGAGAGGGTGGATGACCCTATACACGGTCAAGGGCAAGACCTAGGAGAGCTTGATGAGAACGATAACAAATATCGCATGATCCCCAAGTACTATCTGAGTAAGCTAGAGAATGCCGATGACGTATCTCATGATTTCGCGTACTCCTATTCCATGTTATCCTTACAAGCAGCCGCTTACAAGCATAAGAGAGCGGCTTTGGATGATGTCATGGGATACAGGAACATGATGCTGGAGACGCAATACGACGGCGGTAAGAACCCAGAGGCAACGCATGCCTATAGGATGTTTCAAGATTGGGTTAACGCCAGTATCTATGATGTCAGGATAAATAACAAACGTATAGAATGGAACGTAGGAAGCTATAAGGTGGACCTTAATAAGCTAGCTCTTATGTTTACTAAGTTCGTATCCAAATCCAACTTAGGCTTCTCCCCGTTCGTGGCGGCTACCGGCGCCCTTACCGGGCAGGCCAACTTCCTTTTGGAGGGTATGGTGGGGCAGTATATAAGCAAGGATTCCATGAAATACGCCTATGGGGAAGCCCAGAAGCAGTTGAGTACGTACGTGTCTGAGATCGGGGACATAAACCGTACCAACAAGCTATATGTCGTTGGAGAGGCCCTAGGTGTGTTTAATGTCCGCAACCGTGTACGATCGGCGGCGTATAACAAGATCTGGAGAACCTTATTCCGGGACCTGCCGTTTAAGATGATGGAGGTTCTTAACTCCCCGTTGGACCCGCAGGTCATTATCTCGGTCATGGATGATACCCGCCTATACGAGGGTCAGTTTTGGTCATACTCCAATTTCAAGGAGATGATGATGAAGGACAGGAATATGTCCGCTAACGAGGCTAAACGCGATTGGGAGCGTTTAAGGGATTATTCTATGTGGAACATGGTAGATGTCAAGGACGGAAAGATCGTGGCTAAGAACGAGGCTAACAAGGATATTATAGACCGATATATACCCACCTTGTCCAGTAGGGTCAGGAGCATGGTGCAGATCTGTGACGGCGCCTTGAACGAGCAGAACCGGGTGGGGGCTAGCCGGAACGCTATCCTTAATATGGTGCTGCCTCACCGTGGATGGTTTATATTGGCCGTACAGCGGGCGTATAAGAAAGCCGGTTTCAATTTCCAAACCAACCAGTTTGAGGAAGGATATATGAGAACGTTATGGAGACTGGCCGGTAATGTCTATGGACCGATGTCCGAGGGCAGGATGGGAGAGGCATATGACGTGCTTAAGGAAGAGTATGATAAGCTTACCCCCTACGAGCAGATCAATATCAAGAGATCGATTATCAACATGGCGGTATTCGCTACCATGATAGCCATAGGACGGGCGTTGATGGGATACAGGGAGGATAATGAGGATAGTTGGTTCGGGCAGTTCATTACCTATATCGGGTTCAGGACGATCAATGAGATCGCTTCCCAGACATCCCCGTTCATGGAGCTTAACGCCATAGACATGCTACAGGATCCGTTGGTCACCGCCCGGAAGTTAGGCGACCTCACCGATCCTCGAAACTGGGATCCGTTCGCTACCGTCCAGACCGGCGTATATAAGGGCGAGAGCAAACTATGGAGGCAGCTCATGAAGTTCTCGTTTGGTAAGCAATGGTATAATATCAAGACGGCTAGGGATATTAAGCAGACATCCGACTACTGGCTGATGACCAACGGCATGACGATGGGATTCTTCTTAGGAGGCAGGGATAAGGATGAGTCCGGGGAGGACGCTAATTGGTACTTTGACAGGGGAAGATAACTGCTGATATAGCGTGATGAAAAAAATAGCCGATCAATTGTTTAAGACAATTCGATTGGCTATTTTTGTATTCCCATCTATCCATCCCGGACGGATGGGAATAAATAATTATCAACTATGAATGCAAATGTAAGCATTTATCAGGATTCCGTGAAGGATAGTAGCGGAATTTTGACGTCCGAATCCAACGAAATAGGGTCTTTGAAAATTATCATGCCTGATAAATTGAATCAGTTGACAGCTCGATCGTCCTACATATGCCATATAGACGATTTCGTTAAAGGGAATAAAGATTATTATGGATTTGATATACAATCTGATAGAGAAATGGAATATGATTATGAACTAATCATAAACAAAATAAAACATATCAATAACAATACTGGTAAACATGAATATATATCAATATTTAATAATTTCCCTGTATTAGGTTTTATGTTATGTCAGATAGCTAATTTAAATGACCTTAGGATTCTTGGTGGATACAGATATAGCATAAGATTGAAAAATATATCAGAAAGGGATATTGTTATAGACTATATAAATAGTATTTTTATAACATATGATAATATATGTATCTATAAAGTTGATAATATTGATGTTAGACGTGATATCCCTCGTGAATTTATCGATGATTTAAACGCTCTTTACAAAACTATTATTGATAACATTTTTGGATATAGATTTTCTATAAGAGTGGTGACTGGATATGATAATTGTATAGTAGACAATATTGAGGTGTTTGTCCCAGTCAAGTCAAATATGGATATATCAAATAATGTATCAAATATGTTTAGAAAATTTCTAAATGCTGAAAGAATTGATTTTTTTAATTTAATATCTGTTTTTGAATATTTTAACGATATTAATAATTTGAGCATAGGACATCTGATAACTAAGATATATAAAGATTTTGTCTATTTATATGATATGTCATTTGATATATTAGATAACAAGGTAGTATATACATATTTAGGATCAGGTAATATTGATGGTTATATTAAGATAGGTAAAACCAATAATATTGACAAAAGGGAAAATACGATAAGAACCGGTAATATAGATTTTAAGATAATAGCCTTTGTTGGCAGAGATATAGAAAATGAATTGCATAGCAAATTTGAGATAAAAAGGATGGAAAGAGAATGGTTTCATTTATCTGATAATGATATAGACAATATAATCAACGAGTATGGTTTTATTCGGGTAAGGAACAGCGTTAAAGATAAAAAGATATAGTTATATCATTGATACTTAATGTAATCCAAAAATGGATTTACATAATAATAGAAGGATAGGAGATCATCACCCTATCCTTCTTATTTTTGTTATCGGTTATTATATTTATACACAAAATCATTCACATCCATATACTCGCACCCGAAGTTTTCCGCCGTCTTCTTATCGGAGTCGGAGAACTGTCCTTCTTTTCCGGAAGCGTCCCCGATCATCAAGATAGTATCGTATACGATCTTTTCTTCCTCATCTTCATCGTTATTCATGTATTCGACGAAATCCATATACTCTTTTATCATCCCTATATTCGGCTTCCTATTGACGTTGCGTTTATTATTGCTTTCGCAGTAATAAGCACTTACGGATATATCCGTGTAATCTTCCAAGGCGTTTGATATGTAATCGAATTTATATTCAAACATCTCTTTGTCCACGAATCCTTTTTCTATACCTCCCTGATTTGATATGATTAGTATATCATCAGGAGCGTAATTTTTGATAGCCTCAAATACGTAGAGTTTGATTTTCATATCCCATATACCTTTAGGGAATGTATCTCCTGACAATGTTTCAATCAGTGTCCCATCTAAATCTGTTATTAACAATTTATATTTTTTCATGATTCAAAATTTAAATGATATATAATTACCTTACTTTATTCATATACTACTCGTCCCATTGCTCCTAATAGCTCTTTATCATCCTGCTCCTTTACCTCTACATAATAATATCCCTTGAAACAAAATTTCTTTTGATCGGGATCTGACAAGAACTTTTTATATTCCTCGAATCCTTCATCTGAAAGATGATAAGCTCTTTTTTTTTGTTGAAGTAATTCATCTGATTCTAATATCTGTTTTTTAGTAGCCATAATATCTGTTTTTTGGATGTGGTATAAATGATTAATCTTTAGGAATAAACCCAACAGCCTTTTCGGTAGAAGCTCTTTGTTTTATAAAACATTCAGCTTCTTCCCATGAGGTTGCCCATATTTCACCGGCATACTTTTTGCCATTGATTTGATACTCTGTTACAAATTTCTTTTCTTCTTTTTTCATGTTTGTAATTTTTAAAAGTTAATAAAACTAAGGTTTTAGACAATGAGGCATTATATCCATTTTACGAAGTTTATTATCTTCTGTTTATAAAATTCAATGTCCACATGAAGAAGTCCCTCGATGACGGATTTAAGAGATATAGGATCGTCCTCCCACTTCAAGTCCCTACCTGTTAATCTACGGATAGTACCTTTTGGGAGTACGATCGCCGAATTATGATCCTCGACGGAAAAATACTCATCGTCATGCGCCGATCTCTCATCCGTCCATATCTCTCCTTGCCGAGCGGGGGCGTTGTTAAGAATAACCTCGTCACCGTTTTTTGTTCACGGCTAAAAATACTATTGTCTGTTCTCCTATTTTCATAAATTATAATTCTCTATTTTAATTTTTAGCATAAGACGGTCTTTAGGATTTATAGGGATTATACGCAAGTAATATATCCTCATCATCTACCCAACTCCCATTAAGGTTGCCGTTTGGATGAAAAATCATTTCAAACACCACGTCATTGGCAATTTGTTTTTGCTCATACAGCTTTACTAGGTTTGCGCTTTCGCTTACCATATCTATGTTTTGATATTTATATACCTCCACATAATAGTAGTAACCAAGTAGTTGTTTTATAGGAGTAAATCTATTGTCTTTATCGATACACTTCCATATATCATTCAGATATACCTTATTCTCCTTGAGATAAGCCATTTTATCATGGTTTCTCATTGCGCGCTCATCATAATCCATCGTCTCACGGAATCGCTAGCGGCTCCGATATTGTCTCCTACATAAGGGAATAAGTCTGTCACGCATGTCCCATCGAAATCTATTCCTATTATTGCCATATTCTCTTTATTTATCTTATTAAATTTTTGTATCCTACTTTCTTCATCTGCTCTTCGGTAGCTTTCTTCTTCGGGAACTTCCCGTGCCATTTTCCGGGCACCACGACATCACGGCCGTCCGGGGAGGTAGTAAGCCTCCCGCATTCGCTGCACAGCCCCATGCCCTTGTACGGCTGTAGTTCCTTGGCATAGTCGAATTTATCCACCATATACTCGTTTGTCAACATCCAATAACTAGACGTAGCGGTATTATCAACGCAACCGCATTTAGCGCATACAAACAGGCTCATAGTAAGTTCTTTTTTGCTTCATTAAACAACCGTTCTACTAGATTCTCAAATTCTCCATCAGGCATATCTATTATGTCTTTTATCTGCACTTGTATTCTTTCTTTTGCTAAAGAATAGCAATTACTATTGACAGAGTAACGAACTACAGTGCCGTTTACGAAAATAAAATCATCTGGTTTTAAATCAGTCGTATAGCCATTTTTAGAAAACATAGGGATATGATGTATATCATCTATTCTTGTTATAAAAGAATCATTATATTTGGCATATTTTCCAACAATCCATTTATACTTCTCCTTTAGGTCAACTTGTATCTTGCTCATTTCTTCTTTTAACTGTTTTTCCAGTTCTTCAATCTTATTCATATCCTATCTATTTTAATGTTATTGTTATTAAATCTGTTTATCATCTCATCAAAGAATTGACGGTCTATCTCCACAAGCAGGAAGCCCCCCTCTCCTCGCCGCAAGGGAAAGGGTAACGGCTACCGCCCCGTCCGGCACAGTGTTCATTGGATTGCCTTCCACGCCATATTCCCGTTAAACATCCTCATCTTTCTTTTCATCATCAATCCTCTCCACTTTAATCGTCCCCATATCACCTGAAGGTAACGTAATATCGCTATACACGTTATTCCAGTTCTCGTCAATAGCTAGCTGATGCAGTATAGATCTATATATCTGGTAGGTATTTCCGATAAGTCTCTTTCTATTGATCATATCTTTACTACCTCCATCATACCCTATATGTTCATAGTCTTCGAGATCCGGGAACAACCTTCTTCTTATCGCTCGTGAGTTATTGACTATAAAGCTTCTTATCCCCAGCGTTTCCGTTCTATCCATATCATTTATCAAAGTTTCCGTGGTATGCTGAAGATCCATGTCTCCGGCTGCGTATCTGCTTATGTCCTCCACGCACCGGGATATCAGCATCAGTTGTTCCCTTGTCAATGTTATTTTATAAAGTTGTTTATTATCCATGATTATCTGATATCAATTTTTCTTTTATATGTTTAGATATATCAATTATTTCATCTTTTATATTGCAGTCATCTTTTAATAATGAACCAAATATACATGATATGGCACCCTTTAGGCCTAGCGCTATCCCTATCTCCAATATTTTTTTATCGGTATTAGAGATTTCTATAGGTTCATATAATATTGATGATATGTTGTTAACGACATATATTATATCATCTTCATTCATTGATGTAGATTTATCGACAATAGCTATAAAATCTTTTATAATCATAATATAAGCTATTTTTATTTCTTTTATCGTATCATCGCTTAGATGTCTATCTCTTATATGCCTTTCAACATACTTGTTTGCTAGATTCTCTATTTTGTTTGATTTGTCCATTTGTACTATCAATTATTTAGTTAATAATAGATCATAGTCCTCTTCATCTATACTCCCATTATTGTTGACATATATAATGAAATCATTTAAAAGCACGGACTTATCCTTGGATAAGGCTTTTATAATAAGCTCTCCATCATCTTTCAACATCACATGCACAGTATCCCAGATAACATATTTTTGACATTCTTTCTCAATCTTCTTGATTGTTTTAAGTATTATCTTATACGTCTCCTCATATCTTTTTACTATTCCGCACAGTTCAGTCGTATTATATTTACGTATAGCCGTGAATATATATTCCTTTTTACAATCCCAGCATTTTATCAGTTTTTCTGATCCGCACGCCTTATTCTTGTAGAAGAAACAGCCCTTACATGGCTCATTATGGTCGTAACTTAATACTACAAGCAGCTCCATGCCATTCTTGTATATCACGTCTCCTTGTTTCATCTTGTCTATTTTATTAATCTCATTATCAATATAGCAAAGTTGGATATTATCCATACTATAGATATCCAGAACGTTGTACTTAACATAAGACCTATATTCCTAGGTATAGGATCTACTCTCCTGAATGTCAGGATCATGAATATAAATGTTTTGAAGCTCATAATTTACGATGTTTTGAAAATATTAAATTTAATAAAATATATTATATTTCTTTATAAGTTTATGAATGTGCTTTATTCGCTAAAACACATTCTTAATCCTTACCGGGTTAAACAATAACCCTCTATCGATTATCCTTTGGACAGATCCGCAGGAATCACCGACTACTTTTCTTATAATGTTTAATGCGCCGTTCGCATCAGCATTAATGAGTTTCCCTGTAGAGGATTGAAACAATCCTCGTTTCTTTCTATTTCCTAAATAGTTATCATGCTTTCCTATCGTTTCAAAAGCTAACGAATCACATTTGGATGTATAGGATTCTTCATGAATAACCATTTTTATTCCAGCTAATTCACATTTGTATTCCAAATAACTGATTAATCTCGCAAAAGGAATTTGAGTAAACTTCTGATTGTTTCTTTTCCCCATGTTTACTCCTTGTTTCCATCCCTTATTATAGCCTACAATTAATTTTGTTATCCCGGAATTTGTAAGCAAATTGATTATCTTTCTGCTTATTTTGTGAAATACATCTTCTATGTACTGTTCTCTATCATAATACAATTTCTTTATACGTTTAGTTGTTCCTTTTATCTTTTGTAAATCTTTGATACTATTTAATTTAGCTAATGTCTTATTAAATAGCTTATTGTATGATTTGATAAATTTTCCGCTGAAAAGATAGGTAAAATCCTCGCTGACTAATGTTACGAGATTATCGATGCCTAGATCAATTGAAGAGACTTTATCCATCCTTTCCTTGCTCGTTTCCGTATCTTTGACTTCATAAATTATCTCGACCTTATATCCTTTATTCAAGGGCTTTATTCTGACTTGATTAAAGTCTTTTATCAAATCCGAGTACTTTTCATATTGAGGTATACCTATCGAAAGACTTTTTGATAAGACAATCTTTCCGTATTTAATCTTGCAACTTTGATTCGTGTAACATAAATAAAATTCCGAACCTCTTTTCCTATAGCATGGAAGACATGGTTTTCCTTTGTATTTATTAGGATGCTTCTTATAATCTTGCACTGATTTGTAATATCCTTTGATGTTTTTGTCAAGAACCCGAAGAATTTGTTGACTGCATTGTGCTTTCAATAATTTATAATTAATATCACCATCCAAGTTTTTAGTGTTCTTCATAATGGAATCAAGTTCAAAATAGGACAGCCATTTGCCTTCCTTTGAAAGCATTCCCCTGAAGATATATAAAGCTTGATTGTATAAATTGTTGCTAATTTTGCACAACTTTGATATCTCTTCATTTTGTCCTATGTTGAACTTATATACCAATCTCATTCTCCAGATCTTTACTTAAGATTTCAAGTTTATTCTTTCTTCTTTTAGAATACTCAGATTCATTCGTTTTACTATCCTCATTGTTGTTTATGATAATTATATCTTTCTATATAGTTAACTATCAAGTCTTTAACTCCTTTTGGGACATCTACCAGTTTGAGATTACCTTGGAATATGTCCTTGCCGTACTCATCCATAATCTCCCCGAATGAAGGATTCATGACTCTTGTTGACATAGATATCGGTTGATCAGTGTCAAATTTGATAACGATCTTCTTTCCGCCGTTTATCGCCTTTTTAAAAGCCACGTAAAGCTTTCGACCTTTTATTATATCACAATTCCCTTTCAGGATATTAGACATATGTATGACATATTCTTTCTTCGCATCTCCTGGGTTGTTCATAAGTTTAAGATCTCCTCCGGTATCTCTCCATTTCCTGAAGCATGGGAAACATAGACCGTGATTTGCCTTAGCGTGTCTAGGTATCATCCTACTGCTGCCGGCTGGGATCGTATCGCCACAGCAGATACACGTCCTATCCTTGTTGGTGCGCATCGGCACATAGCTCTTTATTGGGTATTCTTTTCTTTTATACATTTTCTTCTGTTTTCAAAATTATCATCACCATACTCATAATTAGGACAAGCCTTGTTGCTTGGCTGTCTCGCATAAGTCTTTTGCTTCCTATCATATTTCCTATTAGGGTTTATATAATGGTCACACACTTGCCAAACGGAGCAACATACTTTCCCGTATCTTTTCGCCCACTCATGGTCATGTAGATGTACGCAAGTAGCGCAAGTTGGATTCTTGAGCTTGTCCTTGTTATCATCTATGATCTTATTGACCCGATCAAGAATAACGGACATATGCTCAGTATACATAACATTGAATACATCCGGTTCTGGAAGATATGTCATCGAGCTTATATCTATGTCCATTTCCTTAGACTTATCGTAAGCCGATTTGTATTTCCTTATCATCAAATCCTTTAATTGATTTACTTTTCTCTCGTAAGTCCCCATATTTCATTCAGTTTTCCATCCTTGTTTCTTCAATAGATCCACCATCATCCCCTTTATCTTAGGACTGATAGCCTCGGTAAGTATATCAGCGGCCAAGTTAATAGAGAAGTTTGTCATTCTGGATTCTCCTATATACTTCTCGCTGGTAACTTCTTTCACATAATCGTGGATATCCTTAATCATCTCATTTTGAGATCTTAGGAGATTCAGTATCTCATCGAGTTTATCATTCATTTTTTTTCTCAAATATACCTGACAATAACCAGACAACCACTATCAAAAAGAAACACAACCCAAGCGCCTCATCCGGATAATCATGCATCGCCTCTAAAATGCCCCTCATAGCTTAATGTCCATTTTGCCAATTATACGATAGAAAATATCCCTAGTCAGTTCAATATCGTAAGTAGCGTCATGAAGCTTATTCTCGTCGATCTCAATACCCATAGTTCTGGCTACGGTCATCAACTTAAAGTTCTCCATATCGTTTCTTACACCCATCAGGAACGGTGTTACCATAACATACACATCCATGCAATTAGGATAAAACCATGATCCGAAATACTTATCCCCACATTGCTGGAATAAAGCCCGTAGGAAGTTGTTATCGAATCCAGCGTTGTTATACCCCACTAAATACATTTTATCCCTCTTGTCGAACTTATTCACGTATTTGGATAATATACCAACTAACTGCCTGTACCCTTCTTCCATAGGTTGATACGACTGTATCTGCTCCAAGGTAACGCCAGCCACGTCCAGCGCCTCTTGCTCTATCGTGGCGGCAGGGTTCGGGGCTAGGCGAATGTCAAACCTCTCGGCCTCCTGCCCGTCGATATCCACGATCCCTCCTATTTGGTGTATCCCGTTTCTCCAGAACTTAACCCCGGTTGTCTCTAAATCAAAAAATAGTAATTTGCTCATGTCTATTTATTTTGTTAATTTATCATTATCTAAGAACTAGTCGTGAAATGCTTTTATAATATATACTCCCATCAACTCTTTTACCTTCAAAGAAGTATATCCAATATTCTAATGAAGAACATCCAAAAGCAAGACATAGATTATTTATCGCATATCTAAAGTATTTCTTGCCTGAACGAAATAAGGTTTGAAATTCTTTATTATTTAAATGGAGTCTTTTTTTGATTTTTCTTTTATTCATGTTTATAATTTTATTTTAAATGTTCCCTGATTTTATTCAATGCCTTATAAGACAGATAGCTGTCTATAGTATTATCGCTATCTATTTCCAGCAGCTTATTAAACAGGTCTTTAGCCAGTACTTTCCACTGCTCTCCCCAATCACGGAGATTCTCGACCTTTGACCGTATATCCTCGAAATAAGAATCTACGTCTGATTTGATTGATTTTGAATAGTATTTAACATCCCCCTCGTCCCCATCCATAATATAATCACATTGTGTCTCGATATCTTTTATATGACTGTCTATATCACTACACATATAATCAACAGGTCTACGTATATTGAATATAGCTTCTGACGTAAGACCGGTTATATCTTGTATGTCTTTTAAATTACCCATGATTTAATCAATTAAATGCCAACCATCCACCTGCAAATCCCATTGCTAAAATAGATAAGATTATAGATGTGAATAATATCCAATCTTTTGCGCTTAGCTCATTATTATCTCTCTTTATTTTATCAAGATAATCATATATTGCCGTATAGACAGCATGGTGAATATTCTCGTCTCTAGCCCTTACGATATTATCATATTCATTATATCCTAGATTATGGGTGGCGCTTTCGATCCTCATATTCCCCGTAACTTTTTTGTTTACATCGAAATCGAAGCTAAATACCATATCGGTGGTTAGAGCGTTGGCGATTCTGCTTTTTATCTCATCATTACTGAGATTAGCATCGTGCACTAATCGCTCATAGTCTTTATCGTCAAGAATTATCTGTTTTTTAATGTTCATATCCCTAATATTTCTGCTACATAAACAAATCCATAGCATATATAATCATCATGTTCCTCATGCCATACGACGGCGCATGGGAAATATAATGGCATATCCTCAGCCATAGGGTCCTCTTTGAAGTCATCAATGTTTATCTTCTCCCTCCACCTCCACAGGTCTTGGATGTCGTTCAAAATTAATTTCTCCATAACTATGACGGATGTTAGATGTTAGTAATTCAATAGCTAAGCTGATCATGGCTCCCGCTTCCGTAAGTTTATTCATTTGGGCGTACACCCTGTGCTCTGCGCTACGATAAGTCTCCCTGCTGCTTATGGTATCCAGTAAATCATCTATAGCGTTTCTAAGAAGATCGGTCATCCCATGCCCTCCCATGCCCTTGAAATAATAAATATCACGACCAGCGTAAAACATGTCTTGATATCTTTTAGCTACGTACTCTATTCCGGATAGATGATATTTTTCGTTGTCTATCTCCACCTCCCCTTTTTCTATAGCCCTTAATAGCTTCCAGTCTATCTTTACATCAGTTTGACGATTTTTTACCTTTACATAGGCATATCCGCCATAATGAGAACCCAGCGTCCTCATCGTAAGTTCATTGACTTTTTGTTTGTCTCCATCCATAATAATCTGGTTTTTAATGTTGATACAAAGATAGGATTTAAACAAAAATAAAAGCATGAATAATATTAAAATAATATTAATCATGCTTAAATATAAATATATCCCTTCTAGTTCTCACGGATATACGTATTCGTATTCATCTGGAGGAGATGTCTTATATTCAACATCGCACTCCATATTGGTGTAATAGTTATCCCCTTTTCTGTATACTAACGCTACCCAACAGTCATATTTTTTGCTGTATCCTATAAGAGGAACACCTTCCATAGGAGGATTATCCTCCGTTTTGTACCTTATTCTTGCTGTTTGTTTTATACTCATATAATCCATTTTTTAATAATGTTGTTATCAGTGAAAATAATGTATCTATAAGAAGTCTCTCGCTACTCCAACATATAGGGATCTCGTCTATATTTCTATACGCTACAGACCATGCATGTTTTAGCTTATAACATTCTAATGTACAACCCTCTATCTCATATGGGAGCAAATTCAGTAACGTCCCTACATCCCAAACAGGGTTGGATATATCCGGGGTAACGGCCTCGATCAGTCCTATACGACCAGCGTCATCCTCCATAGAATGCAATGAGTCAAGGTACTTGTCTCTGAAGCCGATGGCGGTAGAGATAGGTAGCCCGGCCTCGATCAGCACCCTCCCCTGTTCTTTTGTGGTAAAAATCCGTTCCTTCATGGTTCTTGCTTTTTCGGTGACATATCATCCAGTTTATTTATTCCCATCAATATCGGGATACTATCATGCATACCATCCATCATCTTCCTTTCTACCGTAACGATCGTATCATTATGCCATCCCCCATGAGCCACAAGAAGAATCTCCTGCTGCTCGAAGCCAAGCCCGGTCCCTATACCGCCGGAGTTCCACGCGCAGGTAATGACCACCCCTCCTTTCTTGGTGATCCTAGCTATCTCCTTCTTCTGCTTAGCCCAATAACTAGATTGTGTTGTTTGCATATCAACAGCACCTCCAAGCTTTTTATATGACTCGGATACCTGTCTCGAGGAATATGGTGGATCATACAACACCATATCAGCTATATTATCGCTAAGACCACGCAGGAAGTCCGTGGCGTCCTTATGATACATAGCCCTAGTATCAGGATCAAGATCGTTGGTGATCGTCCCTATATCGCTGTTTCTGGCGAATGGATCCACTATAACCATCCCCTCTTCTCGATATTTGTCTATAAGTTCCCTTATCGGTCTTATGCTGAATGTCTCTTTATTCGGCATTGACCATTTTTTAGTAATTATCATGATCTATGAAGTTTATCCCATTCTTCTTTATCTACTCTTTTACCTTGTATATAAAACAACTGTATTGACCCATCATGAGTGTAAATTGCTTTAGACTTATCATTTTTTAATCTATCGAAAACATTACCAAACCTCTGTGATAATTTCATAGATTGATATTTTTCAAGAAAGTTATATTCTTGATCTGATAAATTTAATTCCTGTTTAATCATTTCCCTGCTTTTGCTCATACCAAATTTGATTGTTTATTTCCTTTTTGAAATTTAATTTCATAATACTTCTAGATATAGGATCACATATATCCTCCCACCAATTCTTGTGTCCTTTTGGTGGATGTATATCCTTTTCCCATAAAGATCCCTTAACTGTCTTGATTCTTACGTATGGTCTCATTTTTCTCGTGTTTACCTTCACATGTCATATCAGTATCCGTTTTTGATGACCCGAACATAAGCTCATCAGTAATCTTGCGAAATTCCTTTACAATATCATTTATCTGCTTACGTTCGATGCTTCTTAGCAAATGGGCTATCACATCCACTGTCCATCCGTTACCCGCTAAAGACATGGCCGTATTTGGGGCTATCCCGTCAAGGTAATCATCCGGCAATGTCTGTAGCCTACACATCTCCACCGGTGTCAGGTATCTGAATTTGTCTTTCATGTCAAAGGCATTAGGATATCTTCCGGGAGGCAACGATGATATCACGTTATCTTTCATGACTGTTGTCAGGCAATTACTTTTCTTGATGGGAGTGGTATTCTTATCTTTTCTTATCTCCAGACATTGCGTTATTTTTATGTCCTTGTCACAATCCTTTCGATACCCGTCCTCTCCTATCCTTCTACCGACAATGGTCCCTATATATCTCCCTCTTATGGCTCCCGGATTCCAACCCTTGTTATGCTCTAGAATATCATCCAATGATATATGCTTGTCTTTCGGCATTTCTACCGGCCAATTGCACCAATAAAGACGATGCCGGGTCTGTGCCGAGACCAAGGCGCTATCGATCTCCACCGGCTCCACGCCAAGCTCCTCGGTAATCACCCAGCGGTGCTCATCCCGCATCCGGACGTTCTCGCCCAAGAACAGGACCTTACCTTTGGTCTCCTTCCTTAAATGCTTTACGATGTCCGAGAAGCAAAAGAAAAGCCTTCCACGAGCGTCCATGAATCCTTTACCCTTACCTGAGCTAGAGAAGCTCTGGCAACAGAACCCTCCCATGACCAGATCTATGTCTTTCCAAGGGATATCCCATGTTCTCCAGTTATTAACATCCCCTAATTGAATAATATTAGGAAAATGTTTTTGACTTACCTTTATACATGTCTTGTCTATCTCCGAGGCGTAGTAAGTCTCTATAGGTATACCGGCTCTTTGTAATGCTAGATATCCACATGATATCCCATCAAATAATGATAATACTTTCATATTGTTCATTTATTCTCAGACCTAAAAATATCCTTTGCGATCATATCAAGGGATATTTTATGTATCTTAGGTAAGACCTTAACCAATTTTATACCAAAATTTTCTCCCCTCTTAACAAAAGTCCATTTCCCGTATATGATCCCATGCATCATATTTTGTATTATCTCCTTGCTATCCGTCAAGAACACTTGATAATAGATACTGTTGACATAATTGAAATCCTTTCCATGATCATTTGCCGGTCTTAATATCATTACAGCCGAAGAGCATCCACGAACGAATCCGTGTATCTCAAGACATTCATCAAACTCATAATTATCGCGTTCCTCATCATGAACATCCTTAACCCATTTACATGGTCTCCCGTCTTTAAACGGGATCTTTAACTGTTTCTTTGCCATCTTTTAAATTATATTATAATGTTACGATTCTAGTGTAAAATGGTGTTAATCACCTAATGTTATTACCTGCTCATAGGTGAGCGTACCTTTGTAACCTCTAGCTTTTAGTTCCTCGATAAGTTCTCTAGGTTTGAATTTGGCTAGATCTGGATTGGTAAACACTTTCGTTAATTTACCCCCCCCTCCCTTTGCATTGGCTTTTTTGGACGATTTGTAGGCATTTACACAATCCTTACAGTAGTATCCAAACCCATCCTTTTGTGATTTGTTCTTATAAAATTTATCCACTGGTAATTCTTTACCACATTTCTTGCATATTTTAGTCTCCATGTCTTATTTGTTAAAAGAGTAATATAGATATAAATACATAAATTGAATAGGGCTATTCACCATGCCCTTATCAGTAGGATCATCGTATTTGTCAAGCCAAAGACGAAGCGCCTCCCAATCGATATCCTTACGGTCACATACCATGCAGGCTAGGTTAGCCCCGAACAGTTCCCCGTCGCCGCCCAGCGACTTGTTAAACCTCTTGGCTAGTCTTTCCTTGAATCCCTTATCATACCATATCCCGGAAGTAGCGGCATAACAATAATAAGCGTTGTATTTCATTTTCACGCCCATCTTCTCAAACAATGGTGTATGCCATATCCGATCTAAAAAGAATACTATTCCACGATATATGAAGGTTCGGAGATTTTTCCTGTATTCTTTCCCCAAGAAATTATCCACACAAGATATAGTCCCGCCTGAATAATACCAATTATTGGCGCCTCTCTTAACCTTATCCGTCATCTTGAATTTATTCTTTCTGTCTTCCACCCTATCCCAAGGTTTCAGCTTATCCTCATTAAATGTCGGGCAATAATGATAGTAATGATTAATCCACGAGAGGTAGGGGTTGTATATCGTGTATCCATTATCGCTGACATATGAGTTCATATCATACCCAAGTTCCTTGGCTAGAATAGATCCCTCATCAGCTAATACCTTCAATATCGGGTTCAAGTTCCATATCTGATCTTGACTGACGAACATCGAGTAACATGGATCCTCATCCTCCCCATACCATCCTCCCATCCCGCTCACTATTTTATCCAAATCAAGTGAATAATCTTTCCCGGGTAAAAAATCATCTCTAAGAAAAAAACCTCTATATGGGATCATATCATGTATGCCGGGTTGGTCGTCAAATATGAACTTAGCGTTCTCGGTCAATCTAATCAATGTTTGCAAGACAGAGGATATATCTATGGGTGCATATTCACACCCATAGACCTTATTATTTATCCAAAGATATTGAAGAAGCTCGGCTATATTAATAGTCCCGTCCTCCACATATCCTGTCTTGTTATCGAAGTTTATTTTGGCTAGAGGTATATTACTTCCTTGTGGTTGGTCGCTTTTTTCATTACAGCAATGCACGAACCTGTCAAAGAATATATCTTTCCAGCCAAAATATTTATCCCTTAGCGTCATGAGCTTATTTCTTATCGTATAATGACATGACGTTGATAAGGTCAGCCTTTCTAACCATTCCCTCAAGTTTGTTAAAGCCATCCATGTTATCTCCACTGATGATAATAGTAGGATATACCTCTATACCGTACTTGGATATCTCCTCCTCCGTGGCTTTGTTCTCCGGGATCTGGTTTAACGTGACCTCACCCTCATACTCCTGTAATGTGTTGGCGATAATATATCGCATGTAGTCGCTGTATTCAGCGTCTTTCTTCGTGAAAAAATCAATTCTTACCATCTCAAATAGTTATTAATCTGTTAATAATCAAATCAGCGGTAAATATAGCATTATCTACCTCATCTATACTCATCTTTCTCCCATCGAAATTGTTAGATAATAAATCCTTAACAATCTGATATCTACGCTGCTCCCAATTTACGTCTACATCAAAATTCAGATTCTTTACATAATCATAATTTAATTCATTATAACTGTAACTGAGATACTTAACTATCAGGAATAGGCTATCATCAATAGTGCGCTTGATTACATTAACGTATGGTAATTATATACAAGTTTGCACTCGTGTAATTAGTTAATAAATTTCTTAACTGGGTTATACCCAAACCCTGTATGGAGTGGCATTACTGCGTCCCCCTTTACTTTTCTCATGATGTTATAACTTCCGTTGATGTCAGCGTTGATAAGAATACCATCTCTTGTCATAAAAAGACCTCTTCTTACCCTTCTTCCAACATAAGTATCATGATGACATACTGATTCTAAATCGAAAGAACTGCATTTTGACGTGTGAGATTCGTTTACTTCAACAAATCTTAGTCCTTGTCTTTCCGATTTATACCTTAACATTGATATAAACATCTCAAATGGAATCGAAACAAAATTCTGATTATTCCTTTTACCAAGGTTAACATTTTGTTTCCATCCATCATTATGACCTACTATCAATGTTGTTATATCTTCCTTCAAGCAAGTATTTATTATCTCCTTACTTGCCTTATGAAGATAATCTTTCACCTTGTTGTTTCTCCTTCTTGTTAAGGACATCAACCGTCTCGAATTTTCTTTTCCATTTACTTTCTTTAATTGTTGTTGAATATCTGACCTTTTCTTATTGTAATACTGATTGATGGATTTAAGTCTCCTCCCATCTATCAAAATAGGCTTATTGCTTACGTTAGTTACGATAGAAGCAAGATTATTTACACCTAGATCAATAGACATGATTCTGTTGTTATCATCAAGTTGCTTTTTCACAATTGACTCATATACAACTTCTATGACATAACAATCGGATTTAGGAACAAATCTAATCTGTTTTACAGTCCCCTCCTTGCAATTAGTCTTTAAAGGAGATAATCCTTCCTTCTTAGGGAAATAGATAAAACCTCCTCTATGTTTAAACTGTGCGTAAGAATAAGAAAATACGTTCCTTTCTTTTGTTTTATGCTTATATTTTGGAAATTTAGGGCATCCGGTAAATTTCTTATTATCACGTTTCCATGCCTTGATAGCAGAGAAATAAGATTTTAGGTTCTTGTCTAAAGCCATGAGAACTTGCTGGGAGGATGATCCACTCATTGCTCTATAATCTATGTTATTATCAGCTACCATCTTCTTGTTAAGATCTACAGCTCTTATCCATTTACCTGTACTAAGAAACTCCTGCTTTATTATATACAAAGCCGCATTATACAGATTCTTGGATAAGAGACATATTCGATCTAAATCCTTATATCTCTTATCGTTAATGGTAATTATATGTTGTTCCACCAAATACATAGCGCAAATATAAATAGAATATTTATAAATTCCTATTTATATGTTATTTTTTTTAGTGTAAAATTATATATAATCACCTAACGTATTTACCTGTTCTTTTGTCGATAGCTCTTAATCCCTCATCTACTACTCTTTTTCCTGACTCTTCCATTCTATAAGCCCTTTGTTATGTTTATCGTAATATAATAACGCTATGGCGTTCCAGCATACGGCGGATAGATGCATGAATCCCTCCTTATCATATCTCTCCCCTTTCGTATAAGCGACCAAGTGTCTCATGAGTGCACCTAGATAACGATTGAACCCATCAGGTATATCCTGCCATGAGTTATCAGCGTACTTCTTGGCACCTTCCGTATATACCCTCACGATGTCCTCTATCTCAGCCAAAGGAAGGAGATCCCACCGGAGTTTACCGTCGGCCCGGTCGTCCTTCCCGCTACCGTCTTTCCCTACGGCAGTCTTACATGCCTTGGCTACCTCCTCTTGGTGGGCTTTAATGATGGATGCACTATTAATATTATTGAAACGGGAAAGATCGTGAGCGTTTACATTGTCTACCTTTTCCTCATCAATAAGTTTTAACTTAATAGCTCTACCTAATGATACGACCATCTCCTCATCAACCCAAATAATCTCATCTACTTCATCCGACCATAGTCTGATTCTCATTCTTCCACTTTTATCAGCGGTCTCAACTACCTCAAACACATCGCCATCATAGACCACCTTTTGATACTTATAAAATTCCTCCTTCATTTTAAACTCCTTTTTGTTTTATTATTATTACTGGATCATCATTAAATGGGGATAATATCCCAATATGCAACAATATATTGCGCTCATCGCCCTCATTTTTATCGGCTTCAATAGCATTGATATTTAATTTGTTACTAGATATAATGTTACTATCTATATTAGGATTATTTTTGATTATAGCCCATCCTTTTATAATAGGTTCATGCCCCATTAATTTAGCGACATCTTCTTCTACCAACCAATATTCCTCAAAAACAGTATCCGGATATTTGGCTTTTATCTCCTCGTAAGTATTATACCATGTCATATTTTCGTAATTTAGATTAATAAAATTCACTAAGATCCCTGCATTCTGGCGTCTCACCTGTCATAGAGTAAAGCTCACCAGATGATAGATGCACGCAATGAACGGTCTTCCCGTCTATATACTCACTTCGCTTCGTGATCCCACAAATAGCGCAGCGTTGGATCCCCGGACCCGCCTTTATCCACGAGTGCCGTACGCTCCTCTTCCTTGTCCTGTTGGTGTCATTAAGCTTTCTCATGATCAATCCTCCAAGACCGTTACAATCTTATCTTTACCGATAATAACCTCATTCCCGCTTCTTACATCAAAGCATCTCTCACCCTCTGCCTCCTTGAAATAAAGAGAGCCATTGTACTCGAACAGACCGAATCCATAATCATCTAGCTTCATTTCATTAAGTCTCTTTAATTTGTATATTTTCCCCATATTTTCTGTATTTTTTATATTTTGTATTACTAAACACATCAAAAAGATAGATAAGATCGTTGCTATTATCCCTCCATAAAATTCAGCAGAATCATCCTTCTTATTCCCTTCTATTATCAAATAGATAGAACCTGCCATTATTATAAATGCAAAGACTAACCCTATCATAACATTTTTCTGTTTTTTAGAAACTCCATCATATCCTCCACGCTAAGCTGGAAGCCGGCAGCCGCCTTATGGCCTCCTCCACCGGGGTTGGCCTTGCGTGCCAGCGCCGAGACATCCACCTCCTCCTTGGTGGTATAGAACGAGCATCTGAAGAATCTGCCGTTCCAGCAAAATGGCATCATCAAATCATGTTTTCTAGGATCGTACATAGACTCGAATGTGGTGGAGTTAAACTCCGTAGTATTCATACATATCGCCTTGTATCCAAATATATCTGCCTCGAATGAGAACATCTTCGTTTCTCCTCTGTTTTTCTCGATGATATATTCTATTATGGCCTCGCCATTTCTTATCATATCAGAAACAAACTCGCCATTCGCCTTGTTTAGCACCTCCCTGACCATGTCAACGTCAAGCCCGCAATATCCTCTCATCCCATATTGGAATGAAAGAACGTCACTCCATTCGAAGCGATCATGATCCCATACATCATAAGCGCTCAATAATTTTACCACATTAGGAGTTTTGATGTCATCGAAAAGATATTCCCACGTAAGCTCACAAGCCGCCGTTCCGATACGTCTCTTGCCCTTTACCTCGTAATCCCTCATATCGTCTATGGCAGTCTTATGATGGTCTATCCATACGACATCTATACCTTTCTCTTTCCACTCATCGAAAAGGAATCTTGTTCTGTTTCCAAATGACACGTCAACTACAAACACCTTATCATATTTATTCACGTCAGGTATTTCCTTGCCGTAATTGTAAGTAAGAAGATCAATGTCCCCTTTGAAATACTTTTTTACTATAGCCGCTGACATTACTCCGTCAAGATCAGCCTCATGATATATACATCCTGTCATAATCTGTTGTTTTTGATTAAAAAATCTATGTATTCTTTTATCTCCCTATTTCGATCATTACTCCAGTCAAAGGTCTCGTTTATGAATTTGAAGTACGATACCGGAATTGAATGCAACATCCATCCACAATACTTGCCGAATGTCATTAACGTAGAGCCAAGGGGATGATCCGGCCTCCCGGGTACAGGGGAGGCGGTCACGCCCTGCGCCAGCCCCCTCCTTCGGTCTTTCTTGGCGGCTTTGATATCCAGATCTGTTTTCGTTACCTTATCCCCCATCGGGATATTGGTAATTAGTTTATCGCCGATAAACATCCCCCATCCATATCCTTTGTAGTTCTCTATACTAAGTTTCCTTATATCACCGAACCTTGACGAGTTGTTACAACAATCAACGACCAATGCGCTATCCTTACCGTCCTTTATCCTAACCGCCCTGCCAAGCCACTGATAAAACGAAGAGAACGAAAATGTCGGTCTTCCTACTATCACGCAGTCCAGACCCGGATGATCGAATCCCGTACCGAGGGCGGAATAGTTGAACACTACCTTCGTCTTACCCGACTTGAACCTCTCAACTATAGCCTCCCGCTGCTTCTTTGGCGTGCCTCCGTGAACCACCTCCGCCATGCCGGCACATATCTTGGCGTTCATCCATTCGGCGGCAGTATTGCAGCTCTCAACAGAATCCATAAACACCAGTATAGATCTACATACGTCTTTTAATACCATCAATCGACGCAAAATAAGGTTGTTTAAGCCATTTTTTCTCACCGCCTCACTAATAGACTCAGCCGTATATTCGGAGCCGTTAGAATTGAGTTTAAGGGCATCTCCATTGAAATCCCATGTCTCATACTTAAGAGGCGTCCAAAATCCTTGCCTTATCATCTCCTCTACCTGTATCACGTGAATCAGATTCTTGAAATACACCGGTCTCATACGAGTGATGAAATTAAGTTGGGAATATGATGTCTGTCCTATCGACATGTTTTTAAGTCTACATGGCGTGGCTGTAAACCCTATCACCTTTCTCGGCTTCAGCTCATTCATGAATGTCATGAACTCACTGCCATCCTCAGGACTGTATCCGGCATGAGCCTCATCTATCAATACGTTTCTGATTCCCATCTCCTTAAGCTGACCAACAACTTTCTTGATAGATCCTAACGTGGCATATATCATGTTAGATAGCTCTTTCTTGCCACAGGAAGCGGAGTAGATGGTAGCCGGTATGCCATACGACGTTATCTTGTCGTGGTTCTGTTGCAGCAATTCTTTTGATGGTTGTAAAATCAGCGTCTTATCTCCCATCAATCTAGCCGCTTCTGCTATCAGAAGTGACTTACCGCAACCTACAGGACCTATGATCAATACCGGATCATGTCTATCAGAGTTTATGTAATCGGAGATACTTTTAACACACTCCTCTTGATATGGCCTTAATTTATATGTCATCTCTGTAGTTATCAAAAACGTCTTTCACGTACTCTAGTCTTATCGCACATTCCCGGCCATCGTCCATTTTTACCATCAAAGTCTCTTTGGTCTTGCTTATGGCTATCACCTCTCCTATCCCTATCTGGGTATGAACTATATCACCTATCTTTACATCAAATTTACTCATGGTCCAGCCTTTTATTAAATTCCTCTATCTTGCTCCTGTCTGTCTCTTTGGTCATCTTAGCCTCTTCCTTGAATATGTCATACCCTTCTCGGATATTGTCTCCAACCATATTCTCTATCATCTCCCTTAACTCATCGCTTCTTACGGCGAAAGATATCTGAAACGATTTACTTGTACCTTTCATTAGGTAATCAATCTCCTTCTTGCATTCCGTCATCAACCGATCCAGATTATCGAATTTAACGAACTTAGAGTTGCCATTGGCTTTCCTTACCCCATCCTTGAAATCCTCCAATATCCCGTTAAACACATCTGCCATACACATCATGGAATGTAGCCATACCAACATATTGAATTTATATTCATTATCAGCGTTGTTCATCAAACTCACCAAAGACTCGCTTTTTGTCAACATGATCTTCGATTCCCGGTCTACGATATCCTTTATCTCCTGCCGGCATTTCATGGCACCAACGAAATCCATTTTAGAATAACATTCATTTGATTTCTCTACCAATTTCCTGATATCCTTTCTAGACATCAGAAGATCCAATATCTGTTTTTCTCTTTCGCTTTTATCCACGTTACTAAAATTATTTATTTTATTTATTAAATTCACATTCATATCACAAGATGTTTACTCTAACAGGGTTAAACGCTAACCCACTATCGATTATCCCACTGACGTAAGAATCACCGAATACTTTCCTGCCAATCCCAATAGCTCCGTTGATATCAGCATTTAGCAGCTTTCCAATAGAGCTTTGAAACAATCCTCGTTTCTTTCTTTTGCCTAAATAAACATCATGCTTGCATAGTTTCTCAAAAGCCAAATGGTCTACTTTGGAGGTATAGGACTCCTCATGAGCTTGAAGGATGATTCCAACTAATTTACATTTGTAAGAAATCTTGTCAATGAGTTTAGAGAACGGTATCTCAACGAATTTCTGGTTTATTCTCTTTCCTAGATTTATCCCATTCTTCCATCCCTTGTTTACCCCTACTACAAGACTACCAATATTATTGTCAATACAATAATTGACGATAAACCTGCTGATCTTATGGATATGATCATCTATCCAAAAATTCCTGCAATTGTTTAACTGTCTTAATCTCCTTGAAGTTCCCTTATCGCCAATATATGACATCAATCTAGCTCTCTTCTTATTATACCACTGATTGAAGGACTTGATAATCTTGCCGTTTACAATGAAAGGCCTGACACCTACATTGCTTATACATGTACATAAATTATTCAATCCCAAATCAATCGAAAGAACATTATTCTTATCAAGATTCAGATCATGTTCTTCCTTTTCATAAATTACCTCAACCACATAGCATGTAGCTTGTGGAATTATCCTAACCTGACATAATTTGTTATCTCCTATGTTTGTTTTAATTGATGGAATTATGTTTTTGATGAAATGGATGTAACCATCTTCTTTCAATCTGCAAGCAGAAGTCGTAAAGACTACCATATTCTGCTTCTTGCCTCGTTTGTACTTCGGCAATTTTGGTCTTGATAAAAATTTAGAAGGATTCTTCTCATATTCCTTCTTTGATTTCATCCAAGACTTTGTTACCGAAAACACTTGAGCTACGACTTGTTGGGACACTACTGATGGTAGATTCCTAAAATCAACCTGATTCTCCTTACATAATTTAGTAGAAAACTCATATTCATTTATGTAATCTCCGGAAAATATACCTTGTCTGACATTGAAAAGAACATAATTATACAACAACCCGGATTTGAGGCATATATCCTCAAACCGGTTGTCTTTTACGATATGTCTCTCAACTAATCTCATTTTTAATATCTTATGCCATAAATATAAACATAGTTTATGATACAAATAATTTATTCTATCATAACCAGTTATTTATTGACACAAATATAATTAAAGCCTAGATATTTACCTAGGCTTTTTAATAAAGTTAATCTTTTTTATTCTTTCTTTTTGACTCGTCCCAATCCGATGAGTACCTGCATGTCCCTTGTTTGTGGATCGAGAAATCGCACCAAAAACACAAGGGCTTGGGGCGGGGTTCAAGGCAGGCCGGCTGACGTCCCATGAGGTAGCGCTTCTCGTACTTATACCCCTGTTTGGCGTCGTCCCAAACGTGAGCTTGATAGCTATCTATTTTATTTGTCTCGAAATCATACATGTCAAGGAGAATATCGTTAAGTTCCTTGACCGATCTCTCTACTTTCTCCTTATCTACCTTCACGTTCTGATTGTCCAGCATGCGGGTAAAGAAATAGCTGCACATATCCGGCAATACCTTATATTTTCTGAGTATGTAAAAGGCGTATATCGGATGTTGGAGATTATGAAGCAGCTTATCTTCATCGAATAACTTTCTCCCGGACTTCCAGTCTATCGTATACATGGCTATCCTGTCCTTTGTCTTATACTCTCCACGCCAGTCCACCGATCCTATGATATGTACCTTATCGTACGTCACGCCATCCAAGGTAAGGGGCTTGGGTAGCTTATAGGGCAGGACGAAGCTCTCCTCCACGCCGGCCGGTCTCGACCCCCGGATCACCTTCTCCATTGGCGTAAGATCAGACCATGCCTTCTTATAATTGCCAGCAGCATCCTTCTCAAACAACCCCACAATCCATCTTATTAGCCTAGCCGCATGTTGCATAGACTCGATCTGGGATTTTACGCTATCAAAAGGAATCTTCTCTATATCCGCATAGTAATTGAAAGCCTTACTCATATCCTCATAAGAAGGTCTACATCCGTTCTTGAAGAAATACTCCATTGTCTGGTGGATAACCGTACCATATGACGTAGCCTCGTGCTTCTCCGTGGATCTGTGACCCTCCACGTAAGTCTTATACCACTTATACGGACACTGAACAAACGTGTCTATCTGTGAGTAGGATGCGGCAAGCACCTTCTCACCGCCTATCGTCTTGCATAGCAAGTTATTCTCCGGAACGATCATAAAGCCTCTCCGTATTTATGTCACGCCCATATAAATCCATCGAAATATTCTGTAGGTTATGCAAATACCTTATCTGGATAAGCTCGCTCAGGTTATCCTCCATATCCCTAAGTCCGAGATAATACTCGTCGCCAAAAACCTCCATGGTCATCCCGTGTCCACGATATACGTCCCTATTCTTGTCACTCTTGAAACCGATAGCGTCAAGAAGGTTATCGTCTATCTCAATAGGCATGACATCATCTTCCCCTGAATACCATTTCATTATCCCATCATCAACCTCACGTTCAAGGATTAATGATCCACTTTCATTACGCATACCGGTAACGCACCCTACTCTCCATATATCACCAGCTTTGTCTTTTACAAGATTGCCCGGTCTTAACTCCTTAACTGAAATCATATTCTTCCTCCTCATGATCGTCATCACAATCATCGACAAGAGGGGTCTCTAACCCCTCTTCCCAATCATCATATCCGAAATCCATTACTTACCCTTAACCCAATCATACAACATATCCACAAAAATCCCTACAGTTAGTTCATCGACAGATTTATCGCCAAAGACATCATCCGGAATCCTTATATCCATCTTCTCTTCAATCCCCATCACCACCTCTACGAAATCCAAGGGATCCATACCCATGTCAGTTTCCAGATCATCCTCGTTATTGATCTCGGCGGCATGATTAAGACCCGTAAACTCACCCATTTTCTCGAATATCGTTTCCTTGACTACTTTTTCAACTTCTTTTCTTTCCATACTAAATCGACATTTTTAATCTTCTACCTAATTCTTTTTTTATATCCGATATCCTTTCGATGTCCATCTTAACATCGCCTGTGATAGCGTATTCCTTATCCATTTTCTTGGGAGGATCCGGGAGCCGGCTTATGGCGAACAACCATGCCAGTTCCTTGTTCTTGTTCTCCCTAAGATACAAGTCAGACGTCATGCCATACATTTTTATGATCGTATCGAATAACGTTGATTCCGATAAACTCATATGCACACTATATACATTTGATGGTTTCCATATCAAGTTATCCAATCTCATCGTATACTCACGTTTAAGATCTATGTGGGATATTACGGCTCTTACTATAGGTCCCTCCTTGAAGTTGGTATTAGCTACGAACCATACGAGCCGTTTCTCTACCTCCTTGATAGCTCCTGTATCCTTACCCATATCGTTATACACACCAACGATACGGTCCCGGATCCCCTCGACCTCCGGTGTCAGGCCGGGTGTCTCTATCAGCATCAGCAGCGACCCTCCCCTTGGCGTTATCTTCCACTTCCCATTCTTCTGAAGCTCGATATAACCAGATGCTTTATAACTATCTATTTTCTCCTTTGGAATGACGCTAGCCATCTCCTCTTTCTGCCGGATCATCAAGAGATACCCGACATCAGACATCGTTAATCCTGATGTCATCATCTGTTCAAAATTTATATACATAGGTTATTATATACTATTTTACACCAGATATGTTGTAAAACATACGTATGTTATTTAATTTCATATTCTTCTTTTCTAATTTTGTTTCACTCAATCGAATCATATAGTCCCTTGTTTCGGACAAGACGATTGAGCAAAAGAGGTCTTTGATATAAGGTTTTACCCTAAAACATTCGTTGGGTAAGTAAAATCAAAAACGTTTAGTTCAGTAAAAGAATCCGGCGATCTCACTCTTGAGCAACCGGTAGAGGGTATTGGTGATACCCAGTATAATGTTTCGTACAAATGTATATCATTTCTCATTTTTTTTTGTGTAAAATGGTATATAATCACCTATACATAAGCTAATGAGTTAAAATATTGACCTTATCTTTCTGGCTACCCTCTCGACTATATCGGGATGATCATTTCCGTTATATATATCTATTAGCGTCTCTATTATATGTAACCTTATGTTTTTCTTTGATGAATGAAACCAAAAATCTCCATTTTTTCTGTTTACAGGTTTGAACATCTTCAGTTCTGGTATAAGATAACACGCCACACATGATCTTTCAGCAAGTGATAATTCAATCGCTGTTCTTTCTATTGCTATGCATATAAATGCATAATTATCATTCTTTATTAAATTGTAAGCCTTTGTCAACACCCTAAGGGCGTCTGCTTTCGATAATCTCTTTCCCTTTTTCATATTGTTTTACCGTATAAGATTCATTAGCCATACCAACTCTACCAACTGATATAGATTGATTTATAGATTGGTTAAGATGCCCTACAACCGACATCTTAGCCCTAACCGTATTGGCGCATCTTAGAAGGATTCGATAATCCTCTAACGCCCTCTCGTATCTTACGTCCACCCTAGCCCTTTTATCGGCATCAGTCATGCTCTTACATGTTCCGTCCTCCCTCAGGCTTATAGCGATCTTGTCCCGTATGATTCTGATATCATCCTCGGCTATCACCAGTTCGGCGTCAAGAACCCCCTTGTATGAGCTAAGAAGATCCTCCACCGCCACAACTTCCCTTTTTAGGTTCTCCAATTCCAATACCATTGAGTTATCGTTCATTCTTTTATACTCCTGTACTTTATTGGATACCTCATCACAGATGCTCATGATCTCCTTCTCCCTGTCCCGGTTTATGATATACCTGATACTGTATTCGGCCATTTCCTTTAATGAGGATATGATCTCTCGTATGCCCATCTTGTTTTCGGTGGAGAAATTGGCTTTTAATAACATCTCCATCCCTTTTATGATGACAAGCAAAAAATTTTTTCTCAATCTCATGCTTAATAAGGTGTTTCGTCATGTACTACATTGAAATCATCACTGGGCGGTATATATTGTTGCTCCAATGGAACACCGGGAGGTGGGGGCGGAAGCGTCACTACGGTCGTGTCCGGCTTGCCGCTACCCACGGGGGCATCCGAGCCTCCCGGTCTTTCTTGGCGCACCACCCCTCCATCAGGATAATATCGCTCATATCCTTTCATGATATCTACATGTATCGCATCAATCTCCTCTAATGACCGTTGACGGACCTTTACGATATGATGGAACAATAATCCATCCACACGGAAGGATCGTCTTGACTCGCTCTTGAAACGTTCCAGATTAGGATACCATCCTTGCGGAAATTGCATGTATGAGGAGTACCCGTATCTCCTTGGGATATTCAACACTACCATAGCCGTACACAGCTGCCCCAATGAGTCAGACTGATAGAAATCAGACTGCCTTGGCATATGATCCTTCGGATCACGTCTGCCCTCTATCTCTCGATTAAGTTGCGATACGATAAGGAAGAAGATGTTTGGGAACGTTCTTTTGGCTATATTACACATATTCATCAAACTATCTATATTCCTCTTGGCATCACCCGAACCTTGTATAAGAGCTGTATGGTCTATGGATACAAATACAATTTTCTTATCCTTATTCGCCGGCATATATACATTCCATAGAAAATCTTTAAGC